GTTAGATACCTCGGATTTGTTAGATATGGTTGCGTGACCCCCAACCACTTACACATAATACTACGGCACAGGGGTGGGAGTCAACCCCCTGTGCCACTTTTTCATGCGTCCATACGACGCTGTGCCTCTGCTCTCATCTTCTCTACCTTAGTAAGAAGATCATCGAACATCTCCAGTAGATTTTCTCCTGGTTCTGCACCTAATAATAGAGCTCCATCTCTCATAGATTTCAGCATTTCTTTTGCTTCTTCATCATCAGATAGAGTCAGTCTGGTATAGAAAATCTTTTGCTTCTCAATAAGAGTCATCAAGACATCAAAGTATTCATATTGTTTCTCTGGTGACAGTGCAGGAAATGTCATCATTGCTCGCATACAATACTGCTGCAACTCTGCCATCTCTTGGATGTCACCACGGACCATTTCGTTTTTAAAGAAGTCGCTCATACCAGCATTAACTTAGCTCTACTTGTTTTCTTCATGAAGTTTAATTTCTGTGCATCATACTTAAGTTTTTCCTTAAGTGGTTTGCTTACCAGTTTCGACACTGATTCAATTTCAATTTCATTAATCTCACAGTAATGTATTACAGCATCAATGTAATTCATATCAGAATTATTTAATACCAGTTTCTCCACATCCTGCGAGAACCTCGCAGCGGTCATAAATTTATCCTCCAGATTTTCTTTCATGTTTTTCTCTGTATTCCTGAATGTATTCCTGCAAGCGTAGAAAGTATTCTTTCTTGGGTTCTACAATGGAAACTTGAACGTCGCTATTCTCACAGGCAACAATAGTTACTAATTGTTCTACTGTAATGCCATACAATTCTTGAAGACAGCAAGCGTAAGCTGTCTCTTGAACATAATAATCATACAACCAAGCTTCTTTTTTCTGTTCAGAAGACGTTTTAAAATCGATGATAGAAAGTTTACCATCATATTCTGCGATGCAGTCAACTCGACCAGCAACCTTTAAGTAGTCAGAATATAACGCTGCTTCTTGTAGATATACTTTATTTATCTTATCTAAAATATGCTTGCTTGAATTAAACATGATCCAAGGAAGAGGCATGTCTTTATACTTAGTGGTATCTAACTCATTATTGATATAGTCTTCTACCAATTTATGATATCGAGTACCTCTTCCTGCTGCACGAGTGGAAGTTGCTTGTGCTTTTTCTTTACCAACTCTGGAACGCCACTTAGCAAGACTTGCTTGCTTCTTTGAATTATTACTGATCACGGTGGTGATAGATGGATACTTCCCACCGCTCGGGGTGAGATAATATCTCTTCCCATCAATCATTTCTGCTGTCATTTCGATGGGTTCTAACCCAACATGATCAAATAATTTCATTATAATCCCAGATTTAATTTAGCAATTAGATAGTTTTTGACCAATCCAGAACGAACAATGTCTTCAATTCCATATTCAATCATGGCAAAGTCATCAGTCATTTTTGCAATGATCTTTTGGAAGTCCAGAATACCTGTCTTCTCATTGACCTTCTGCAGGTCAGACTGGTTGGAGTCACCACAGAACATGATCTTTGTATCTTGACCACAGCGAGTCATGATAGAATCAAGTTCGTGGAAGTTTAGGTTCTGACATTCATCAATGATGACAATAGAGTTGTCCAGTGTGGTGCCACGAAGGAAGGATGTAGACCAAAAGGATACAGTTTCCTGTGCTTTTAAGTTCTCATACAACATCTCAAATGCTGCATCATCAGGCATCTCAAACATGGACTGAACCATATTCTTGTATGGTATCTGATAGAGAGATGCTTTGTCTTCATGGGTGCCAGGGAGAAATCCGATCTCTCTCGTGGCAACCAATGAACGAACGATGTACACTTTTTCATATGGTGTGTATTCATCCAGCACATCTCTTAGTGCCAGGTATAGAGCTACAAAAGTCTTACCTGTTCCAGCACAACCAGATGCATAAATGTTTTTGCCTTCACCATATTGTTCGAACATCAATCGCTGATTATCTGTCAGCGGTTCGATGTTCAGAAGGTAGTCAGAATTAATTGGTTTCTTTCTACGCATCTGTTTGGCACTCATGCCATTGATGTCAGGTTGATTACGCTTTCTTGCTCTTGGCATAAATGTTTACCACTCTACTTGTGAACCAGGCATGTTTGCCATTTTTTTCATATGCTCACCCCAACCAGGATGAGTCTTGTTCATTTTATTTCTCCAGTCACCGACTTCACCAAAACCAGGAGAGTTTTGTGGAGTAAAGTATCGCTCCCACTCTGGGTTATCAATTTTCCATTGATCCCAGTCATGAATGCTCATCTTGACTTCCTTAGTTTCTCCAGTTTCTTTATGTCTTACAGGGTATGTAGCCATTAACTCCACTCCAATGCTTCAGCACAAATAGGAAATTGTTCCACAAAGATTTGCTTACAAGCGTTAGCAATATCCATGTGTTCTTTTTGAGTACCGTGTCCAGCTCTCAGATTTATATAGTGCAACCAAGAACGCGCAGAGCCAGTCATGTAAATACGAGTAGGAGTAGCAAGAGGAAGAACAAAACGGGCGCACTCTTTAGCAATCCCTTGACGAAGTAACTCGTTATAGAGATCAAGACTCTCAGTAAAATGTCTTGCAATTTGCCCCTGTAAAATAGACTTCGTTTCGGGGCTGATATCATCCACTGAGTTCTGTCTATTCTTGAGATCTTGAGATCGAAGATCTGGGACAGGTATCTCATTACTAAGGAGATTTGTGTCTGCATATCGTTGTGAAAACTCTTGGAACGTGAAACTGCGATGTCTTAGGATCTGTGCAGCAATTCCACGGGTAGTATTTATCTCAAGAGTCATGTGTGCTTGTTCAAACACAGACCAATGACCATGTTTGATACAGTATTTGAGTAGACCTGCAACGTTTGGATTCTCTTGGTTAGCAGGGTTGCTTACACGAGCAACATAACCCATAGTTGCTTCTGCATCAGGCGTAACAGTGATCAGTTTAACTTCCATTAAATGTCCTCGTTTTGTTTGAATTGTTTACGACACTTCTTCACCGCTTTCAGTTCATCCTTGATGCGCTGATATGCTTCCTCTGGCGGCAGCTTCTTTGCCATCTCCATAGCAATGATGACATCAACTCTGGTTCCAAAGTGTTTGAGTGCTTCTTCGAAGCAGTTTAGTTCTTCATACATAGTTTTTGTACCAAGTAAGAACATTATACCACAAAAGTGTCAGTCTGGATACCCATCATCATCGCTATCGCTATAATCAAATCCAAACTTCTGACCACCTTGCTGCAGTTGAATCTTGTATGCTTCGGTATCTGAGTATACTTCAGACTTCAATGCATCCACAAGCAGTTCCAAATTTTTTACGATCAATTTCAGTTTGTCTCTTTCCATGGTGCCTCCTTGAAATACGGGTATACTTTGTTCCAGTCTAACACATAAAACATACTTTTAGTTATACCAACAGATCTCATTTTCTGCATACGATGCTTACCATCAAGCATTCTATATGGATTGTCAAAAGGATTGGGTCCATCAGTAATGATGCCAGGGTATTTTATGTCACAAGATCTATATCTTTCTCCATTACAACATGCACAATTATCTAAGTTCCACATTGGATAGTGGTGCTTACCCTTCCAAGCAATGTGTCTATGATCAACCATCATTAAAACATCTTCTGTAAGCAAATGTGTAATGTGTTGTATGGGAAGAATCATATTGTTGTTATCATTTATTCTCCAGTCTCCATAGAGGGGAGTTGCATCAGCAGGATGCCAATGATATGAGTTAGGTGTTTCCATATAAAAAAAGGAAGGGATCAACCCTTCCTGTTAAAGATTGGTTCTACAGATAACATATCCTCGAACCATTGTCGCAAATGTATTCGATAACAAGACCAATACTTGCATCCTCTATATGTTAGTTGATAACAAGCAGGTGGTCTGTTATCAGCATCCATATCATCACTGTGATATGTGTAATGTTCCATTACTTCACCTTTGCTGGGCAGTGACCTGCTGTACAAAGTTGTGCTGCTTTTAGTTTTTCGTCCTTAACTTGCTTTGCCTTGATGACAGCAAGCCAATTGGTTTGATGAACTTGTGGTTGCGTCATTTTGCAACCTCCACTTTTTCCTCATGCTTGCAACCACGATAGGTTTCAAGGACAGTGTGGGTTTCAACTTCCTTCTTGGCATGGGGATCATAAGCGATACCACGATAAGAAGTATCGTTGCTGTAAAGGTTAAGAAGATTCATCGGTTTACTCCTAAAGAAATGAGAATGTTAATTCCCGTTCCTTCAGTCGTGTGCGTCCTATGCCTTTGGCAAAAAACATACTGGATCAGTATGTTCCATCCAATGAATGAGAATATCAGCCTTCTCAAAGGGAGTGAAAAGAGTTGTCTCTTCCAATCCTTGCTTCAACCACTGATAATCTTCACAGCGAAGATAATTCTCCACTGGGACATGACTAAAAAAGATGAGTGCTAATGAAAGCATAGGATGAACGCTCCGTTCCGCGACTTACTTGCGTCCCACCCGAGAGCGGGATGAACGTATGGTTATTATACCATACTCTATATAGGATTGTCAATCTGTAACATTTGATACATTTTATTATCTTTTAATATATTCCATGTCATGATTTGTAGATTCTAATTGAACACGAATAATATCACATGCCAACTTAGAATCTTTAATCCCACAAGTGTATACATCTACTGCTGCTTTACTTTCTTCTGGCCAAGTATGAATACTAATATGACTTTCAGCAAGCAAAGCAATGCCAGTTACACCCTGAGGATAAAATTTATGTGTTACTACTTGAAGGACTGTCATCTCGGCGCAGTATGCTGAGTCATGCAATAAGTTTTTAATAAATTTTTCGTCGTCTAATTTTTCAGGATTACATCCGAACAAATTCAATAAGTAATGATCACCCATTATGTTACCCAAAATTTATCTTTACCACGTCTATTACAAGACATAATCTTAAGATCATATCCACGAGAAATCAGAAATTTGCCATGAACTAAAGCATCTGCCACACTTCCATACATAAAAACTTCTGAATATTTTTCAGTAGAAACTGGCACACCATTAGAATTAATTCTTCTCAGAACTTTTTTCTTACATGCTGGTCCATCAGACATCTTCCAGAAGAGAAGACAATAATTGTGATCTCTTGAAGGTTGGATTCTTAGAACTTCTCTCTGTTCTTGTGGCGTCATTTCCATGGTTATTTTTTCTTTTTATCTCTGGTTGTGTTTCCGTATAATTTAGGATTGATTCGACCTTCGGTTTGTGTCATACTAATCAAATCATGACGATAATTATCCCAATAATAATCAAAGATCTCAGATTTTTTGTTGCCCCACGCAATATCAAACTTAGTCATACCATCTTGTAAGTATTCAATCAAGTATGCAGTGTATGGAAGAGTACGATCTTGTGCCAGGGACGGATCACAATCTTTTGCAATAAACTTCAAGCGCGACCACCCCACTTAATCTGTGGGAATGCCTCTTCCACGCAAGCACGAGTGATCTTATATTTCTTCTGCAGCGCCTTGTCCTTAATCAAGATCAGAAGATTTGCTTCTTCTTCACACAGACCTTCAAGCATCTGAATAAAAAGATTTTCACGCTGAGTCTGCTTAAGTGAAGTAGATCCACCCTTGAAGAATAGATACAAGCGGCGATACTCTTTCTCAAGAACAGTATGATCTGTTCCCTTAGGAGCATCATTAGGAGTGTAAGGAACATCTCCTTCGGGGAGCATCGAGATGATGCTCTCATCGTAGTTCGCAATCAACAGAGAGCGTAGAGCATTGGTGTTATGCTCCTTAAGAAGTTTTACTTTCTCTGCTTTAGTTTTTGCATTGCTCACTTTTTGGAGCACTTCAGAAATTAACAGTTTCATTTTTTAAAAGGGGTGGAACGACGAAAGAAATAATCTTGCATCAAATCATTCAATTGATGCTCTTGAAAATATTCAAGTGGAACTTGTTTCCCATCTGTATTTAGTGAGTTATATTCTGCCAAGATTTTATCTTCGATCTCGGTAGGAATACAATCAAAGTCAATCAGTCTCTGGTTTCTATGATAGTTTTCCAGTTGCTCTTTGGTAGAGCAGAACTGACTTGGTGTCTGGTCTACCCACTTAGATAGATTCTTTTGACTGATAGGACGCTGACGCTCGCCTTTCACAAAGCAATCATCTGGTGACAGGAAGTTTGGAATACCATCCGACTTGTCTCCCTTGATGATATGTTCTTTGATAAAGGCATGGGGATTATCATACCCCATACTCTTCTTAGTAATAGGATTGTATTGGTAGACTCCAGGATACTTGTGCAGTTGGATGAAGTCTTTGTCTCCTGATAGAATTAGTATTAGTTCTTTCGGACCTTTGTTTTTACACAGGGTAGAGATAACATCGTCTGCCTCTGCGCCAAGAACTTCTACTACTTTGTATGGAAAGTATTCTTTGATCTCATCTCGAATCTTATTCAAGACTTCAAAGATAGAAGACCAGTCATGACCAGATTTCTCTCGATCTTTCTTTCTATTTTGTTTGTAGTATGGGAAGACTTGTTTTCTCCAATATTGTTTGGAGTCATAGGCGAGAACCATCTCGCCATACTTCTCCCCATACTGTTTCTCATAAGAGCGTAACGAATTGAGAACCATGTGTCGAACAAGTTTCTCATTTAATCGATCGCCTTTCAACTGTGCCATCAGATTACTAATCATAATCTGATTCATGTCAATAATAATCATCCTCCTCCTCTTCCTCTTCGTTTACAAATTTTACTGATAGAAGCTCTTCGTTGATCCACATTCCATCTTCATCATACATTTCTGGATGAGAGATCTCATTTTTCTTCTGAATTAAATTATAAACTACGTCATTGATATGCCAACCAGCAATGATACCGACAATCAATGATAAGAAAACAAAAACTCCAGAGAAGAAAAGAATTACTGATGTTTGCATCGGGGGGACTGCTCCTTATTTGTTTGGAACCTCCCAAGTAAACTCAAACTTAAGTTGAAATTTACGCTTCAGGAGGTTGAATGTGTGTTCTAAGATAGCACCTCTTCTTTCAGGTGCAGGTTTCTCTCTCCTGAGCATGAGCTCTACGCCTTTATTTATTTTGATTTCCTCATCATTATTATTCATTTTCTTGATGATACTAATCCTTTTTGGACAAATAGTTTTGCGGTCTCTACCAAACCTCCGACTGCTTCACCATCAATTATAACATACGGATAGGTTTTTGCATCAGGATAAGCAGAATAAAATTCCTCTCTCATCTGTTCTGTGATGACGTTGACCTCTTCATACTCAAACCCAGCACGTCGCATGAGTTCTTTTACTTGAGTGCAATAGGTGCATCCTGGTTTGGTATAAATCTTAATCTCCATGAAAAAAGGGGTCGTTTGACCCCCTCATTATATCACAGAGCGTTGCCTCTTGGCAACACTTCTTCAGGAAATACAAAGTTTTCATGTGGTTGATCCACTGGTGCCATCCAGGCACGTAGACCTTCATTCAATAGGATATTCTTGGTATAGAACGTCTCGAACTCAGGATCCTCTGCTGCTCTCACCTCCTGACTTACAAAGTCATAAGCACGAAGGTTAAGAGCAAGACCAATAATGCCAATGGAAGAGGTCCAAAGACCCATAACAGGAACAAAGAGCATGAAGAAATGAAGCCAACGCTTATTGCTAAACGCAATTCCGAAGATCTGTGACCAGAATCTGTTCGCAGTGACCATCGAATAGGTTTCTTCTTCTTGCGTCGTATCGAATGCTTTGAATGTGTTTGCTTGTTCGCCATCTTCATAAAGAGTATTTTCTACAGTAACACCATGGATTGCTGACAGCAGAGCACCACCAAGGATACCTGCTACACCCATCATGTGGAATGGATTCAACGTCCAGTTGTGGAATCCTTGGAGGAACAACAGGAATCTAAAGATTGCTGCGACTCCAAAGGAGGGAGCGAAGAACCATGAGGACTGTCCAAGAGGGTAGATGAGGAATACACTAACAAAGACAGCGATAGGACCAGAAAAAGCAATGGCATTGTATGGACGGATACCTACGAGACGACTGATTTCAAACTGTCGCAGCATGAAACCTATGAGAGCAAAGGCTCCGTGGAGCGCCACAAAATTCCAGAGTCCCCCAAGTTGGAACCAGCGGATGATATCTCCTTGAGACTCAGGACCCCAAAGTAGAAGAAGAGAATGACCCATAGCGTCAGCAGGAGTTGACACTGCTGCCGTGAGAAAATTAGCACCCTCAAGGTAAGAAGACGCCAACCCGTGGGTATACCAGCTCGTAACAAACGTTGTGCCAGTAAGCCAGCCACCAATTGCCATATAAGCAGTGGGAAAAAGAAGTAATCCAGACCAGCCCACAAAGACAAAGCGGTCGCGTTTAAGCCAGTCATCCAGGACATCGAACCATCCTCTCTTAGTAATAGGGGGTGAAAGTGTTGAAGCAGTCATTAATTATACTCCATATTTGTCGAAAGTTTTTCTAATGTTCTGTGTGATTTGCATACCACCCGTGAAACTTTCTACCATCTCACCAGCATCATCTGTGACAATAAGAACTGGTGTAGCAGTGACCCCATATTGTTTTGCCAATGCAAGGTTCTCTTCTGGAATAGGAACATCACTGAAGTCCTCCAGGTCAACCTTTTCAATCAGGGATGTGCGTTCATCCTTGATAGAACGAAAGTATTTGTCTACCAGGGCACATGGACCACAGGATTTTTTAGAGAATAATAGAAATTTCATCGGTATGCATTCGTAAAGTTTTGTAAACTTTCCTTATTTAGGATATCATCCTTGAAGGAATTTGTCAAGGGGAGCATGTTTGGCAATTCTAAGTTCTGCAGTTTCGCAGTAAGACTTACTCATATCAATGCCAATATACTTTCTTCCAAGTTTATGTGCAACATAAGTGGTAGTACCTGCTCCATTAAAAGGATCAAGAACTACATCACCCTTGTAAGAAAATAATTTCAAGCAACGTTCCACAAGTTCTTCTGGAAACATTGCTGGGTGTCCATAGTCTTTCATCTTAGTCTCTGGTGCCATAGACCAGTGACCATTGACATACTTGATAAACTCATCTTTAGTAATGTCAATGTCTTCTTTGTTCCCAGGATGCTTGAGAGTATCTTTACTAAAGACTTCAATAAACTCAAACGGATAAGACAAGTATGGACATGATGGTGACTTCCAACTACCCCATGCTGTGAGCTTTCTAAGATTATTCTTCAACCAAATAATCTCTCCTCTCCAGATCATACCTTCACTGATCATTCTTTGAGTGATCTTGTGATGAGTAGGAAAGTATTGTTTGTAGTTGGGTTGGATGTTGATGATGAGTCTGCCACCAGACTTTAGCACACGCTTACACTCAACAAAGACTGCAAGAATTTGTTCAAGATATTCATCAGCATCACCATCATCATCGTGAGTATCATACTCCATGCCATAGTTGTATGGAGGTGAAGTCAAGACAATATCAACAGACTCATCGTCCATTTCTTTCAATGCAATGAGAGAATCTGAACAAATGATTTCATTCATACAATCTTAACTCCTTTAGATCCATTGGTATAGTAGATGATGCGATAAGGAATAGTTTCCTTGCCAGCATTGATAGTCTTCTTGTAAGTATTAGGTTTGATTGACACTGGTTCGTCACCAATGAAACCATCAATACCTTTTGCTTCTTCCTCTACGTTAGCAAGACGATAGGACTGACCACCAGCACACAATTTTAGCACGTCAAGTTGAATTTGCAAACCTGAGTGAGTCTTGTTGATGATAAGATCTTTAGTCCATGAACGAACATCTTCTTTAGTGAGTTCGTTCAGGTTCTCTTTCATAGCGAGAACACATTCCCAGATCTTATCTGCTGCAGCATCAATCTTGTCATCACCATCATAGAACTTCTCCCAGTGATCGACTTCATGACTATCACACTCGTCTCGAAACTGCTGAATCAGTTCACTCATCTGACCTACATGTTTAGGTCTGGTTGCTTGCGAAAAACTGTTGGCAAGGTTGATGACGGATCCAATATACTTCAGAAGTGCCATGCTTGGTTGTTAACTGAAGTTATTATAGCATAAAAAAGGACCCCAGTGGGGTCCTTGTGTCAGTTATTCAATTGGATATCAACCGATAGCAGGTGCTTGGAGTGCCACAGGAGTGGACTCAGCAGCAGCAAGGTCGAGAGGGAAGTTGTGAGCATTACGCTCGTGCATCACTTCCATGCCAAGACCAGCACGGTTGAGAACGTCTGCCCAGGTGTTCAGGACACGACCTTGACCATCAATGATGGACTGGTTGAAGTTAAAACCATTCAGGTTAAATGCCATAGTGCTAACACCAAGAGCAGTAAACCAGATGCCGACCACTGGCCAAGCAGCAAGGAAGAAGTGAAGAGAACGAGAATTGTTAAACGAAGCATACTGGAAGATCAGACGACCAAAGTATCCATGAGCAGCGACAATGTTGTAGGTCTCTTCTTCTTGACCGAACTTGTAACCATAGTTCTGTGACTCAGACTCAGTGGTTTCACGAACCAGCGAGGAAGTAACCAGAGAACCGTGCATTGCACTGAACAGAGAACCACCGAAGACACCAGCGACACCCAGCATGTGGAAGGGGTGCATCAGGATGTTGTGCTCTGCTTGGAAGACAAGCATATAGTTAAAGGTGCCACTGATACCCAGGGGCATACCATCACTAAAAGAACCTTGACCGAAAGGATAGACCAGGAAGACAGCGGTTGCAGCAGCAACAGGTGCGCTATAAGCAACACAGATCCAAGGACGCATACCGAGACGGTAAGACAATTCCCACTCACGACCCATGTAGCAGAAGACGCCAATGAGGAAGTGGAAGACTACGAGTTGGTAAGGACCACCGTTATACAGCCACTCATCGAGTGATGCTGCTTCCCAGATGGGATAGAAGTGAAGTCCAATTGCGTTGGAAGAAGGAACAACTGCACCAGAGATGATGTTGTTTCCATACATGAGCGACCCAGCAACGGGTTCGCGGATGCCGTCGATGTCCACAGGAGGAGCAGCGACGAAGGCAACGATGAAGCAGATGGTTGCTGCCAACAGAGTTGGAATCATCAGTGTGCCAAACCAACCCACATAGAGGCGGTTGTTAGTGCTGGTAATCCATTCGCAGAAGGATTCCCAGGCAGAAGTATTGCGTTGTTGTGAAAGAGTTGCAGTCATTGTTATGAACAGTTAGTAGGTCCATCAGGGAAATGGTGGAGATACTATTTCCTCGCCACCCTCAGGCGAGGATATGAGAGACGGATTGGTAGACCTGCCTAGTCTCGGTCAAGCGGCAGGTGTTGAACATGTTACGAATCCTTTAAGGTTCGTTACATTGCTTCATATATTTAGTGTAACATGGTTTGAGTCTTCTGTCAACCCTCAAAATTTAAGCATTTATACTTATTTTTGAGGCAGTGTTCCTCGAACACTCCGTTATTATAGCAGATCAAACAGGAAGGTGTGGATCCCTGTGACGGTTGCTGAGGTGTCCACTAAGATAAATATGCCGCCCCTATAAATAACCTTAGAAATAAAAGCAATCTCGGCAGAGTGTAATGGCAGATCGTTTTCCACTTATTGTTAATGCTACTTCAAGGAAAATTGAAGAACTTGTAGCAGGTGACAATTTAGATCTTACTGGCAATGGTGTTGTCATTAGCGGGGACACTGGTGATGGAAAATATTTAAAGAGTGATGGTGGATTCGTTGTCTGGGATAACCCTGGTGATGTATACCTAACAGCAACTCAAACACTAAAAAACAAAACATTTGAAACCTGTACTATTTCTGGTTCTCTCAATACCATAACAAATATTCCAAATAGTGGTCTTGTTAATTCTGGTATCACTATTAATGGTTCTACGGTAGCATTAGGAGCATCTATAACAACTCCAAATGATAACACAACTTACACAGTTAATGCTGTAGATGGACTGACTGATACCCAAAAAATTATTAGACTAACAGATAGTTCTACAAACACAGATGATGTTATCTTTTCTGTAGGAACACCCGCAAGTATTCCAGTAGGATCAAATGCTCTAAGTTTATTTTTAACTAGAAATGGTGATAATATCACATTATCTGGAACTGTAGTAGATAATAATACTGTTACTACCGTCCAAGCATTTACTGGAGGTACTGCTCAGTCTGGAGCAATCATTCTAAAAGGATCTGGCGGTGCTACCATCAGTCAAGATGTTCAAACAAAAACTATTACCATTGATACCAGAAACGACGACACCATTACTCAATTGAGAACTGGTCTTGCTGGCGTGTATGCTGATGGAGACTTTACCTTCCTACAGGGAGGAGCAACCACAGTATCTCAAGCACCAAATGGAACTACAGGTGATCCAGAAATTACCATCAGTTCTTCAGATACTGTAACCAGAGTAAGAGGTGGATCTACTTCATCATTCCTACCATCAACAACAGGAACTTCTAACACCGACGTAACATTTATCGGTGGTACACATAGAGATAGTTCTGTCTCTGTTGTTCAGAATGGAAACAACATTGAGATCGATGCTTTCAATACAGATACTGTAACTAGAATTGGATCTGTAGCTTCTAATGGTACGTTTGCTGTAGCAGCTGGCGACTTTAGATTTACAAGTTCAGGAGATGTTGACCTCACACAAACGACTAATTCTGGCGTCACTGAAATTGATATTAGTTTCACTAACACTGATACTGGTGCTGGTCTTGGTGCCAACAATGGTTTGATTTTAAGCGGTTCTAATTTCGGTCTCAAAAATGCTGGGTCATTAACTGACTCGAAACTTGTTAAGTGGGACTCCGCTAATACTCAATTAGTTAACAGTTTAATTGAAGATAACGGAACAACTGTTACTATTGGTGGCAACTTAAACGTCACAGGAACTACTACCACATTAGAAAGCACAGTTCTACAAGTCAAAGATCCTATCATCGAACTAAGAAAGGGAGCAGGTTTGGTAGGTGCTGATGGTGGTATTCAAATCAATAGAACTTCCAATTCCGAAAGTGTAGTACAAACATGGATTCAACTTCAGTGGTATGAAACTGGTGGATACTTTAGAACATTAGATAATAGTGGCGTTGCTAAGAGACTTGTAACTGAAAGTGAATCACAAACTTTAACAAACAAAACTTTATCTGGAGCACAGTTTACAGGTACTACAAACATTGGTGTCGTAACCAACACCAGTATCAATGGTCTTTCTATTACACCATGTATCAGTTCAACATTTGATATTGCTGATTCAAAAACTTTAACAGTAAACAACACATTAACGTTTAGTGGAACTGATGGTTCCAATGTTAACTTTGCCAATGGTGGTGGAGCTGGTGCTCAAGTAGCATACTCATCAAACAACTTGGGTGACTTTGCTACTACCACTTCTGTTCAACTTAGAGGCACACTGAGCGATCCAACAGGAAGTGGATCATGTGTATTTAATACTTTACCAACATTCATAACAGGTATTCTAACTCAAAATACTTCCTTCTCACTGATCAACACAAACGCTACAACAGTTAATGCTTTTGGGGAAGCTACTACCATTAATATCGGTGAAGAGACTGGAACAACAAACATCAAACATGATTTGGATGTTGACGGTAATGTCACATTAAATACAAATGACACAGATACATTCACAGTCAATGGTCTGGTCAACTTCGAGAACAATGACATCAAGATTCGTGGATCTGATGCCAACGCAATGACGTTGGGTAGAGGTAATGGTGCCGTTTCTTCTAACACAGCTCTTGGTGCTGGAGTCCTGGCAGTAAACCAAAGTGGATCACAAAACGTAGGTGTCGGATTTGAAGCATTAGCAAGTAATGTTGCTGGTTTGGGCAACGTTGCTATTGGTGATGGAGCATTAAGTTCTTCTGATGTTGGTAGTAACAACGTTGCTATTGGTAAGGATGCTGCTTTAGCATCAACTGGAGGCGATCACAACATTGCCATTGGTAACAGTGCTATGTACAATGCCATTACGGCAAATGATAACATTTGTATCGGTGACTTTGCTGGTTACAACATGTCTGGCAGCGGCAACGTTCTGATCGGTAGCGGAAGAATTATTGATCAACTTGCTGGATCAACATATCAACCACCAAGTCCTGCTGGTAGTGTTCAGTTAGTCATTGGTAGTACAACAGAAATTGCTGGAACCAGATACTCTGGCACTTGGATCAAAGGTGACATCAACTTCAATGTCTCCATGGAAAACAACCTTTCCGTTGGTGGAGAGTTGATTGTCGATGGTAACCTCACTGTTAATGGTACAACTACAACTATTAATACTCAGAACATTCAAATCGACGATAATGCTATCGAGTTGGCAGCAGTTCAACTTGCTGAGTTCTCTGGTAACGTTACTAACGGAAGTCCATTCGTCACCAACGTAGAGGTACTGACTGGTGTCATTCCTGGTATGGTTGTCAATGTTATCTCTGGTACTTCACTGCCAGTAGGAACAACAACTGTTACCAGTGTGGATATTGACAACGGTGTGGTTGGTCTCTCTCAAAACATCACCAGTTCTGGTGGTGTCGGTGTGTTTGAAGCACTGGGTCCCACAGATGAAGCAGCTAACGGTGGTGGTTTAATTCTGAAGGGAACTACAACAGACAAGACCATTCTGTATGATAACACCAGGGCAGATAAGTATTGGAAGTTCTCAGAAAACTTAGAACTAAGAGCTAACAGACATATTGCTATCAACAATGCTATCCTACTCAGTGGTACTACATTAGGTACAACAGTTGTCAACTCTTCACTAACATCTGTTGGCACACTGAATGGATTAACTGTTTCTGGAGCAGCATCATTCGGTGGAAGAATCAAAGAAAGTAACGACAATAACTTTGGCACTTCATTGGCACCTAATGGTTCTGGTGTTCTTACAATCAACACTGCTACATCTAACACGATCTGTGGTACACCAACATCGGCACCTATTGATAAATGGGCGTTCACTAACGTCAGTCTAAATAATGGGGAATCATTCACTCTCACTTTAATCTTGGCATCTAATATAAATGCTCTCTACGGCGATGCTTGTAGTGTAGATGGTAGCGACATTACTAATGGTGTTAAGTGGTCGGGAGGTTCTCCACCAACACCAACCAATAACACAGATATTTTAACATTCATCATTGTGAAAGATGGATCTGGAACCATCCAGGTATTTGGACAAGGTAACACCGACTTCAGCTGAGGATAACAATCAATGCCAATTGGAATTAATAGTCCTGCCAGAAACCTATTCTTGTTGGGTTCATCTGGAGCACAAGTTGTCACTAACTTCTTCAAGTTGATTGATCAATCTTCAACAACAAACAATAGTTACGTACCAGCAGAAATAAAATATAACGAATCTGATGAGAAGTATTTCCTGTCAGGAACAGCAAAAGATATCAACATTTCCCCAAATAAAGATTTTGGTTGGTTCGAGAAGAGAGATCAAGCAGGATCTGCTGAGTGGGACGTAAGAGTAGAAGCAACACAATCTGGTGTCAATACTACTCTCCGTGCTATGGAGTTGGATAGCAACGACAATCTAATTGTTGTTGGTAAGACTGGTAATGTTCCTTGGATTGCTAAGTATTCTAATGGTGGTGTAATCGATTGGCAATCTACTACTAATAGTGGAGACGTAGAATATACAGGAATTACATCTGACAGTAGTGGAAATTATTATGCTTGTGGTAGCACACCCACATCAGGAGAAGCGCAAGCATTTGTAGAGAAATTTGATACTAATGGCAATCCTGGTTGGGGTAAGTCAGCATTCATGTTAGGTAGAGATGTTGTTCTCACAAAAATTGATGCCAACGACAGAGGAGAAGTAGTTGCTGTTGGATATCTTGAAGACGACACTGCCAGCAAAGGATACATTATCAAGATTGATACAAATACAGGTGAGGTTCTATGGGATAGAACACTCTCATCTCAAGATACTACAATTCCTTTTGGAGCATTGAATGTAGCAGCAACAAATGTCGAGATAGATGACAAGGGACAGATTTATGTTGTCGGTACTGTACGTAGAAATTCTTTTGTAATTAAATACACTGCCGAAGGTAATATGCTTTGGCAAAAAGAAACCAATCTTCCTGTAGGAACATCAGCACCAGACATACAACATGTAGGATTAACTGTTAACAGTTTAACAGAATCTGTTACTGTAGCTTCAAATTATTTTGCTTTAGGAGCAGACGAAATATACCTATCAAACTACAATAAAAAAGGAGACCTTGTTTGGAGAAGAAGTATTGATAAAGGGTCTTCTGTATTATCAAATCCTTCTCTCGATAATGAGGGAGCATTTATTTATTTTCTATTCGATGCTGGATCTAACACTGATGCCACATACACTTATGGCAAACTAAGCTCCACTGGTAATGGTCTTGGAGACTTTGAATATAATGATGGGACGGCAACCTTAATTGATTATCAATACGTAGGCACTGGTTCTTTGGCATCCGATGTCATCGGTAAAATATCTGACGGTTCTGTAAGAAACGACAGCAGCGATCTCATCACCTATCCATTCAACGCTAACAAACTACTCTTTGATGACCTTGCTACTCAGATATCTAACAAGAAGAGACAGATGGATGATGCTGATAGCTTTGAGTATAGTGGTAGTCCTGCTATTAGACCTGCTGACTTCCAAGAGTTGAACCTGCTTGGTGATAATGTTAGTGGTAGAACTTGGACTGATACTTCAGGCAAAGGTAATGATGGATTGGCATTTGTGAATGAACCTTTCTTTGGTGCTGGCGGCACAACTTTTGATGGTAGTAGCGGATACTTTACTATGCCAGATTCAGAAGATTTTAATATTGGTTCTTCTGATTTTACAATTGAATTGTGGTTGTATAAAAAGAATACTTCAACTTATCAGCACGTTTTTAGGCAACGTGATAGTGGAAGTGCCGAAATGGCAATTGTCCTTGATATTGATTCAACTGGCGGCGATAGTTTTGCTTCTGGATATTTCCAAATGGAGTGGGGAGCAAATAAAAGATTTGTTGGTGTTAATGCTGGACTAACTAATGATACGTGGCATCATCTTGCTTTAACAAAAGAAGGAACAACTGGTAGAGTTTTTGTAGATGGTGTGTTGGTGGGAACAGATACTTTAGAGAATGTTGGTAATTATTCTGGAGATTTTTATGTAGGATATTGGGTTGGTGGATTGGGTTATTATTTTGATGGTTATATGTCCGACTTTAGAATTGTGAAAGGAACGGCACTCTACACATCAAACTTTACTCCACCAACTACACAACTAACTAATATTCCTGGCACAGTTCTTCTGACATGTCAAGGTGACAGTATTGTTGATGCTAGCCCGAGCTCCCACCCAATCACGATAACTGGTAGTGTCACTCCTACTGATGGCGGACCCACCCACAACGCCGCTGGATACTGGGAGTTTGACGGGGTGGATGATGAAATTACTATTCCATATACACCAAACTTAGCATTTACTGATGCTATTATGTCGTGTGAATCTTGGGTATATGTTGATAGTTTATCATCTGCTTTTTCTATTATTAATAAAAGGGGAAACAGATTCACTCAAAATAATAATAGACCATATGTTTTTGAAGTTAATAATGATGGTAGAGTGAGATGGATTCTTGATGATGCTACTACCGTATGTGATACAGCAACTGGACTAATACAGACAGGTCAGTGGTATCATCTGGCAGCAACTCACGATGGAACTAATGCTAAAATCTATATTAATGGAGTTCAAAGTGTTAGTGTTTCCAGTGGCACATCTTCTTTAGATGATACTGGAGATATTCCAGTTAGGATTGGGTGGCGTTATCAAAATAGTTCAATTAATTATAGTGATGGCAGAATTGGAGAGATTCGTATCTATCCAAGAGCTCTAACAGCAGCACAAGTATTCCAAAACTACAACGCCACCAAGAGTAAGTATATCAACGAAGCACCTGACACAGCACCTAAGATTTCTGATAGTGCTATTGTATATGATAGCAACTTGCTATTGAACTATGACTTTGGAAACAGCGCATGTTTTGATTTCAAACATAACTATATCAATTACAACACAAAACAATTACCAATAACAGGGGTTGAGGATATTAGTAGCACAATTGATGGATACACCGTAACTCGTGGTGGTATTATTTCCAATACTGAAGTAGCACCAGATGGTTCTAGAACTGCTGTTCTTTTTAGAGAATCAGATGGAATTGAAGGATCTGCCAGAATTTTTACTGCTGGATGGAGACAACCTGATTTTGACGGTCAAGTTCATTACTTCTCCGCCTATGTCAAAAAAGCAGAAAGTAGATATGTCTATGTTGCCATGTATCAATCTGATGATGGTGCTGATTATGATGGCGTCAAATTCGATTTTGACACAGAAACTTTGATTGATGCTGACCCATCAGCAAATTGGGACAGAGGATTTACTAATGTTGGTAATGGATGGTATAGAATTTGGATTGGTTTTCCAATCAACATTGGAGTTTCCATCTATGTTACGGTCGGAGCAGATGATAATGGAAGTGCAGAAGGTCTAACATCAAATTTAGTTACCAGAAATATTGATTCATTCTACACTTGGGGATGGCAGGTAACAAAAAATGCTTTGACTAATACTTATGTCAGTGCTGGAACAACATATTCAAGCGGAAAACTTGACCCACCAACCACAGTAAAGAACCTCTCAAGTTCTTCTTATACTGGCAATATCGTTGGAGCTACTTTCAATCCTGCTGGGTATTTTGAGTTTACACCAGAAGCAGACCACATCCAATTGGGAGCAACAAATCAATTTGCTGGCACTAATATTAGTGTAGAGGTTTGGGTGTATCCAACAACAGGTCAAACTGGCAATTACATCTGGGGTAATTATGATGGTGGTGGATATGTTGATGGTGATTTTATGTTGAGATTTGATCCATCTGGAAGTAGTGCTGAGAGAAGACCACTATTACAAATTGGCACAGGAAGTAACATAGGATCCCAGTTTGTTTCTACCACACAATACGATTATGATAATTGGTATCATATTGTTTGTACTTGGGACGGGACAACTGGACTGATTTATATTAATGGATCTAACCAGGCAACTACGAGAAACGATGGCGGAACAGGAGCATCTGGAACAGCAGCAAATAATACATCCCCATTTTATATTGGCACAGGGTCTCCCTTGAATGATAGTGTTGCTGGAAATTACGGACAATTTAGAATTTACAACAGAACACTAAGCGCCACAGAAGTATCCCAAAACTTCAACGCCACTCGTAGTAAGTATGGTGTCTGATAAATAGATAGAGCAAAGAATATCTGTTTAGAGGCACTAAGTAATGGCGAGAAAATCCATTAAAAGTAATTACTATCTCTTTGACGCTTCGGAAAGAGAGGTAGTAATCCCTGGTGGTATCCAGAGAGAACAATTGATTCTCATTACCAACGTCACTGATAACAAAGTAATCTATAACTTCTCGGACCCAGAACTTACTGCTGCTGAGTATCATATCTCTACAGATATTAGAAATAATACTACAACCAGAATCAAACTGACATATGATACTACATCAATGTCAGACACAGACAAACTTCAGATTGTCTATGATGATTTCGTTGAGACCGTACAACCCGACGAAACTTATCATGATGCTGTAAACAAGATGAGGGTTTCACAACCCCAAGCACAGGTCGATACTGACTTTGAATATGGCACCCAGGACACCAAGTGGGAATCGTTGGCAATGATCAACAACAACCCATTTGCTTATAAGAGTGCCAATGCTTTGGCTGTAACTCAAGTAGAAGCAACCCAAGATAGCAGACAAATCTTAGTCACTGTTAACACTGGCGTCACACCTCGTCCTGCTGCTGGTACAGCAATCTATGTTCAGGATACCATCTTTGATGGTGCTAATGGCGTCTTCATCATTGATGCTACCGTAGGATCAAACCAGTTTAGATATACTGCTAAGTATCAATGGTCATCTGGTAGTGGATCCATCGAAGATTCGGCAAGAACTGCTGTATATACTGGTATTCACTACACTGGTTCAGAAATTGGAGCAGGAACGGCTGGAATTGATCTAACAGCACAAGCAGATGGTTCTATCTTAGTTGCTTGTGATGAAGCACATGGTTTAGAAGTTGGTAATGAGATTGCTATCGTAGGATCGAGCGGTACTAATGTCAATGGATCTTGGACTGTTGCCAGAGTAACAAGTCCCTCCGATTTTTATTACTATCCCAATGGAGTTCCTGGTGGTAGTGTAAATTCTGGAACAATTAAGTTGTATCCAAGACCACAAGGTTCCTCAGTTCACAGAGCATTTGATGGTGGCGTTAAGTTCTCCACCAATTCAATCTCCAAGAACCAGCAAGCAATCAGACAAACAAAACGTTACTTCCGTTATCAGTCTGGTAAGGGTGTAGCATTCTCAACTGGTTCTATTCTTGCTCCTGCTATTGAAAACATTGATACTATCTCGGCATCAGGTACTACAGTAACAGTTACATCTGCTGTCCCACATAACCTGACAACATCCACTATTGTTGATGTCAGAAACTGTAATGATAACCTATACAATGGAGAGTATCAAGTAAACACAGTTATCAACGCCTATAAGTTTACATATATTGTCCCAACTGCTCCAACAGAATCAATTGCTTCTGGAGAGTACACTGTAACTCCTATCAATTCATACGGATGTAATCTTGAGATTGGTATGATGGATCAGCAGAATGGAATCTTCTTCCGTTATGGCAACAGCAAACTAAGTGTTGTTCGTAGATCTTCTACCTTTCAGTTGTCTGGTAAAGCAAGTGTAGTTGCTGGCAGCACTGTTGTCACAAGTTACACTGGTCCTAACCAAGAGTCAACTAAGTTTGCCAAGCAATTGAAGCCTGGTGATTATATCGTCCTACGTGGTTCTTCCTACCGTGTTGATGGTATTCTTTCCGATACTCAATTGATCATCTTCCCTGACTACCGTGGTCCTTCTGCTGATAACGTACCCATCACAAAGACCGTAGAAACTGAATGGGATCAAACAGAATGGAACCTTGACCGTATGGATGGTACAGGTAAATCTGGTTACACATTAGACGTAACTAAGATGCAAATGTTCTACATGGACTACTCTTGGTATGGTGCTGGATTCATTCGCTGGGGATTCCGTGCTCTGGATGGTAACGTAATCTACGTACACAAGGTTCCTAACAACAACCAGAATACTGAAGCATACATGAGATCTGGTAACCTACCAGCTCGTTATGAAGTCAATACTATCCCACCAGCAGTTAATGTATATAAAGATTTAGGAACATCATCTACCGAGATCTATACTGATAAAGCACCCCGTAAGTTCCCACCAACAGGAACTCTAAGAGTAAGACAAACGACAGCTGTTGCTCCAAACTTTACTGCCAACATTGAGTACATTAACTATACAAGTTTAACTGTATTCAAACAAGATGTTATCCGTATTGAAAACAATAGCATTTTTGTTGCTGACACTGGTGGTATTGTTGTTGGAGGCATTCAACCAGTTACTTTTGATAGACCTATTTCAAATATTGTTGCTGGTAGAAGATACTGGGTAGCAAGTAAAACTACTACTTCATTCCAGATTACAGATACTCCTGGCAGTGGAACTGGCATCACATTAGTTAATGATACTACTGGTTCTGCTTTGTCTCCGCTGGCAGTTGTAGAAAGCGGTAAGTTCTCTGGTCTGACAAGAGAGAAAGCAGGAGATACTACAGGAATCAATTTAACGATTGCTGACGGTGGTTCTGTTGCTACAGTATCATCTACTGCGAACTTACAGATCGGTCAAAGAGTAGTTGGTTCTGGTATTGATTCTGATACATTTGTAGATTCTATCCCATCAGCAACTACAGTCAAGTTGAGCAAAGCAGTTACTGCTGCTAACCCAACTGGAGTTAAGTTCATTCCTATGAGCAGCGGTACGGCAAAAGCATTTACATACAGCACCACACAACCAATCTCTGCTGAACTATTAGGTGCCACATCTGTTCCACAAATCTCTCACTGGGGTTCGTCAGTTATTATGGATGGTAAATTTGATGAAGACCGAGCATATGTTTATACCGTTGGTACTACAGCAAGAAAAAATATTAGCAATTCAAGAGCTATTTTAGGTCTTAGAGTTGCTCCTTCTGTTGATAATGGTATTCCTGGTAATTTTGGTACAAGAGAACTTGTGAACAGAATGCAATTAGTTTTAAGAGCTCTTGATGTTCTTTCTGAGGGTCAGTTCTTCGTAGAACTGGTACTAAATCCTCTACTAGCTTCGGCAACACACACCTGGCAACAAGTTCCTGGAACGTCTTTGGCACAGTATACTGGATTCGGTAGTAGTGGCACTGACATTGAACCTAACACTGGAGAAACTATCTTTGGATTCTATGCTGGTGGTATTGATGGAGATGCTGTTCCAGCAAGTTATGATCTATCTGCTGTTAAAGAAATTTCCAACTCAATTCTTGGTGGCGGAACATCACAATATACACAAGAAAATGTTCCAAACCCAACTGGAGTATTCCCAGATGGTCCCGAGACAATTGTTGTTAAAGTAACAAACATTGGTGGAGGATCTTCTAAGATTGACGCCAGACTTTCCTGGACTGAAGCACAGGCATAATTCTTTCCAAGAAAAAAGACCCCTTCTGGTTTTTGCCAGGGGGGTCTTTTGTTGCGCCGACGATATTCAATTCTATTTATTCGTCACCAGATTGTGACATGACAGCAGCGCCAACAAATATACCAAAAAGAATGATTGCCAGTGCTGCCAGTGCCATTACAGTACGCCAGGAATGATCTGACCAGTGGTGAGATAGGTGCCGACAGCAATAACAAATCCGAGCATTGCCAGACGAGCGTTGAGGATCTCTGCCTCAGGGGTGAATCCAAATTTCATGATAGTTCTCCTTAGTAATGTTTATGAAGTTTAGGACAAAGATAAGGACGATTGAGGACTTGTCGTAGTGACATAGTTTTTAGTTGTTCTTTTTTTTCTGGGGATAGAGAACCCCAACGGAGACGAGCGAGAAAATATTTCAAAGGTTCTCTTCCTGTTCAGTCAAGATTACACAATCACTTGTAGGATATGAGACGCAGGTCAGAATGAAACCTGATTCAATCTGATCATCATCAAGGAAAGATTGATCGGATTGATCAACAGAACCACTCTCAATTTTCCCAGCACAGGTCGAACAAGCACCAGCACGACACGAATAGTTCAAATCAAATCCTGCTTCTTCAGCAGCATCAAGAATATATTGATCTTCAGCACATTCAAAAGTATTTTCGGTGCCGTCAGGTGCTTTGGTCGTGATAGTAAAAGCCATTAGTATGTTTCGCAAATTTTTTCAACGGACGCTGCCAACAGAACGAAGAAGGCAACAGATGTGATTATAAACAAAAGTTCTGTCATTGTCAAGTCTCAGAAAATACCGAAGAAAAATTTGTCAGTGATTGCATACGAGATGAAACCAGAGATTACACCCATCATTGCCCATCGACCGTTATACATTTCGATGCGTTGGTACGGGGTCATCAAACCTTTACGATTATATTCTTCATAGACCATCTGGGGCTCCTTCGCCCACATATTCATCTGACCTTGTTCGTTTGTTGTAACAGTCATTTCAATATTGTTGTAAATCTTTACACATTATATAGTAAAAAGAAAGGGGGGTCAAGCCCCCCTCGTGTCAGTTTGCTAACTGATTATCAGAAGGACCACTTCAGACCAGCCTTGGTGCCGTATCCACGATCAACACCAGAGACGCCCGAACCAACGAAGCTAATTTCGCCGTAAGCACCGAGAGAATCGGTCAGCGAAACGCCAACGCCTGCCTTACCAGAAGGAACCCACTTGGCTTCACCGCCATCGGGGAGTTTGACGGTAGCGCCGCCTTGAACGTAGTAAGAAGCAGACTCACCCAGAGCACCTTCGTAACCAATATGGTTATCGATAGCGGTGCCACCGTAGGCGGAACCAGTCCAACCAGAGTTGGCTTCGACATTCACGTAAGGACCTGCCATAGCAGCGGTCGCCATGAAAGGTGCAGCAGCGGCAGCTGCGAGAACAGATTTGAACATAATTGTTTCCTCGTAATTTTTACTTGTGGAATGGTTACCCACAGATGTTAAGAGACTCGACTTGTCTCTGTTGTAAATCGTAACATTACGTTACGATCTGTTATTTATACCACAAACTTGTCAAAGTTTCACACCCTTGTGACAGTTTGTGGGAAGCGGGAGATCGGATTCGAACCGACGACATCTAACTTGGAAGGATAGCGTTCTACCACTGAACTACACCCGCAGAAAACTAAAAGAAATTTAGTAGTGTTTTAGTTTCACCTCTAAAATGTTCTTTTAGCATTTGAACCTGTCTTCGAAATTTATTTTCTGGACAACGTTGTCTACCCAAATTAAATAACCTAAGACAAATAACAACGTTGCCAGGAATATATCCCTCAGACTCATTCAATCTCTCAAGACTAGGAGCAAGAGGATTGTTTTTCTCATAGACACCATAGGGATCTATAGGAAACTCTGTCCAATAGCATTTGCCATCTTGTTTAAAGAATTGCTTGACCAGATACATTTCATCAATAGTGACATCTAATGGTTCTGTTCTCTTGATTCCATTTTTCTTTTCCTGCCCAGGACGAGCAGCGGTCTTCGCTTTAGAGATTAGAGTTTTCCAAGGGTTCTTCATAAAATTAGGGAGGTCATCCCCTGAGCACATGCACGCCACCTGTTTTAGTTTAGATGCAAAACAGGAAATCATCCACACGGAAGGGGTCGTTTGGATCCACCACTTGCTTTTTAACTGGAAGCAAGAAACCAGGCGGGAGAGATTCCCATCCGCACCACTTTGTTTTAGGAACAAAGAAACCCGAGGGGTCGATGACCCATCCCGACCAGAGCGAGTTTTTAGTCTTCTCGGGACTGGTAATCACCAAAGGAGATTACATCAGTTCCAGCACCACCAACAATAAAGTCACCGCCTGCAGGAACATATTCAGAAGTCAAATTAAAATTGTATTGATCGTAGTTAATACCATCAACTACTACTTTATCTTTAGTGATATTGATATTACCAGAAGGAATAGTAGGTCGATTTTGAACTTCTTCATACAGTTTGAAGAGGTCACCAATAATACCGTCACGCTTTTCATTGAGAGCAGTGACAAGTGTGTCTCGAATAAAATCTAAATCAGAACGTTCCATAAAATTAATCATACTTACGATAGGCACCCACTTCAGGGTCAGGATCTAACCACTTGGTATACTCTGGGTCTTCCAAGCATACATCAAGTTGCATCTGGTTGTCAAGGAAATACATGTCTGTATAACGCTTGGTCCACTCGTTGAATTTTTGGATACGATAGTCAGGCATACCATTGATCTCTAAGAGACCACACTGAACATAACGATAGGGAGAGCGTTCAAGGATGACAGTTGGTTTCATGTGTCTCTCGATTACCTTGTAATTATAGCACGTCCTCTTGGTCTTGTGAAGGGGGTGTGCCAGTTTCTTTTTTGACCTGCTTTGCACTCCAGAATGCCAATGCAATCAATGCGAAGTAAAACAAAGTATCATCAATCATCACAAGGAAGAAGATGATGCTACCACCATAGCGCAACCAGTCAGGCAATCTCTTGGTGAGTTTTTCAATGACTGGTCGAACTCTCTTTTCAAATTTGAAATAGAGAAGTGCTCCAAGTGTTACTGTAATCTCACTCATCGGAACGATGAAGTAGAGAGACAGAATAATAAAGATTGGCCAGTATTGTCTCTCTGGAATCTTTTTGATTAGAGAGACGTATTTTTTAACTACCTTCTTCATGGTTTGAATACAGTTCGGACAAATCATCTGCTTCAGTGTATCCTACTTCATCAATGATATCTTTATATTCACCAGCAGGAACAGCAACAACTGCTTTACCATCTGGTTGTCGAATCAAAAATGATTCTCCTGCTTCAATGCGATCCATATATGCATCGAAGTCTTTTTCAAACTCCACTACAGAAATTTCAACCATTGATCTCCTTGAAATCTTTTTCAAAAATAGCAAGTCCTGCATCAGTCAGGACATGAGTATACATTTTGTCAAATACTGCTGGTGGCAGAGTGACTACCTTAGCACCATACAGAAGACAACGAGAGACGTGGTGGACATCTCTCAAACTGGCAGCAAGCACCTTGGTCTCAACACCATGAGCACAGTATAGACCTGAGATAGCACGAACTAACTCAACACCACTGAAAGAGTTATCATTCATACGTCCCACAAATGGGGAGATGTATGTGGCACCTGCCTTTGCTGCCATCACTGCCTGAGCAGCACTGAAGCATAGAGTAACATTAGTTTCTACACCATCCTCAGTAAGTTCTTTACATGCAATCAAACCTTCTTTAGTGAGAGGAAGTTTAATCGTAACGTTAGAACCAACTTCAATATACTTTTGAGCATCACTCAACATCTCTTCGGCAGTGTCGCCACATACTTCAGCAGAGATACTTTCAAAAGCAAAGTCATTAGCAAGAGTTCTAATGAACTCCAAGTAGTTTACACCAGACTTACGAACCAGTGTTGGGTTGGTAGTAATACCATCAACTAATCCAGTAGCATATCGCTCTGCAATAGCAGTGTAGTCGGCAGTGTCCAGAAAGATTTTCATTGAATTGTGTAATGTTGGACATCGGGGCGATAGGATTTGAACCTACGGCCACTCGCTCCCAAAGCGAGTGCTCTACCAAACTGAGCTACGCCCCGACAATGCCCAACATTATAGCATCATCTTTCTTCGAAGTCAAGTCGTTTGAACTTACGTTGCTTACGTGCTTCTTGAAATTCTAAGTCTTGTTTACTAAGCAGCGGAAGAACCTTGTCTCGTGGGTTCTGTATAATTTCCACTAACGATAAGTTGTTCGCGCTTATATTTATACCACGGATGCTCGTAAAGTTCGGGCACTGGCAGCTCTTGGTCTTCGTTGGATGACTCTCTAATTGCTTCCCGCAATTCTTGCACCTGATTACTAACATCTCCAATCATTCCTTTAATCTCTTCAAGTTCCTTACGGATTTTGATGTAACGATCTGCGTCCATTTATTTATAGTGATAAAATAATTTGTTTTAATATTCCTTCGTCTCTCATTTTCCTAAGGTTTACCTCAGGTAGTCTGGTAAGAGAGACATTACTTACATCAGATATTCGACGGCAGTGAAGTATATGATGCATGTTACCAGCTGGTGCATTGTAGTTACCATACAAAATGTATTGAGTAACTGAATTGATGTATGGTTTGATATCAATGTAGTTCACATCTAATCTTTCACTACATTCTACACCAGAAACCAGACTTATATCAGTTTGTGGTTGAAATGCTAATACTTTTGTCACATTTAAAAGAGAACCAAATAGTATAAGAATTGCCAATAAAGTATACGTTTTTGTAGTTAGAAACTCTTTCTTTCAGATACTCTACTGTTTCTGGTATATTAGATGTGATTCCAGATATCCCAGAGTGATACCAGCATTGCTCTTTGTCTATCAGAAAGTATTTATCATACTTAGGAACTAATTGTCTCAGTGTTTTTTGAAATTGGAATTCTAATTTACCATTGTATAGATCTATTCCACCAAAAGATGCATATAATGTATCGTCACATGTTCCTTTTAAGAATAGTTCACTGGTCATAGAATTTTCCAGTGAGAAGGATTAAGAACCATGTTCTCTCTGGGTATGTCAGACACCAACATTATATCATATGAAATAGAATATCGAACAACATCACTGTGGTATGGTTTGACACTATGTTCTAATGACGATGGGAATATCAAAAGATATCCTTCGGATGGATTGAGACTAACACCATTAGTATTGTAGTCATTTCCAGTGACATATTCTACTGGCAAATTCTCAAGACAATGATGAGGATCTTTGTAGAAAGTTATCGTGCTTGCACCTGTCTGTAGATAAAAAACACAACTCAAATGTGAGTTAACATGTTTATGTCTTGCAACAGATCCACCTTGTGTCAATACAATCGCCCAAGATTTTTGAACTGCTACGCTAACATTAGTAGTGCATCCAATAGTCTCAAGATATTTTTTTACATGATGTTTTACTTGGTCATTCAACCACTGGAATGATTGTTTTTGATGTATCTGTTCGATGTCTGAGTTATCACCAAAGTATCTTTTATCAACAGACTCTACATCTCTATTGATTACTTCAATGCACTCGTCACGATCATAACCATTTATCAATTCACAATAAATTGGTATAGGAAATGCTTCGTATATCATAATCTTTATATTAAATGCCCGCTGACGGATTCGAACCGCCGACACCCTCCGTGTAAAGGAGACACTCTACCGCTGAGTTAAGCGGGCAAGGCGGGTCAGACAGGACTCGAACCTGTGACCGACTGCTTAGAAGGCAGTTGCTCTATCCAACTGAGCTACTGACCCTTGACCTTTTCTTCTTTCGCTGTAGCGAAGTATATAGTATAATATCTTTTTTTAATTTTGTCAAGGGTTTCCATGTCTTCTTGGAAACCCATGTACTTGAGGAGCTGGTATGACCCCTCAAGTTCACTCAGTAATCTTAGCACATTGACTGAAGTTCTGTCAAGACCTCCAAATGTGTACTTACTCATGCCCAAACCAGTTTCTTTGTGTACTGATAAGCATATTGTTCGCGGTATCCTTTGATACCCCAACCCAACCAGTAGTATGCTCCAACCATATATTGGTGAACTGTTTGTCCATTGCCTTCAAATTCAGGAAGATACTTTTGGAAGGTGTATTCGTTAATCATGTAAGCAGTTTGTCCTTCAAGACTGGAGGGATCGTAACCATACTTCTTAGCGAAGCGTCCTAACCCCAGATAACGGTTCGTAGAGGTCCACTGAATGAGTCCGTAACCACCGCGAAGGCAACGATCGTAAGGAACTCTAGCACCTCCCTCACAAATATTGGGAATGAAGTTACTTTCTGATTTAATGTTTCCCATGATCGTTGCAAGTGCATTGCGATCGGAGATTTTGGTTTTCTTTTGGAGTTGTTCAAGGACATATTTTTCATTAGTATTACATCCAGGGCACTTCCAGGACTTTTCTACCACTTGAATAGGCACTGCCTTCTCCACATTGACCGATACATCAACAGCAGGAGGGGTTTTGATTTCGCTGATGCTTGGATAGGCACAAGCAGCAAGGGGAATTGTTGTTGCCGCAGCAAGGGGAAGAATTTTATTAAGCATTAATTTAGTAGAACTCGACATCCGCCAGCGATGGAGAAATGATTCCAAGGGACGACACGATCTATATAGGATACCAGCAAGAGAGTCTGCTGTCAACCCCTATATAATGAAGCGGTTGATACTGTTATGAAATTAAACTCCGACGACATCACAAGACTTATTCGAGCATGTAAATCTTATCAGGATCAAACTGGTTCTGAATACATGTGGGAACAATACGAAAATCTAATCCAGAAATTAGAATACTACGACGAAGAAAATAATATAAACGATTAAGTTAGCAAGTCATAACAAATCTCTTTACAATAAGCTTCATTAGCAATAAAAATTGCAACAGTCTCATAGATAAAATAGTTGCTAAAACTTCATGAAGTTTCTTTTTGCACTAATCGCTACGTTTTTCTTCGCTTTGCCTGCATGGGCAGTTGATGTTCAAATGGGTGCTAATGGTAATTTAGTGTTCGATCCTGCTGAGGTATCAATCAATGCTGGAGAATCTGTTCATTTTATTAACAATATGCTACCACCACATAATGTCGTGGTTGATGGTCATCCTGAGTTGAGCCACGAAGGTCTCGCTATGTTACCAGGCGAAGACTTTGAATTGACATTCCCAGAGGCAGGAGACTATACTTATTGGTGCGGTCCTCACAAAGGGGCTGGCATGATTGGAACTATTCACGTATCATAATGAACCACGCTGACCACTCAACCTTTGAACACCTTATTCACATGTTTCTTTGCTGTCTTGCTGGTCTTGGTATCGGCACCCTCGCTGTTTGGGGATACAATCAAATCAAATCAAATAAGAACCACAATCCATAATGGAACACTTACTCGGATGGGCACTTGCTATTGTAGCGGTGCCTTTTGTTTTAACTACGCTCTACTTTGGCGCAAAGAAAGGTGGATACTATGACACCGATATGTACAAAGGAAATGGAACCGCTCACTAAGAAGCGGTACTGGTTTGCTATGTCATCGTTTTCCAGAATGCATGGAGTTCCTCATGCAACTCAAGAGATGTCTGACTTTTGTTTAGGTTGGGCATTGCATGATGAGATAGCACCACTTGATTGTTTACATCATGTAGACAAATACTTTAGAGATTTATGGATCGAATCACAGAACTAGAAAATGAAAACCGCTGGTTGAAAGAAGAGATCAGAAGATTGAGGCATCAACTGGCTATGAAAGAAGAAAAACAATGGGCACATCCAAACTCATGTGTTCACAACCCAGACCCCTGGAAAACATGGAAGTTCAAATAGGCATTCTGTTTTTTATGTGTATGTTTGGAGTATTTTTATTTGTAGTTTCGCTCTTTGAATAATGTTATTATTTGTTCGACATACCATGGAGAACCCATTGACACTGGGGATCTTATCAACAGCATTAATTGTAGTGCCCATTGCTGGTATATGGGCAATCCATAAATATAAGTGGGAGCATTGGGAACCTTTCACGAGGAAGCATAGATGAATCCAGTCATCTTAATTGGTTGCTTTACGCCATTGGCAATTATTTTCATCATAATGAAAATTGCCGTATGGGCAAATGCTGTTAACACTGAGACCGATTATGTCAGAAAAGAACCACTCCGACAGCGAGGACCATACTTGGATAATCCATATGCAGACGTTGATGAAGAGGAAGAGGAGTATGGAAGTCGCACAGACTATCGATAACGCTTTGTTTGAATGGTATTCCGAAAGAGGTCTTGAGGTTCCTGACTGGAAAATGAAAAGAGATCCAGACTGGTGGATTGATTACCTAATTAGTTTAGGAATTGATCCAAAGAACCCATGAACTTATTCTTGCGTCCACTAAATGATATTAATAGTCCAACATGGAGTGTCATCATTAGTTTGGTGATGCTCCTTTTTGGTGTTCTATATTATGTCGTCTATATACTAAGACTATCATATAAGGAATTAGAAAATGGGAGCCATGACACCCCCGAGTCGGAAGAGTTGCTACAACTTCCGAGTGGTAGAGATCAACAAAGTTCTTGACGGAGACACCATCGATGTCACTATTGACCTTGGTTTTGATCTTTATAAGAAAGAAAGAGTTAGAGTTGCTGGGGTAGACACTCCAGAGAAACGTACTAAAGATGAAGAAGAGAAAGCATTAGGATATGACGCAACACACTGGCTCGAAGAGAAACTACAGGGTGCGATTGCTGGTGATGATGAGCTCACTGTTCGTACTGAGCTTGTTGGGGGTGTTGGCAAATATGGCAGACTACTCGGATGGTTATACATTGGAGACGCCGAACTCTCCCTCAACGAACAAATGATCACCGAAGGATATGCCTGGGCATACGATGGTGGCACTAAGCAAAAGGACTTTGAAGAGTTGAGAGAGATTCGTAGACAACACGGGACTTTAGTATGATTAGCACGGTATTTGTTTTTGGTTTTACTTTGTTGTTATGTTGGGCAATGGATTCCACTTGGCCAACTGGAACAAAAGGAATCAAGAGATACTAAATAATATTAGTATTCATGTGTCAATTTATGAAAAAAGCAGCGTTGCTTTTTGGGATGTTACTGATGACCGCAAGTGCAGCAAATGCTGGCGGACTTGTTACTAAACATGCTTCTTCAGTCCAACTGACTGTTGATGCTGCTCGCTCTACTGCGGTAAGAATCGGTGGTAGTTATTCTGCTTCTGGTTCTAACATCACGGCAGGCACGATGGGTGGTGCTACCTCTGGTGCTGGCACATACACTGTCACCACATCTGGTCAAGATTGGTCGTTGACTGAATCGTATAACGCAGCAGATAGTGTTCCTGCCTCTGCTGTTAGCACAGGTGATGTTCCTAACTTCGGTAACCTTACCTCTTATGCTGCTGGTTCTGCTGGCACACTCGCAGGTACGATTGACAGAACTCATGCTATCACGCTGACTGCTGGTGGTGCTGGTTCATCTGCAACAGGACAGTTCGTTACAGAAATCACGGTTATCGACTGAGACTATATATCATGAACAGATTAACAGAAGCAATCGGTCTTGGATTGATCTTAGGAGCATTACATGGGGCAGCACAGGCTGTCCCAGTCGTTCCTAACTTTACCCAAGGATCGATGACTAGTCATACAGAGACGACACAAAAAATTACAGAGACCATCAACTCGATGGACTACAACACAGGGTATCAATACTCTGTAACAGGGAGTGGAATTACAGCATCAGGTTCACTGCAACCAGGCACTGGTGCTAATACTGTAACTATAGACGGCGTGACATCATCATGGACAGGAATCAACAGCAGACCAAACTTCACACAGACGACACCAGGAGCAGCGTTTCAGTTCACAGAAACGTATTCAGGTCCTGGTTTAAGCAATCAAACAATCATTCAAAGAACCACAGAGGTAACAAGCATAACCGACACTACCTCTATCTTCTCACAGTAGGTATCAATCTTGCTTTCCCAATTCAAGCATACGCTGAAGTCGGGGGTGTTAGTGCTACAGCTGCTCCCGTTGCTAATTCTTCAGGCTCTGTTACAAATCAGGCAATCCAAGTTTTACAAGGACCCTACATTACAAACACCTATGGGAATGGGATCCAGTGTCAGGGACCCACTCTAAACTTCACACCATATGTCACTGGTAGTGCTTCTGCTACCAAACCCTATGAAGATTACTACTATGATCCTGTCTATGATATGAGAGACATGGATGATGATGGAGCACCTGACAATCCTGGGTCTGTTCTCTACACTGTTCCTGTAAGAACAGGACAGAAAGATAACTACAACTTGGGTGTTGGTTTCTCTGCTACTTGGTCTCGTCCACTTGACCAGAAACTACAGGACCAATGTAAAGAAGCAGCTGCTGCTAACATTGATTTGATGAAGCAAACAACTGCTAACAAGAGATTAGATTTTGAGATTGCCAGGTTGAAGAATTGTGGTGAATTGATGAAGCAAGGTATTCAATTCCATCCTCGCTCACCATACTACAAAGTGTGTGCTGATGTGGTTGTGAATAATCCTCCAGGGCATGATCATCCACACGTCCATTCTATCCCTTCGGTTTCAAGACAGAACGCAAAGCCCGAATTGCCTGTGTCCTCTCGCGCTGAAGATCTCGGCGCTCCACTACAGACAAAATCTCCTCTTGTTTCCCCCTGATCTTAGCAATCTTTTTCATTACTTTCTTGACCGTTGGTTTGATAACCTTGAGTAGGATATCTGCCAGCGGTTTTGCCATAAGTGCTGATGCTGTTGCTACTACAGCAATCGTGGCAGTTGTAGTTACTACACCAGGAGCAGGAAGACCAGCAATAATCTGTTGAGGAATAGGCACAGGTTCTGTTATCTGGACACACTCATTGCCAATCAACTGATAGTCAGTGACCTTCTTTCTAAATCCTTCGATGTATGTACCAACAGGTTCCTTTGCCTGCTGTGATGCTGTAGGACAATCAATCTTAGCAGTAGCAGGTGGTGCTGCCTGGGGTAGTTCTACTTGTCCTGGTGGTTCTGGTTTTTCTTTTCGTCTCGTATCTACACCAGAAGGTCTTGTAGGAACTATCTGGTTAGGTTCAAAATTAATAGGATTGTAACTGGGAACGCCAGCGTCACAATACGTAACCAGTCCTCTCTGGTCATCACTTCCGACAGTTTTAGATTTGTTTTTCGCTTCGTGGGCTTCGACACAACCAGGCACGTCAACGATAGGCACACCAATATTTACCACTACAGGTGGTGCAAGTGGTATAGATGTGTAGTTTTCTGTCGCTGTTACTACATGTGGAATGTCAATCTCCCTGATATTAATGTTAGGAGAGGTGATGTTAGGTATTTCCATTAGCAGTCATTAAATACTTTTCCAACTTCAGATCCAATTTCAGATCCTGCTTTCTGTCCCAAGAGTAACGCCCATCCACCTGCCAACCAACCCACGTAGGGGATGCTAACAAGGGCAGGAACAGCGACGCCAGCAGCTATAGCACTACCTGCCATCGCACCTTGTGATCGTGCGCCAGCGTCCGCCCTGATGCACTCTTCGCTTTTCGCAAGGGACTTTCCCTCATCGTCTACTGAAGCGCCTCCTAAGTTACGTGCTCCATCCATAGTGTATTGATCACGACGATGTTCTCGTCTTTTGGTATCACCGCCGCCAAACAACCCACCTCGCTTTTCATCTAACTGTAACGATCTTTCAGATTCTAAAACCTTAGGATCGTTAGCACGAAACTCAATCTCATATCCATCCTTACCAGCTTTGATTCTGTAAGATGAATAAGGACCATGGGGAATGTTGATTGTAGGTGGTTGATGAACCTGATTTTGTGGTCTCAATACATAACCCAGCAGTCCAATATGAGAGACACCAACAAGACCAAGTAATGCCAATCCAATGGTCTTTATTGGCAATGTTTTCTTTGTTGGTGTTTTAGTTGTCATTTTCAGAAGGGGATAGCGGGACCTGTAGTTGTAGGACCAGTGGGTAGAGCGCCACCAGTTACTTCAGGCATCTCTGGCATAGCACCATCGATCATGCCTGGGAGTGCCTCTGTCACTGCTTCGGTAACTGCTTTGGTTACTTTTGCTTTAGCATCTTCTACAATAGTATCTTTATTCAGATACAGATAAGCACCCCCACCAAGGACTGATAGGGATACCAGACCTGATAGGAGTGCGATTAGGTTAATTAGTTTTTGCATCTTTAGGCTCGATAGCGGAAACAACCTCTGGTTCTTTCTTTGCTACTGGTTTGGCAGGAGCAGCACCGCTACTCTTAGCGGGAGACAGTCCAAAGGCAGCTAACGATCCAGAGAAGACCGAGGCAATGAAGGTAGGGTCAAAGTCAAGAATCTTTTGACCGTTAGGTAAACGAACGTAGCTAAAGGTGAGGAGAGAAGCAGACCAAATAAGTACAACTACTTTCACCAAATTACCAAGAACTTCACTTTTATCTTCATGCTGGTCGTCTTTCTCTTCTACCTTTGCTTTGGAATTATTTCCAAGCATAGGTATAGGAGTAAGGCAATACTATTTATTAGTTTCAAACAATTTTATAAAGTATTCAGCGTCTACAACAACCAGTGGTTTCTTCCTATTCTTTTTCATGACTACGATAGGTTCATAGTCACCAGCATTCTCACATGCTTGCTCATATGCGTCCCAGACATTCAACCTTTCTACATTCTTGCACTCAATAGAGTGTGGAAACTTCTCTCTTGCAGCACGAGCCATGATGAGATCTTCACCGCCTGCACCCATAGATCGAGACTCGATGTCCTCGGGATGAACATCAAGCATTTCAATCAGTTTCTGTCTGACCCACTTCTGTAGATTCCTGCCCTTTGCCTTTGCGCTTTGTGTTTTCATGTTTATGCCATAGTGCCCAATTAATTACTGCGTCGTTCCAATCTCCCTCCCATGGGTCTGGGAACGGATGTATTTGAACTTGAGTGCTTGAAGGTGCCACGCTTGTGCCAGACTCTTCGGTCCCTCTCTCAACAACTGGATTTCTAATTGAGAGAGTTGGAAGGTCGGACACGCCAGAAGGTTCCTCTTCCACTGTTGGTTGTCGGTTGAGTTCATCTTCTTTGTCCCAGATTTCTCCAATGTATTTAACTTGTTTGTCGATGGATTTCATTTCCATTTCGACTTTTCCATCAACCCAATGCTTCCACAACCATTCAATAAAACCAAGGGCAAGATGATTGATGGGGAACTTTTGTTTATTCGCCCATCTCTTGCCCTTGGTATACCAAGTATCTTCGCCACCCCATTGATGTTCAAACTTATAGTTGAAATCCTGCGAAGGTGTTTTCTTCCACATCTTGTGTAATGCCCCCGATGACATATGATTCTACTTCTGTCTCTTGAGGTGCCACTTGCAGTCCTTTAGATGACAACCAATGTTCTGTCCATGGAAGTGGATTGTTATTAAGGGGAGCATCAAAGATGGGTTTCAATCCAATAGACTTCATGCGACGATTCGCAGTCCATTCGACATATTTCTGAAGTAGTTTAGCATTCAGACCAATCATTGATCCGTCACGGAACAAGTAGTCTGCCCAAATTACTTCTTCTTCAACACACTTTTTGAACATCTCGTAGACGTTCTTCTCTTCTTCTTGTGCAATCTCAACCATGGCAGGGTCATCTCCCGCTTTCCATTTATTAAGAATGTTCTGTGTAATGGTCATGTGCTGAGATTCATCTCTCGCAATGAGAGAAATAATCTTAGCGTTGCCTTCCATCAGTTTGTTCTCGCCAAAAGCAAACGAACATGCAAATGATACGTAGAAACGTATCCCCTCTAATATATAGACGTTTGCGACTGCTCTATAGAGTTTTCTTTTTATTTCTTTTAGTTCCCACTGAGCACCATCACAATTTTCAAGAGCATGTTCCCACTGATTACCTGCTCCCCACTCCTGCGCCGCTTGTAGAAACTCATCATAAGCAGCAGTTACACTGGTTGCTCGCTCAAGAATCTTGTCATCAGTAATAATTTCATCAAATACTACTGAAGGATCAGGATAAATGTTTTTGATAATGTGAGTATAGGAGCGACTGTGGACCATCTCCATAGTCTGCCAGATATTCATGGCAGATTCCAGTTCAGGCAGTGAGCAGTAAGGCATGAATGCCATGCCAGGACCACGACCCTGAACAGAATCAAGCATGATTTGATACTTCAAGTTAGAAGTAAAGATGTGCTTCTGTTCAGGACGAAGTTGCTGATAATCTGCACGATCTTTCTGCAAAGAAACCTCCTCAGGTCTCCAGAAGTATCCAAGTTGTTGCTGTGTCAACTTATCAAACACAGGATACTTGAAGTTATCATAACGTTGAACTCCAAGTGGAGCACCAAAAAACATATGTTGCTTGGTAGTATCCACTTGGTTCTTATTGAAGACCGTCATACCGTCGATCTTCTTTTTATCGTATCCGTCTACTTTAAATTGCACAACTGTCACAAGCTTCCTCCTCTTGGTTTAAAATTTCATTGAGAATATCTTCTACAGACTTCTCTTCTTCTGGTGGTGCTTCATCAGTTGGGTCTGTCTTACTATCATATGTGTTCTGATAGTATGAAGTTTTCCAACCATACTTATATGTATTCAAGAGGTCACCTGCCATCACCGAAACAGGGACATTATTGTCTGGATAATTTTCTGGATTGTAACTCCAATTACCAGAGATTGCTTGGTCGAAGAACTTCTGCATAACAGAGACTACATTGATGTAACCTGTGTTATCTTTCATCTCCCAAAGCAACGTGTAGTTATTCTTCAGGGTAGTATATTGCGGAACCACTTGCTTAAGAGGTCCTTTCTTTGATTTTTTAATGGACAAGTATGCACGAGGAGGTTCGATTCCATTGGTTTCGTTTGACACAACGGAACTGCTTTCCGATGGCATCTGTGCGGACAGTGTAGAGTGTCTGAGTCCAAACTCTTGAATAGATGAGCGTAGAGAATCCCAATCATGACGTAACTCTACCTCACAGATTTGATCGACTTCACGCTTATAAGTGTCGATTGGGAGGATACCATCTGCATACTTGGTGCGATGGAAATATCCACATGCTCCTTTCTCTTTTGCGATTTCGTTGGAGGATCTGAGTAGATAATACTGGAAAGATTCAGTGAGTTCGTGGACAAGTCTCCATGCTCCTGGGTCATCATAGTGTTCTCCGTTACGTGCTAAGTAATGTGCCAGACCGATGAATCCAACACCAAGACTGCGACGATTCTTGGTGCTAACTTCTGCTGCTTTAACAGGATAGTTCTGGTAGTCGATCAGTTCTTCCAGACCACGAACAGCAAGATCACAAAGTTCTTCCATGTCATCAAGATTCTTCAACTTTCCAACATTGATAGCAGAAAGAATGCAGAGGGCAATCTCACCTTCACCATCAATATGCTGAAGAGGATCAGTGGGTAGGGTGATCTCCTGACACAGGTTACTCATATTCACCTTGTCTTTAAAGGAAGAGTGACTGTTACAGTGGTCGATGTTCATGATATACATGCGACCAGTCTCTGCTCTCTCCTTCAGGAGTGCCAGAATAAGTTCTTGACCGCCAATAGATCGTCTTGGAATGTCTGGATTAGATTCGTAAGAGCGATATAACTCGTCAAATCCAGGAGTGCCAAAAGCATCATACAAACCAGGAACGTCGTGCGGACTGAAGAGGGTGATTGACTCGTTTTTAATGAATCGTTCATAGAACAACTTAGAAATTTGGATAGAATAATCTAACTTACGAACACGATTGTCTTCGGTTCCTTTGTTATTCTTCAGGACGATGATGTCTTCGATCTCTTGGTGCCAGATGGGGAAGTGTACTGTCGCTGATCCACCTCGGATGCCATTCTGTGTACAGCATCTGACAGTTGACTCAAACTTTTTGAGGAACGGTACAACACCTGTGTGAGCGACTTCTCCACCTCGGATTTTACTGTTGACGCCACGGATTCGACCTGCGTTGATGCCGATTCCCGCACGTTGTGCAACGTATTTGCCAATTGCCATATCAGAAGTAAAGATAGAATCGAGGGTGTCATCGCTATCAATAAGGACACAGCTAGCAAATTGTCGAAGTGGAGTTCGCACTCCCGCCATGATAGGTGTGGGAATGTTGATTTTGTGCTTTGAGATGGCATTGTAGTATCTACGAACATAATCGAGACGCTGGGTTGCTGGATAGTCAGCAAACAATGTCATAGCAATGAAGAGATACATGTATTGAGGAGTCTCATAAATCTCACCACTGCTACGATCTTGAACCAAATACTTATCAACTACTTGACGCAGACCTGCATACGAGAACAGATAGTCGCGATCATGATCAATATAGTTATTCAGTCTTGCCCAGTCCTCATCTGTATATTTATCCAACAGATCTTCATCATAGACCTTGTTTACAGTAACGTTATACAATGCAACATCATATGGTGTTGGCATACCGTCTTTCCACACAGATTTGTTAAACACCTGTTTACGGAGAGCAAACAAAAGAAGACGAGAGGCAACATACTGGTAGTTTGGGTTGTCCAAACTAATGAGATCTGAGGCGGAACGAATCAGAATCTCCTGAATATTTTCTGTAGTAATGCCATCATGAAACTGGATGTTTGAATGCATCTCTACCTGACTTGCAGAGACCCCTGAGAGACCTTCACATGCCTCTTCAACCATCTTGTGAATCTTTTCAAGGTTGAGAGGTTCAATGGACCCATCGCGCTTCTCTACGTTGATTGTGCTCATACCTTTTTCCATTCGTTCAGTTTAAGTGTTGCTTCTAATCCGCTGTAAGTGTTAGATTCTACCAGAGATTGAACATCATGTCCAGCGAGAACCATGTCATTCAAGTCTTTTTCTTTAATATGTTTTGGGAAGATAATTACCTTATGTCCTTGCTTGATGGATTTAGTAATCTTTGTAACGATCTCTCTGTTTCGCGGTTCATTGTCGAAGACGAATACGAATCGATAATCAAAACTGCTGAGGTCAACATCGCTACCACACATAGCAATAGAGTTCCCAATGAAATGGGAGTCGAAGGGTCCTTCTGTGACATATACTTCTTTGGTAGGGTCAACTCGATCCAAACCATATACTTTTGGTTTGGTTTCATCTAACATAATTGTAATGTATCTGATCTTTGCTTTAGGCGCAAGAGATCTACCCTGGTAACCAAACATGTTACCATCTCTATCCTTTAAGGGGATAATAATTCTGGCACTATCTTGACGTAAATTATCGAACGTCTTCTTTTGTTGATTCGTCCAGTCCTTGAACTTTGGACAGTAGTAAAAGTTATCTAAGTCTTCAATTTTTCTACGCTCAAGATAGTCTCGGGCGGGGTGTTCTTTATTTAGTTCTGAGATCTTTTGAAGATCTATTCCTTGTTTCTTTTTAAAGACAGGTTTCGTAAAATTAAATTTAGGATTTGCTGTCTGAGTCTTTTTGCCAGTCAATCCTTCACGATATCTCTCCATGACATACTGATCATGCAAGAGATTGTTTTGATCTTTTAAAAAGTTTGTGAATGTTCTTCCGACTCCACAGTTGTGGCACTTGAAAACAAAGTCGTTTTTAACTTTGAAAAAGTATCCACGAGCTTTGTTCTGATGTTTTTTAGAGTCTCCACAATAAGGGCAACGAAAATTATACGTTCGATCATTCTTCCTTACGAATTTACTTAACTGTGGAGAAACTAAGTTGATATACTTAGTGTCAAGATAACTCATTCACAAAACGTTCCACTGAAACCATGTTAGCAGTGGATGAGGTTTGTGTCAAGAGTCTGATCATAGGTGGAGCCACTTGTAACACTGTCACAATAGTAGCGATGACAGCAGTAGCACCGATAACAAACCGTGTGTTCCTATCTGTTTTCTTATTCAGTTCTTCAATCTTTTCATCCAATTGTTTGAACATACGATCATCATACTTCTGATGATCTTTAATCATTTGAACTATAGCATCATTCACACGCTCACCTTCATCTAAACGATTTTCATGGCGCTCAAGAACAATAGCAATCTTGTTGCTATTGTCCGAGATTGTAGAGACTGCTCGCTCAAGTTTGTCGAGCATCTCTTTACTTAGGTCTTCATAAATGTCAAGCTTACTTTCAAGGACCGCTAATTTACCAAGACCGAACGCCATTACACGTTTCTCACTGCAAAGTCAAGAGCAGACTGATAAGTAGTTGCGTCTTTGTTTAGCATATAACGGAACTGTTGCTGCTTGGGTTCGTCAAGTTGTGCATATGCTGCAGCAATTCTCTTAGCAGAGAAGTTGTCAAGGTTCTGTGTAGAACCATCACCGAATGTAATCTTTGCGAAGTTAGTTTCACCGCGAGGATCGAGTTCCTGAGTAGCAACTTGCAGTGCAACTTCAAGTGTGTCAGTGTTTTCATGAATCATAGTGTCACCTGTCATTTCAAAAGAGTTTTTCTGGACTTTTTTCTGTTGCTCGCCTGCTTTCTTTTTGAAGTCAGACAGACGTGCCTTCATCAGGGTGTCCATTTCTGATGTTTTGTTCTGAAGCTTTTCCTTTGCTTCCTTGCGCTTCTTCTGCATCTCCTTCTGACGAGTCAGTTTCTTCGTCTGCTGGATCTGCTTCTGTGCTCTCTCAGTTTCGGAGGGCACTGCTTCAGAAATAATTGTTTCTTCTACTTGTTCCTTCATTTTTTTACGGTTAGTGATACGAGAGAGCATTGATTTAGCACCCTTGGTTCGTCCATCAACTTTATCTTCTTTACCTTTATATGTTCTGCGCTTCTTTGTGTTGACAAATACAAACGCAGGTGGCATTGCGAGACCTGATCCGTCTCCTGCCATCATCTCATTTAAATTAGATTCAGTTGACTCAGACATTTTTGATCTACGTTATCGTTTAAACTATCGGGCAATCTTTCTAAGAAAAGCAAAAATGCTTTAAGGTAATTCCAATGCGTCGCCTCTGTCTTATAGAAGAGCAGAGGCGTCGCAGCATCACCAAATACATTATACATCACAATGATATGATTTAAAATAAGGTGAGTTTTGAGTTCACCAGTTGATTCATATCGTTTGAATAAACGTTTAATATATCTGATTCTATTTAGATCTTCTTCAAAGTCACTATACGTGACCGACTGAGGATTATTATAATTTTGAATGGCAAAGAAGATCCAGTTTTCTGGAGTCAATTCATTAATGATCATTTAGATTATGGAGTGACAGTTAGAAGAGCATCGTTGGAAACAACTTCCTCACCACCAACAGTGTTGGTTACCTTGACACGGAACTCATAACCATCAAGAGCAACGGTTACATCGCCAGCACCAATTGTGAGTTCGCCAGCAACTGAAGTGGTGTCATAGATACCACCATCGAGAGCTGCGGTGACATTCGCCCAGCGACCATTAGCGGTCTTCTGACGCTGCCATGTGTAAACAAGAGTTCCAGAATCAGTAGAAGAAACTGAAGCAGCATCGAAGGTAACTGCGTTTCCAGCAGTAACTGTGACAGCAGCGAGAACGCCAACTGTGATTGCCGATGCTACATCTGCTGCGATGTCGTCATCAGCGTCAGCAGTATTAACAGGAGCATCCTTGAATGCTACGAGATGCTGTGCTTTATGGCGGGTATTACCTTCGCCATCGGTGTATGTGAAATACTCCCACCAACCAGGAGCAGTGAGTCCACGCTCTCTGTTCTCAGCAAGGGTTGCTTCAACCTCATCGATAAAGATTGAACGGCGGGCAGCAGTAGCATAACCCTGAGCACCAGAAACAGTGCTATCGCCATCAACGATCAGGGTGTTATCGTGATCATACTTATCTACAGAGTTCTTCTCTGTAGTATTAAGAACTTTCAAACTTTGTGCGTCTGTTTCATCGCGGCTATACAGGGACATGGATATGCTCTCCAGAGTCTACAATTTATTCTACGATTATTTATAAAAAAAGGGGACCGTAGTCCCCCAGTATTATGCAGCAGGTGCTTCTTCGCGTGTCTTGATAGCTTCTGCTACCTTAGCAAACAATTCGTCATCTGCAGTGGTCTTAGTCAGTTTAACTGCTTTGCCTACAATAAGAAGACAGAGATCAATGAGTTTGTCACCGAGTTCTGCGTCGTCAGGAATCTTAGCAACAGCAGCATCTACAACTTTGTATGCGAATGGGAGGAGAAATGAAAGCATGGTAATAGTCCATAATGAGCTGAACTATTTATTTCTTCTCTTTCTTTTTCTCAGGTAAACCTTTATGCTTAGTAGAAGCGAAGTCCTTAACGTCCTTCTTCTTCATGCTGGAAGCAACTTTGGCAACCTCAGGCGATGACGCTCCCTCACCCTTTTGAGCAGCTCGGACCATCCCGAAAAACTTTTGTTGTTTTTTGGAAACTGATTTTTCATGAAGAACTTCTTCCTTCTTTAGTTTGCCAGTAATCTTTTTCGATTTTGGTTCTGAATTACCATCATCGATTTCGGGCATAACTTCGACTACTGGCTTCTTTACTTTTTTTCGGTCTCCTCCTTCATCTTTTTCTTAGTACCGATGATCTTAGAAACTTTCTTACGGCGAGCAAGTAGATACTTGTCAGACTTATCATGATCACCGTCGTTGTCGATGTCCTTGTCTTCCTTACCAACGGGATCAAGTTTCTTTTCAGTGATCTCTTCACCAGTGGGTTCGTAACCTGCTTTTACACAGTTATCAACACGCTTACCACCCTTCATCTTAGTGCCCATTTGCTTGTATCCTTTCCAACAAGCTTTACCATCGAGACCTTTTTTCTTCTCCATCATGTATGTGACACCTTCGAGTTCAAACTCATAAGTTGTACCAACCAGTTCTTCATGGACTGTCTCTTCTTTCTTCATAGAAGATTCACATTTTGCACATCCTTTACCGCCACAAGATGAACATTCCTTCTCTTTCTTTTCGTAACCAGAACCGCACGATTCTCTGGCAACCACCTTCGTGGTGTCCTTAATCTCTGCTCCATGAGATTGTTTGACACCAGCACCTGTACGTAGATCAACAGCGGGGTCAGGAGCACCAGCATTTGCTTTGGGGTCCTTCTTACTGAAGTCATCTTCTCCACCTTTTTTCTGAAGTTCAGGATAGGTTTCTTCTTTGATCGTAGATCCTTGAAAACCTTCTCCACCCATCCAACGGGTGTATGAATCCATTAGAGCTCTTGAAAACTCATCATTATGTTTAAGTGTTGTCGTTGGCTTTTGGCGTTCCATTAGTGAAGATACTACTTTTCCTTCCTTTATTTATAGAATCTGTCACATTGACATGCCTGATATCTTTAATCCAAGAACGGAACATTTCTCCAGATTCGCCAATAACAATAGCATAATTACCACCTACGCGCTTGATCGTGCCCTTTTCTCCAGTCAATGCAGACATAACAGAATCACCTTCTTGAAAAAAGTCTTGCTGTCTTTGCTGCTGACGCAGTGCTTCTTCTCTCAGTTTCTTAAAGTCTCTCATTTAAAATTAGCAGGTAGGTTCTTTCTAATCTCGTCCATCATCATCTTACAATCTTTATCATTCATTGATCTTGGGATTCCTTGGCGGAATAGTTTAAAATCATTTGCATGTGCTGCACGTCTCATCTTTGTGCCAGAGATTGCAAAAGTATCTCCATCGGCATCTCTGCTTCCTGAAGATTGAATGTCAATACTTCTAAATGAGAAGTCTTTACCATTGTATCTGTGTAGGAATTGCATAGCACTGACTCTATCAGACCCCACAAGAAATACAACTTCATTATATCCTGCCATCATCAAGTCTTGCATGATAGCGACTGGATCTTTTGGTCCTGAGTATATTTTACCACGATGTTCTGGAAACATCAAGTTCATGTAATGTAGTTTACGTTCAGGTTTGAGTGGGTTCTTGCCCTTAAGGTCAAACGACTGAGAAATGTAAATACGATAGTCATCACTACCAGCGATGCGTTTTACACCATCAAAGTTCTCTTTATGTCCAGTGGTTGGTGGTTGAAACCTACCAAAGGTGAAGTAGCACTTGTTACAATTTAACGCCATTGTTTCTGTAGAGTGAAGTTGTTATAAGCAAACTCAAGTCTGTTAACCAGTTTGATCATGCTTCCATCCTGATGAAGAACGTATCCCTCAGGTGTGGTGACCTTGTATCCGTTCTCAGTCTGAACAAATGTTTTGAATTGCTCAAGGTGGTCCAGTTTATCTATGATCTTTTGCTTGATCATTTGAAATTCTTTATAGAGAGCAAGCATTGCTTTGAACTTATATACATTGTTCAGTAGATAATTTTCACTCTGGTATACCAGATTGCACTTCTTCACTCTGTTGGCAGGTGTCTTGATCTTTGCCAATTCTTTCTGCATCTTGTCATCATAGAAGTTAACTAAAGCATAGATAGTCTCATCGATGTTACCTACGTTGCGTCGATCTCTAATCTCTGCATTAAAAAATTGCTTAAGATAAGAAGAAATATGAAATTTAGCATCACCAGTAGTGCCAAAGTTTGACACCAAGTCATCTAAGAAGGGACCACAGATCTGACACATACGTTCAATCTTTGTGATGTGTCTATTTAAATCTGCAATCTCTGTTGGCGTAAGAGTAACTTTGTTGATAGGAGTATCATTCTGGATACATATAACCTCTTTACTGGAAGCAACCTTAGCACCAGCTCTTGCTTGCATCTCTGCTAATACATTACCAGTATAGTGAGTGTGAAACACCACACCAATCTTTGCTGATCTGATTTGTTTGCCCAGAGGACTGTCTACAGGTGCAGCGTAGGTGATTGTGTTAGGTCGGAACATATAATACTGTGTTCCATCTACTGTTTTTGTCTCCAGAGTGTCATCAGTAAACAGCAGGTCACCCTGAATGACACCATCTATGTTCAGTTCTTGAAAATACCTGAGCGAATACTTAAGTTTTGTAGCAAGATCTCCTTCATACCAGATGTCAATCTGTTCTTCAGTAAAGCACATCTTAGGTTCTGTCTTATTGAAGACAGACTTAGTTCCTACAAAGAATAGACCAGAAGAAGGTGACTTACCACAGATAACTGATGGTGCTCCATCCCATTTTGTCTGAAGGAATCCAGTTGCATCTGCTTTTTTACCAAGCATCTTCATCAATTCTTTCAAGAAACTGACTGACGCATTGCATCCCTCAACTCCATAGTTGAGCATCTCATCTTCTAAGTGTTCTAAGTGCTTGAGTTGAGTTACGTTTGCCATTATTTTTTGTAGTAGTCTCCGTTACTGTGAGTGGGATAGACACCACCTTGTTTGTTTCTGATATTAAATTTGAAATCATATAGTTTAGTTTCAAAGATCATATCAATACGCTTCGCCTTACCGCCAGCGCCGCCATAGTTTACTTCTACATTATTACTTAGAAGAGTAGATGCATCATTCATATACTTTTCATCAATATGATAGAAGTGAAGATGAGATCCAGTGTAGTGGCACATCCAATATCCATATCCTACACCACTAGCAATCAGATCTTCAAGTGCTCTCTTACCTGCAGGAGTCAAGGTAGTCTGTGCAATGTGACCAGGGACTGTAGGACCAGTAGTCGTGCCATAGTTTCTAAAGACATCAAGAAACTTCTCATGATTAATGCCAAACATATCAAGGTATGTCTGACCATCAGAAGGAATCTCTCCTGCTTTTAATTTTCCTTCGGGGAAGAGAGAAATACTTCCTTTGCCACCACCCTTAATGCCACAGTTAAAGAATGATAAAGTGCTTCCAAACTTTACTGAAAGATATACTGGTTTGCCAGCAACTGTTAGAGTAATATCTGTGACTGTGGAACCAATATTATTAGTGGTAGCACCACCCGCAGAGATAATAATATTGTTTCCTTTCTTCTTCAGTGGTCGTTTTTGATTCAAATGACCTGCGCCTTCTGCTAAAGAAGGGGTCTCCCCATAAAATTCTGTAAGAGCGCCAATGATTTGATCTACATGATCAGCGTATTTAGATGGTCTCTTTTGCTCATTGATTCTTTCTTTGAGAGATTCAGTAAGATCTTCTTCATACTGGTTGCCAAGGTTGACCTTCTTGCCACCTTTAATTTGACCACCAAACTCACCAGTCTTTACAAAATCTCCAAGTTCTAATTCAAAAGTTTGACTACTAAATTTTCGTGGTATGTATTTTGACCTTGGATAACTAACGTCAAATACCATAGTGTTCTGACCACGAAATCCTCTCAAGCATTGTGCTTGAAACATCGCCATTGCTTCCACTTCAAGTGCTTTAGATTTAGCAATCTCATCAAACTCCATAGTGTTTGATGTTATTACTTTCTTACCTTGCTTAAAAGTAACTCTAAAACCATGCACCATAACTATCCCGACATCAGTCAGAAACTCATTGAGTTTACCATTCTGACCAGTTGCTTTGTCGAAGAACGTATCTATTCGGTTTAGGTATTTTGCTCCATTGCGAGCAAAGTCTCCTGCTTTCATTGTAAGACTCTTGTCTACAATAGTATTTAGAACGGAGGGAGGGAGAGTCGAACTCCCAAGGGCTTTAACACCTCAACTGTTTTCAAGACAGGTTCCGTCACCAATCGGATTGCCCCTCCAGATAATCCTTCTCATTCTGATAAGGATGTTTTTTCTGAGTCCAGATCTCATAACCTTCTACAAGATCTGGGATCAACCACTGGTCAACACGGTAGCAATACTTCCAGTTGACAGGTTGAATACAATTCATCACGACAACTTGGAAGAATGCTACCAAGTGAATCCAAAGTGTTTGCATTAATAAGATGCCTCTTGTGATTTATTTACCTCACACTCTTCACACTCATGACGAGTGGAATCGTATAGTTTTTCAAAGTCATCTTCTGTCAAACTATGTGCTACAACACCATTCTCGTCATAGATATGATACATCTTATCGATCATCTGCTGCGCGGTTTTCGGATTTGAAGACATTGAACTCTCCTCCTGGATAGCGTTTCTTGAGTTTGTTGACATTAGTTCCAATCACATCATCAAAAGAAACTTCGAGTGCAATACATGCTTGAGCAACATACCACATGATATCACCCAACTCAATGATAAGATGCTCACGGTTATCTTCATTCCAAGGTTTGCCTTGGAAAACCATCTTCTTGATGATCTCAAGAAACTCACCACCTTCAGCATTAATCCCAACGCCAGCAGTAAGGAGACGCTCAATATTGGCACCCTCACGATCCAACTCGCCAATACGATCAGCGAAGTCAACAAAGTTAGTTGAACAGTCTGAAGTGACTTCAGAAACAAACTCTTGATAACGCTCAAAATTTACTTTAGACATTGTTTAGATAATAAAAGAATTGAATTTATTGATGCGCTTTTGACGATCGGATATGTCATCAAAAGATTCGGTTGGGTCTTCTTGCTCAATAAGAGAGTCAACTGACGACTCCTCTTGAACATTATACAGCTTCATCTTGGATCTGTCAATACCAACTGTGAAACGTCGGAACATAGTGATATCATTGTATCGGTTCTTCAGTTGCTTAACCATGATGCGACCTGCTTGCTCTAATTCTTCTGTAGATATGAGTGCAAACATAAGGTCAGCAGTAGCAGGAAGACCAAAACTTTCAGAAGTATCAGTGAGCTCAACATCAGAATTCCCAAAACCAGAGCGTGTAGTTTGTGTTGCAGATACAATTGGAACATCATGTTCACATGCGAGTCCACGTAGTTCTTCAGCAATTGCTTTCACATACGTATAAGAGTTCACAATGTGACCCTTGTAACGAGCACTCGCACAAATATTTAGATAGTCAACAAAAACAATGTCAGGTTTAAATGACTTCTTCAACGAGAGTTCATTGAGGAGCGACTTAAAGTGACCAACGTGTGCAGAAGCGGTAGGGTATTCTTTGATGATAAGTTTGCCTTGCGTCTTTCTTCCAATCTCAGATACTCGGGAAGTGAATATCTGCTCTGGTAGTGCAGAGATGTCCCGTATGTTGACATTAAGGAGATTTGCGTCAATGCGTTCTGCAATCTTCTCCTCAGACATCTCACAGGTGACATAAAGAACGTTCTTCCCTTGGGTAAGAGCAGCAGCGGCGCAATGACACATAAATAAAGACTTGCCAACACCAGTTCCAGCGAGAGCAATGTTAAGAGTCTTATTTGGGAGTCCACCTTTGGTGATGGTGTTGAACTTCTCAAGATCGAAAGGAATCTTCTCTTCATCTTTGTGGTAAAACTCATAGCGTTCGGTTACATTTCCAACGTAGTCATGTCCTACATTTTCGTCGAACGATACTGCCAGGGCTTCTTGTAAGATACCTGGGATCGCATCTTTTGATAGTTTCTGATCGCCTCCATCTGCGACCTTGATCGATAGTAGTAGGGCGTTGTAGATGGCACGGTCTTGACACCACTTTTCTGTCGCGTCAGTAAGCCACTGAGTATCAACCCACTCTTCACTAAACGCTTTAATTGTTTTAACAGCGTCTTGATAAGTATCTTCAGTAAGGTCATTTCTGTTCTGTAGTTGTAGGATTAGAACTTCAGACGTTGGCATCTTATCATACTTACCAGAGAAGTCGTGGATTTCTTCATACACGACTCTCTCGGTAATGCTTTCAAAGTATTCTGCCTTGAGAAAAGGAACTACTTTGCGATAGAACTCTTCACTGTGAAGAAGATTCCTCAAAATTGTCAGTTCCAATTTCTCCGTCATCGTCTGCTGCTCCGTATAAAAATTCTTTTTGTGCTTGTTTGTCCAGGATGTCTAAGACTTCAGGGGTGAAGTATTCTTCTGGACTGGCGAGGATTTGTTTACCGTAAATTTTTTTGCCATTGACTTCGTAGCGACCAGCACGGTTGACCCATAGTCCAGCACGCTCTCCCAATTCTAACATACCATAGTAGCGTTCCAGACCACGCTCATCAAAGAAGAGACGAGTCTCCACTTTTGATCCTTCACGGGTCAGACGAGACTTCTTAGCCTCGCATCTGATAATGTTTCCGACGAGAGTCGTTCCATCTTTTTCTTTTTTCTTTCCAAGATATACGATTGTAGAAGCGGAATATTTGAGACCACTGCCTCCTCCCATTTCTTTTGTAGGGACATAAGCGCCGACGACATCATAGGTGTGATTAGTAACTAACAAAGGTATATTAGCCTTGCCGATCTTCAATGTCAAGATTCTGAAAACAGACTTAACAAGTTGTGCCTTGGTCATGTCACGAACGTTCTTGTCGTTCGATGCGTCCTCGACTTCTTTGTTGGTGGCAAGCATACCCAGAGAGTCTAACACAAACATCAATGGTTTGCGTTCGTCTTTGGGTTGTTCCATGTATTTGTCAACGATACGAACTGCTTGAGTTCTGAACTCTTCGATAGTATTGACTGGAAAAATTACCATACGCTTGGAGTCGATGCCGCGACTCTCGATCATCTGTTTACTAATGGCAGACTCAGTTTCAAAATAAATGACTCCAGCATCAGGATCAGTATCAAGGAAATTTCTAACGACAGAAAGACAAAAGAAAGTTTTTCCAGTCCCGCTTTCTCCCGCAAGAGCGGTGATTTTGTTTGAAGGAATGCCTCCAAAAATGCTACCACTAACGAGGGCATTAAAAATATAACTGCCAGTATCAACAAAAGATTCAACATCGCCAGCAGCAATCCCTTCGCTAACAAAGCTAGCGTACTCATTTTTACTGTCCTTTACTACAGTGTCTAAAAATCCCATAATTACCTCAGAAAAAACTTAGTAGAGAAACTTTCTTCTCATAATTCCAACCAATACATTCTAACACATTCTTGAGCGGTTCAAGGAATGACTTTTCAAATTGCAATTGATAATCAATATACTTATCAACATTAAATTCTTTAGGAATGTCACTAAAGAAAGACACACAGTTCTCTTGAAGAGGGTTGGGAGTCTTCAAATAAATGAACTTGATCTTCTCTCCCTCCTGAATGATGGGATACTTATTAGTTAGCTTGTTCTTACGAACATGCCAATTGTAAAGTAAGGATCCTCTAACATGGATGGGGGTGCCCTTCTTGTAGATGTCATGGTTGCACTTGTATTTGTTCAGACCATTACATCCACGAGGAAAAGCAATGTTTACATAGTCTTGCTTACGGGTGTCTTGTTTCACATAATCAATATATTCAATCAGATCATCGTTAGTCTTTGTTAGGATGATCTTAAATGCTTCCATCAATTTGTCACGATAGTATTGGGGTGTGGATGAGCGAGCAGTCTCAAGTCCCATGATCTTCATCTTGGGTTCTTTGTATTGCACACCCTCGCTGTTCCACACGTTCAAGATGTAACGCTTCTTCGCAGTCCAGATGCCACGGTTAGCGATGTTCTCACGCTTCATGACCATCTTCTGCTGGTATGCATTCATATACGATGCCAGTTCTTTGTAAGAACTTTCAATATATTTCTCAAGTTCCATCTGACACACCTTATCAAGGAACTTAACGACGCTAACATCAGTTTTCTCTCGCCCTTTGTATACAGAGTCAACAAGAGGACCCAGATTAAGATAGATACTGTCAGTATCTGAGGCAATAACGTAGTCAACATCATCAGTCTTTAGAATATTGTTTAGTTTCTCATTCATCTTATTCTCGATCCAGCGAATCGAGAGTTGACCAGACAACGTGATTGCCTCAGCGATCTCCAGTCGGAAGTATCTGAAGTGTTCGTTACCAATGGCACCATAAGCAGAGTTGAGAGAGATCTTCTTTGCCATCTGAATGTTATTGCAGCGGGCAATCTCTTTCTTTAGTTCAATGGTAGGAGTCTCCTCATACTGCTGCTTCGCCTTGAGCATACGCTTCTTGAAGATGACTCGCTCATCATACATCTTCTGCATCATCATAGGCAGGAACCCTTGCTCATTGTTCTTGTAGAACGTTCCGTTGGCAGCAAGACAGTTAATTAGATCAGATGTATCTATCTCTTGCTCAAGCAACTTATCAACAGTTGCTGTAGGGTGTCTGTTTGGGAGCAGGGTCTCTGGTGAGAGGTTATACTGCATAATGAGATGAGGATATAGACTATTAAGGTCAAAGCTGACAACCCAGTCATAAAATCCTGGCTTAGGTTCCTTAACGTATGCCCCAGCATACTTCGCATCTTTTCGTGCTTCTTTTTTGGGAGGGATTGCAATTTTTCTCTTGAGCAACTCGACGTAGATATAGTTATCCCACATACGAACCTGAGAAAATACATCCTCAAAGTTTACCTTAGCATCATATGCCATGGTGAATGCAAGTTCGAGTAGTTTCATCTTGTCATCCAACTGGTCAACCAGGCGAACGTCAATGATGTTGTATTCTACAAACTTCTGCCAGTCTTTAGTGTAGAACTCTTTGAAAGTATCATACTCACTGTGGTCAAGTTTCTTAGTGCCAAGTTCCACACTTGCAATGTGGTCAAGGCGATAAGATGCTTGGTTGGTGTAAGTGAACTTACGATACAGTTCGAGATAGTCAAGCGTAGCAATACCAGAGATGTCATATGCAATCTGCTTACGACCCTTGATATAGATTTCACGACAAAGAGTAGACTTCCATGGAGACAGCATCTTTGCCTCACGCTCGCCAATTACACGTTCAATACGCTTACTAATGTATGTCATATCGAACAACTGAACGTTCCATCCAGTGATCACATCTGGGAAGTTAGATACCCAATAGTGAATGAATGCATTCAACATACCAACTTCAGTGCTGAAATGCATATAATCAACATCCTTGTGGGAGTTGTCAAATGCATAGCGACCAAAGACTTGAATGCGTCCAGTATGACTATCTTTCAAAGAGATCAATAGAATCTCTTGATCGGCAGTCTCAATGTCAGGAAAACCATTCTCTGCTGCAGTCTCGATGTCGAGAGTGAACACACGAATCTGACTGGAGTCAAACTCGATCTGATCCTCAGGATATTCTTCTGCAATATACTGATTCAGATATCGAGTCTGACCACAGATCTCAAAGTCAGGAATGTCTTTGTGTTCTTCTACAAACTTTTTTGCATCACGAATACTTCCCTGCTTCACAGGGCGAACATTCTTGCCATCCAGAGTCTTCCAGCGTGAAGGTTGTTGGGTGGGCAGATACAGTGTAGGATTGAATGCTACCTTATCACTGAACTGAATTCCATTTTGGTATCCACGAACATGGATGGTGTTACCTGCTTGCTGAACACTGGTGTAAAACTTCATTCCTCTTTTGCTTTCAAATCATAGTATAGTGCCGAGAACATAGCGTCTGGTTCAGCAATCAATGTGATGTCTGAAGAACGCACAGCGATCTCTCGGTCCTCGCTGTAAGGAGGGAAGGGCACTGCCCCATCCTCCGTCACTTCACAAGGGTATTTTAGCATACAGTCGGGGTCTCCGAACTCTACACCAGGAATCTCTTCAACCTCTGCGACGATCCAATGACCGTCAAACTTGAGGAGTTTGATCATACAACTTCAGGAGTTACAGCGGGAGGGGTTCCTGCATCAGCAATTGCTTGTGCAACTGCTTGCTGCTGTTGTTGCCAGTTTGGAGTGTTCTCATAACCTGCTGCAGTTGCCGTCAACACTTCGTCTGCAGTAGGTACTCTATCTTCAGTAGCTACCAGGCTTTCAACTTTGCCACGATATGCTTGTGCCAATCCTTGATCAGGTTCTCCAATTGCAAGAACAGTATCATAAGGAACACGGAACTGGAAGTCTACAGAATAAGGACACCACTTGCTAAATTTAACTTGCAGATCCATTTTGCTGTTAGGATCATCAGATGAAATTAGTTCCAAAATGTAAGGATGAGACATCAACAAGCAAATACCACGCTTGTCATCTCCTTCTCCTTCAAAAACTTCTTGCAGTTGAGTAATCACTCGTTCGCCATTCTTGAAAACAATAATTTGTTCAGCCATAGTTCTCCAATGTTTCTATAAGTATAACATAAAATGCGAAAGGGGGCAACGCCCCCTGTGACAGATATTTATTTGACTTCGTATGTGGTTCGTTTCATGTGGTCTGGAATAATTTTCTCTAAACTAATAATCAACAAACCATCATTAAATGCTACGTCCACAACTCTAACATCGTCAGCGAGTTGCCAAGTCTCTGTAAATGATCGTCTTGATACTCCTTTGTGGAGGTATGTAACTTCAGGATCTGTTCCTGCATTTTTCGTGGCAACTCGGAGAATGTTTGATTCAGTAGATACTTCAATCTCCTCTCTTTTAAATCCTGCGAGAGCGATTTGAATTTCGTAATTACTGCTGTCATGCTTGATTAAATTATAGGGAGGATAGTTCTTATTATGACTCGTCATAGAATCGAGTCTATGGAACATATCACTCAGACCTACAGCGTGGGGTAAATAGATATCCCAAGTATTTGTCATGGCGGTTCTCCTTTATTTAAGCGAGATAGTTTTTATATGGACCCCGAAGGCATCCAATATTATTTAATCAAGACACAAAAAAACTGCTACGGTAAAAACCGTAACAGTTTGTAGGGTGTTCCGACTTGTAGAGTGACCGCACGAAAGGTCACATGGTTATTTATTCGGTTGCCTCTACTTTTTTGCGACCGATATTATACTTAGATTCAAGAATCCATTCTCCCTTATCTTTATAAGAAAGAACTTTAATCTGATTCAAAGGAGCAACATCTTCAATCTTAGTAGAACTTACAACTGTAATAAGACCCCAGTCTGATAGAAGTTGAGCAATACGATTGCGACGCTGAACATCATTCAATGACAAGTTAGTATTCTTTCCATCGAGAGCAAACAACTCTTTGAAGTGAACGATATAATACTTACCTTGCTTGTGTAGGATATGGCAAGACTGATAAAGTTTTCTGTCTTTGCGAGAGGCAACTCCAATGCGAGTAAGAGTTTCCCTCACTTTTAAGAAGTCATCTGGTTCGTTGAGAACAACTTCAACCATATCTGAAGGTTGCCAATCAATAGTAATTTCAGTATTCATTTTGCACCGCCTTTATCTAATAATTTTTTAATCTGCTGTAGTTCAGAATTAGTGAGAATTCTTAGAGCGGCGACTGCTTTACTATGGCTATAACCATAATATTGCTTCACCAATTCAATGTTCTCTACTGTGTCTTTTTTTAACCAAGGAGTAAATCTTTTTCTCGGCTTCAAACTATTTAGATAAAAATCATATTGTAGTTTCTTGTCCAAGTACCAGTGAATATTCATCTCATTTACAAACAAGATGCTATCAGTAAATCCAGACAGACACTTATTAATAATAAAAGGCGGGTATGCTTTTACAGCATCAGGATCACCATCAAGAATATTTTTCTTTGATTGGTTGATTGAGTTCAGGTAATCTTTCAGTTGGTACGTCATTCCAGTGTCTTACAGCGTTAGCAACAATAGCAATATTAGTAATCATATATGATAAAAAAATAAGGGTGCGAATAATCGCAACCTTATCTGATTCTCTGTCATTAGAAGACGCTTTCTCGCCAAGCGCCTTACACCACAGTCTCCACATTATACGAAAGTGTTTCATTAGAACTTAGCAGTAACACCTACAATTTTGGCATTGGGGTTGCGAGCAAGGGCAACCTCTCGTGCTTCTTGGTAGTCGCGGGCATAGACTTCTTCCTTGAAGACTTTACCAGCAACGTAGAGAGTAACTTCGCACTTCATGATGGTTCACCTACGATCCAGGTTAGGTAGTTGTGGAGGACGAGTTCCTTTCGTTCCGCCTGATCCAGTGTATACGATCCTACGCTCCTCATGGTGTAGGTGTGTGCAAATTCAGCAGCTGTCCACCCCTTGAAACGGTCTCGGATCAGTTGCGACGAGTTGTAGGATATAAGTTGAGCAGCAAGATAACGATCACAGTCAACAGCAAACTGGTCATGATCAAAGGACTTATGCATTGACCCGCGCTTGCCATACAGATTGCTTCCGATCTCATATGGGGGATCGAGATAGATGTAGACTGATTTGTCATCACAAAGAAGTTGTTCGTATGAGAGGTTGGTGATCTTCCAATTGGCAATTAGTTTTTGATACTCTGGCAGTCGGTCGATACCTGCCATTGAGAAGTTGCTGTCGCTTGCTTGTCTTGAAAATGAACTGGATTCAGAAAGACCCGAGAAAGAACACTTGTTAACAATATAGAAGGAAACAGCACGGTGGAAATTTTCACTGTCTTCCAGAGGTCTTGCAAGATATGCTTTGGCGTCAAGGAATAGAGTTCGAGCTGATCCTTGATCGGGATATCGTTGCTTGAGTTGGACGAGTTCGTTTCGAAGTTCTTGTCCATGATCTTGTAGTTCTCGCCAGAAATTATAGAGTGGTTCGTAAAGATCGTTTACCCAGATATCTATCTTAGGATAACGCTTAGTTACTTCCAATGCTACGGAACCACCACCCAAGAAAGGTTCACGATACTCACGAAAATCTTTCAGATCAGGAATATATTGGAAGAGTTTACTCAGGGCACGACTCTTGCCCCCAGGGTAGCGCAGTGGCGTCTTCAGTGATTTCAAAGTCTGGATCATGATATTTAAGGTATTCCCAAAAGGTCAGTTTCATTTCTTTGTGCGTCATACCGCAATGAGCGGCAGCAGCAGGTAGGTTCATTGTAGCACGAAACAATGCTTCATTTGCTTCTGCTACGTTCTGTGGTGTAGTCTTAACTTTCGCCATCGTCTACCATCTCAAAGTCTTCAATTTGTGCTGCAGAAACTTCATGCTCTCCAGCAACCAAATACCAGTGGTGACCAGCACGTTCACCCAAGTATTTCATCTGATCTTCTTCGAACATGTTCTCTCGCATTGCTGCCTGAATCTTCAGGTGGATTAGTTCTTCTTGTGTAGGAACGTTCATTTGAATTCACAACTCATCATAATTTCAGTAAGACATGCTAACAGGTTGATTTCCTGGTCAGCAACAAAAGCAATCTGATACTGATACTTAGCAAGGATCAGGACTACTTCTGGAATGTATTTGGGTTTGATGTTCTCGTAGATAGCATCGTAGATCTTACGCATGATAATGTTCGGATCATTGTCGATATTGTCCACGACCCATTTACGAACTGTAGAGAACTCTTTGTTCTTCAGGGAGTTCATCAACTGAGAAAGATTGACATCAGCAATATCACAAAGAATATCAGTATCAATCTTGCCAGTTGCTGCATGACGTTGTGCTTCATTGATTAGACGACGCCAGTCAGGATAGTAACGTTGGATCAGTTTGACAATCACCTTGTCCTGATACTCAACTTTGTTCTCATCCAAGATAGTCTTCAGACGAAGGAAGAACTGTCCTTGGAGTTGCTGCTGTTGCTCCTTCTGGATTCGGAAGTCAACGACCGTGCAGCGGGAGTGCAGCGGTTCAATGATCTTGTTCTGGAAGTTGCAGGTGAAAATAAAGCGGCAGTTGTTGTGGAACTCCTCTACGGCGGTTCTGAGGGACAGTTGCACGTCAGGGGTGGTGTTGTCTGCCTCGTCGATGATGACGACCTTGTGGGGCGCTCCAGAGGTCAGTGAGACTGTTGTGGCAAACTGACGGACACGGGTGCGAACGGTGTCCAAGAAGCGTCCCTCGTCGGAACCATTGATCACAATATAGGACGCACCGATCTCATCACAGACTGCTTTGGCGATGGTGGTCTTGCCAACGCCAGCGGTGCCAGTCAGGAGAAGATTGGGGATCTCTCCTTTTTCAACAAAACCTTTGAATGCTTTTTTGATATTAGCTGGCAGGATACAGTCATCAATCTTTTGAGGACGATACTGTTCTACCCAAAGGAATTTTTTCATCAAGGTTCGAGTGCAATATAATAAGTAAGATCAAGATTCTGATGCTTCCATTCAGAAATCAGATGCTTGGACACCTTAACTGAATAGTCACCAGGGTGAAGGCGAATGTTTTCAACCTTGATCGTCAGTTCATAATCGCCAGTGGTATCTCCTACCACAGTCTGAGAGTATGCATTGCTGGTGTCGTTCTCACTGTCACGAAGGTTGAGTGAGATTTCGCCTCCTTCCGAACAAAACACTAGATCGGGAAGATTATATACTGCTGCTGCTTTTTGAAGACTACCAAGGTCTTCTTGAGTCAGATTAAATTCGATATCGGCACCAGGAAACTTAACATCTTTGTTGGGTGCAGACTTAAGAGTGATTTCAGGATCGGAGAAGTAATACTTAGCAGCACGACCACGACCACGAATGTTGACAAAATTTGCATTGTCAAATTCAAGGGTCGGACTCTCAAACAGTGACAGACCAGCAAGGAACTGGTTCAGATCGTAAATGCCAAACGTCTGAGGAAAAGTTTCTTCACATGTGTATTGTGCGATTGCATTCTCCCCCACACTGATAGTCTTGAGTTCATTACCTTCTCGAATGAGGATAGAACTGTTGATGGTTGAATAGTTCTTAAGAACTTGAAGTGTGCTATTAGAAAGAATAACTTTGTTCATTGGGGATAGGGTTCACGGTTAGCGTTTTTATCATTGAAGTGCATCAGGAGCACAGCATAGTGTAGCACTTTCATGATGTCCATGCGAGCAGTGCCTTTCTTATCGTAGCGAGATGCATACTTCAAAATATTGCTGCGACAGAAAGCTTCTCCATCGCCACACGCTTCGATCAAATCGAGAGTTTGGATCTTGTCATCACCTGCCGAATAATGTGCTCGGTATGTGTTGGTGATGTATTGGCGCAACTCTTCGAGGATCGCGTCTTCATTATATTTGTAATTCATTCAGCGGTTCCAGATTAGTTGGATATTACTATGGTAGCATTCTTGAACGTTGCCGTCAAGATCTTTGACAAATAACTTCAGACCCTCGCCACCCAGGATCTTCACGGTCTTGCCGTTGTCAAGAACGGCAAGATGATTTACATAACCGTGAAATTTATCAGAATGGAGAATTGTCATTGTCTTCATTAGTTTCGTCAGTGTTTACTTCTGCATCGAGTTTACCATAAAGTTCAATAAAAGACTGCTTAGTTTCTTCATCGAAACGGTTTGTGCAAACCTTAATTGCCTTGAGGCGATCACCCCAAATAGCATATGCACGAATGATATGGGAGAGGCGGCGAGTGCTAATCACCTCATCAATGCCACCGTCATTGAAAGTTTTACGGATGACATCTGCCCAATCTGCAAGTTTGGCACAGAATTCAGAATCACTAACACCAACAGTAGAACCAAGACGCTCAAGAATTTTAGTTTCTACTTTTACGGTGGGATATTCTTGCTCGAAGGTCAGGGCAAAACGCTCAAGAAATGCTTCGTTGAGAACATTGGTGCCAATGAAGCGACCATCATCACTACCCTTGCCCTTGGTGTTGGCAGTAGCGATGATATTAAATCCAGCTGCAGGTTGAACATATTGACCAGTCTTCTTGAGGAACAAACCTTTACCTTCAAGAATAGACTGAAGACACATGATCTTATTAGATGCCAGGTCAACCTCGTCTAAAAGCAGCACAGCTCCGCGTTGAAGAGCCTCCACGACGGGTCCATTATGCCAGACAGTTTCGCCATTAACAAGACGGAACCCACCAATAAGATCATCCTCGTCAGTCTCAACGGTGATGTTTACACGAATGATTTCTCTATTTAGAGAAGCACATGCTTGCTCAACAGAGAAAGTCTTACCGTTACCAGACAGACCAGTGATGAACACTGGATAGAAAATGCGAGAAGAGATGATTTTCTTTAGATCGGTAAAGTTCCCGAACGGGACAAAAGTATTATCTTTCTGAGGGATAAGAGTCTGATGTGTGTGATCGGGAACATTCTCAGTTGCCACAAGTTGTTCACGAACTTCGTCAACAGTAAGATTCCACTTGCCACGACCAACATTATACTGACGCAAACGCTTGACAGCAGTAGGATAAGATACGGAGAAATGATCGGCGGCGGCACGAACATGGTCTGCATTGATATCAGAACCGAAGGTATCGGTTAGGTATGAAGTAATTTGAGGGGTGGTCAGGTCAGACTTGGCAGGCATTGGTGTCTTGCGTTGATGAGTATATTATACACAAAAAAACCGCCCTTGCAGGGGCGGTTGGGACAGTTTCAAAATTGGATCTTAAAACCGTTTGGAGTCTCAACTTGCTTGGCACCCATCTCGGCATACTGTCGAACTGCCTCTACCTCTTCATTAGAGATTTCTGGTGCCTGTTCTTTAATTGTTTCTACAGTATCAAAGATCTCTTCTGTCTGCCTAAAGTTTGTGTCTGGAAAAATATTAGGGAATCTATGGCGATGAGAGTCGAACATACTATGACCCTTATTGTTTGTAAACCAGTCAGAAACATTGTCTTGGGCAAGTTTAAGATCTGCTTCTGTGAACTCTGGATACATTTCGCGAATGGTTTTCTTTACAAAAGTAAAGTTCTTTTTATCAGAAATTTCCCTTGGTTTTAAAGCACCAATGTTTTGCATAAAAGCAATCTTACAGATTCTCTCTGCAGTTTTCCAACGATTTTGAAGATTGAAGTCTTTGTTTTTGTATTGAAGTCTGGAAACTTTGCTCATTTTGAATCAAAAAAAGTAACTATTGCTTGTTTAAATTATAACGGTATATATGTCCGTTGTCAAGAAATTAAGGAGATAAAAGAGTTAAGGATCTTTTTGTTGTTTTGTTTCTTTGACAGCATCTTACGAAATGCAGAACGAACTTGTGTCTTAGAAGCACCAGCTTCTACTTCAAACTCTGTCTCTTCTGTATCAGTAACTTTAGCATGAATAGCGTAGAGAGCATCATAGGAAATTGGATTGGGAAGAACTGCACTCTTTTCTTTCTTCCATTGCTTCTGCATGTTGATAAGATCATCGGTGTTGCTTTTACAATAACGATGATAGAAACTGGAAAGTCCACTGGATTCGATGATTCTAAATCCCATGACGTTTACACCAGGATTGTTTTCTTTTAGATTCTGAATGAAAAGATTTGTCGCATCAACAAATCCATAATTTTGAGCATAGGTGCGACCGATCTTACGGTCACGTAAAATAACGTCTCCTCCGTCAATGCGTCTTGCAGAAACACGAGTGGACTCTCCATCAGATGTAAATACTTCGGCACCATAGGTAGTGCCACATGCTTCTCCGTCAGTAAGAATGCAAAGGTTTACTTTATTGACACCAGTTGTTTTTTTGAACTCGGGAATAAGATCTTTGGTGATAAGAATAGATTCGTTCAAAGGAGTTCCAGACAATCCCATGCCAATGGTAGATGGATAAGAAACATAGTAACGCATGGCAAATACTTCGTTCCAAATGTTGATGCACTGGCGCTCCCAGTTCTTGGAGTTAGAACGAGAAGAAAGAATATTAATCATACGAAAGAACGATTTGTTTACGAACACTTCGTTCTTCTTCAATTCTTTTTTGTAAGAATAATATTCTTCATTTGAAATTTCAGGGGGTTGATCATTTATAGCACGTTCAGCAGCAATCCACTCGTTAGTAAATGCATAGACCTCAAAAGGAATACCAACTTTTTTACAGAACATGCACAGAATCATCAATTGCTTGACTGTTGGCATCATGACACCATTCATGGAACCAGACCAATCAAGGACGAAAATCATACCATGGTTCTTTCCTTCAGGAATAACGGTCACTTTCTTGAACAAGTCTTCATTGTATTTGTAAGTATGCAGTTTGCTGCAATCAAGAACTCCAGTACGGGAAGACATAGAACGTGAATATGCGTCTGCTGCTTTCTTGCATTCAAACTCTTTGACAAGATAGTTGACTTCTTTCTGAACAGATTTTTTGAACGAGCGATACTCAGATGTTGACCACTCGTACTTTTCCATTTCTTCATCTTTGCATTGATCAATCCAGTCATGGACTGTAGTCCAGTCAACAATGTAGTTGGCAGGATTAAACTTAGGAATGTCAACATAAACAGTGCGATTGCCACCAAAGCGATTGCTCAGACCTTCAGATGCTTGATCAAATGATTTCTGAGTCTGAGACTCACTAAGTTCTCCACCACCACTGCCAGGCAGTTCAAGTTCATTCTCTTCTTCGCGACGCTCTGCTTCTTCAAGCATCTCCTCATGCGTCATAGATTCACCTTCTTGCTGATCAGGTTCTTCACCATCGGTGCTTTGTGTTTCAGATGCGTCAGAACCACCATCACCACCAGACTGAGGAATGTTTGCAAGTTCCTCCATCTGCTTTTGTTGTTCTTTAGCAAGTTCCCACATTTTTTCTGCTACTGCAACTGCTTCATCGAAGGTCTCTGCTGCAGCACATTCGTCAACCAGAACTTGCTCAGTTGGATCAAAAGAAATACTAACACCCGCAGTGCCAATCTTAAACCAGAGGTTAACGCGATCAATAAATTTTAGTGCATCAAGATCTTCGTCAGCAATACCAAAAAAGTCTTGTGCGTTTAGTTCGCTGTAACCACCATAGAAAGTTTTGCGAAGACCAGGATAACGACGCTTCATTAGTTTTTCAACACGAGCATCCTCAGTGACATTTACATAATCACGGGGGCAAGAGAACTTGTTCCATATAGGGGTGTAGAGAGCGTGACCTACCTCGTGACCTACCAACAAGTCATACACAGTGTTGGAAGCACGATCCCATTTGGGAAGAGTCAGAACACGATCATCCACATTGAAGGATGCAGTAGAAACATTCTTGTGCTCCACTACAAGGTTCTCGGTAGCGAGCAGGCGGGCAAGGTTACCTTTGATCTCTTGGGTGGTCATGGCGTCTCTCTTGTTGATGCCATTATTATATACAAAAAAAGAGGACCCGAGGGTCCCCTTAGTCCAGTTTGCTAACTGTCTCTCGGATGACCGAGTAGTTCTTGACCTTCTCTACGTTGAGAGTTCGATCATACTTATCGTTCATCTGTTCTTTATGGGAAATGACATACACCGAAATGTTATCATCAAAGTTTCTGAGGATCCAACCAAGATCGCTTCCTCCTTGCTGGTCAAGGGATCCATCAAAGATTTCATCTAAAATAAGGAGGTTAGTATCCACGCTATTCTTAAGCTTAGCAATACTGCGCCAAGTGAGCAGAAGAGCGATATCGATACGAGCTTTCTCTCCCTCACTGAAAGAGGCGTAGGAGAATTGATCTCGGAAACGCGATTTGATTGTTTCTTCAAAGTTTTCATCAAGAGTAAAGTTAACATAGAAGTCCATACCTTGAAGATACTGATTAATCAGCTTGTTCATCACAGGCAGATACTTCTTTATTATTCTAGTCTTAATTCCATTATCTTTTAACAATCCAGCGGCAACACTTAACATGTCTTTATCTTTTTTAGACTCAGACAACTGGAAGTTGAGTTCTTTTTTCTCCTCAACAAGTGTTTCCAGTTTGCTGTATGCTTCTTTCTTGTCCCCACCACCAGACTGTAGGTCTTTGATTTCTCTTTCAACATCTCCAATAGACTTACGAATCGAATTGATTTGAAAGTTTGCTTGAGAGATTGTATTGTTATTATCAGTAATTTCCGAAGAGAGTTCATTCCATTTATTAAAACGTTTCTCTTCTTCACCGATAGCAGAAAGAATCTCATTGTAACCTACAGTCAACTCATCCAGTTTTGTTTTACCAGATGAAATTTTATCTGTTCTAAATTCATCAGAAAGATCTTGTGTGCATGTAGGACACACATGATTCTTTTCAAAGAACTGATGTTCTTTTTGACATGTTTGCAATTTAGAACTTAGTTTAATAAGAAATGTGTTCAGTTTCTTAAGTTTGTCTGAAGAAGTAGAATACTCGACAATTTGTTTGTTGAGTTGTTTAATAACATCACTTTTTTCTTTAATAAGAACGTGTTGTTTATTTTCATCTTCTAAAAGTTCAGAAATCTTTTCTTCTTTCTTAGAAATATCTGCTTTGTTTTTCTTGTCCAGATCAAAAAGATAGTTTTTCTGGAGATTAATCTTCTCTTTCAGAATGTCAATTTGATAATCAAAATCTTTGATTTCATCACGGTTCTCTCGGATCTTATCCTTGAGAAGCACATTCATCGTAGAGAAGATTTGGATATCCAGAATGTCTTCAATGATCTCTCGTCGTTGAGCAACAGGAAGACGCATGAATGGAACGAACGTGGACGAACCTAAAACTACAATCTGTGTGAATGATTTGTAATTCATCTTGAGCACGTTCTGCTCAAAGTTTTTCTGCTGGTCTACTACGGTAGACTCTTGATTCCATAACTGTCCGTTGCAATAAATTTCAAACACATTAGGTTTGATGCCACGAACAACCTTGAATTCCTTTTTACCAACACTGAATTCAATCTCAGTTACACAGTCTTTTTCGTTGATGCTATTGATTAGCATTGGTTTGTTTATCTTTCTGAATGGTTTACCAAACAGAGAGAAAGTAAGGGCGTCAAGAATTGTAGACTTACCTGCTCCATTCTCACCAACAATCAAATTGGTTTTGCTTGCGGTGAGATCAACTTCTGTGAAGACGTTGCCCGTAGACAAAAAGTTCTTCCATCGTATAGTTTTAAATATGATCATAGAACAACATTATCAGGGGGTATCAACAGGTCGTCTGGAGTTATTATAGCATACTTCTGATCTTTTTCATCACAAGCAGCAATGATTACTTCTGCATCTATGTCAGTAATAGTAAGAGGAATATCTTCTTCTTCTGACTGGTCTACAATCATACCATGGTAGCGTTCAGCATCATCATACTCTTCAAAGATAGGAATGACTTGTTCGCCAACATCGTTGACCAAAGAGAACACGCCAGTCGCATGACCTTTAAGAGTTAAGATAAACATCATGCTACTTCGCAACTTTCAATATATAGAGATTTCATAAGACCTTTGAGTTCAGTCTTATTTACGGACATTTCTACTTCATCAATGTATTCATTGAGAAGAGTCATCGTATCCTTCACCTCTAAGTTTTCATCAGCATCTGTTAGATCATCTTCTAAAAGAGTTTCGGCAATTTTGACATCGTGAGCGCCTACGTTGTAAAGACGATCAACCAATGTTTCAAACATGTTGTAGTCTTGTTTTTGCTCGACAATGACTTTGACGAACATGTCTTTATAATAAGACACATCTTGTTTGTTGTAGTCCACACTGGTGTCATCGTAAAAGATCTTCTCAAAGATTTCAAAGGGATTTGGGATAAACTCAAGTTCATCACTTTCAGTATCGTAGATATGGAATCCGCGAGTGTCTTTATAATCATTCCAGTACATCTGATAAGGGTTGCCAAGATATTGGACGTTTCCTTTCTTTGACTTATGATGGAAGTGTCCAGACCACACACGCTTGAAACGATGAAATAGTTTAGGATCCATTCCATGATCCATTCTCATGCCTGGCGTTACCTCAAATCCATTGAGTTCAAGATGACCGCAACAAATTTCTGCTTCACTTGTTTCAAGTAATCCAAGAATTTGTTCTTGGTTTTCTCTGTTGATCCAGGGGAGCATGAGGAATTTTTTACTTCCGAGTTTGAGGTGCTTTGGTTCTGAGTAGATTGTGATGTTGTCATACTGTTTTAAAAGTAACTCAGGTGAATTGACTTTGTTTGTGTTCTTATAATATACGCAATGGTTTCCCAATAGCATATGAACTTTGTAATCCTTAAGTCGATCAAAGTAATGTGTTGTTACTCGATTACAAACATTATAATCCATCGACTTGCGATTGTCGAATGTATCACCAAGATCTATGATGGTAGTAACACCTTTTTTCTCAAGTGTTGGAAAAAATACTTTGTCATAGAATCTTTGAAAGAAGTTCCAGAAAGCAAGGTTTCCTTTTCTGCCATCAAGATGCTGGTCTGTGATAAGTGCGACTTTCATAATTTACCTCCAACAACTCCATCATTTACAACTCTACTATTACTTTCACCCCATCCTTCTTGCAGACCTTTGAGATAAAATCTTGTAGCATTAATACATTGGTCTTCGGTCAGTGCAGTTATAAGTTCTTTATTTTCTTTTGTGCAACTGTGCCAAACTCCATACTTAGTTTTGTATACGCGAAATGTATCGTCAATCCAATTAAATTCACTCATCGATTCATTCTGGTTTCAATGTTTTCTTTGATGCTACCCATGTCTGAGTATGACATATTCATTCCTGCCATGTCACCTTCAAACTTTTCTGTATACATCACTTCTTGATATCCAGATCTTTCAAGAATCTTTCCTTTGATTTCTAACTGTTTCTTTTCTTTTTGAATACGACGCAGGAAGGCATAGTAAATGATTTGCGTGAAATACGCAAAAGGATTGGAACTCTTTTCAGGATCAAAGTTATCAATGTACTGCAAGCAATTTTCAATTCCATCACAGATCATGTCCTCACGGAACATGTAGTTAACAAAGTTTGGTTTGTAAGACAGGTGCGTGGCAATCTTTAAGAAGCATTCTCCTAAGTAGTTTGTAACACGAGGTCGTGGTTTACCCAACTCCTTAGCACGCTGAACTTTGCTGCGATACTCCGTGATGGCAGCAAGGAACTCTTTGTTATTAACGTAATACTCTTTGTTTTTTGTTCTTGCCATGCACTGTTTGATTCTCAAAACATTATAGTTGATTCTCAAATGCTTGTCAATAGGGCTTGACAGATCCTCAGAAACTCAGTAGAATAACTCTGTTAAGGGTTCAAAGATAATTAGTATCTATTAGCTTCTTTTAAATAGAGATTCAAGATTCTTCTTTACTTCCTCCACAGAACCAATATAACCATTGTTTTTTAGTTTACTTGGTTTCACATCATTATCTTCACTGAAATTATCTTCATCAAGATTACCAAGATAAAAATTCTTTATCTTTTCATCTAACTCTGTCATGGTGATAACTTGTTCCATACGAATGATAAACATATCTTCGTATGTTGCTTTCATCCATTCTTTCAGAATAAATCCTGATACATTCTTACCATTTTTTTTACTGAAATGATGTTCAACTAATAATGGTTTCTCAATAAGAAGGGAGTCCTCTTCTCTAAGATATGAAACCTTAGCAAGGATCTCCTCTCCTGATCTTAATTTAATACTTGAATAGAATTCTTCTTCCATTTATTTTCTTAGATCTACTTTTACTTTTTCATATTTGAAATTCTCTTCTTGATAGATCTTCACTCGTTCGTATAAATGCCTCAGTGTGTAATTAGATCTTTTATCGTTAGAGATGTCATCAGCAATATCATATAATGTTGCAATGTCTTTTCCTTCACCTTTCCTCAGGACTCTACCGATTGATTGGAGGTTACGAACTCTTGATTTGGAAGGTGATGCGAATATAATGTTGTGGAGTCGTTTGATGTTAATACCTGTACTAAAAGTGCCATAAGAAGCAATGATCACTGCATTGTTTTCCTTTTCAGCAATTTGTCTGACCTCTTCGCGGTCATCAACATCAACAGAACCATGAACGAAGAAAACTTTTCTGTCTTCTCCTACAAGGTTATTTATCATTTCATAAAGAGGTTCTCCGTGCTTCTCCACATAGTTGAATAGAACCAATGTATTGCCTTCGAGATCTGCTACCAGATTTTTGATGAGGTTATTTCTCTTTTGACATGTAACGAGATACTCCATCTCTGCATGGTAGTCCTCAAAGTATTGATACTCATGCTTACACATAAGGATCTTGATTCTGAAATTAGACAAGTATCCTTGCTTAATTAGATCATCTGTCTTAGTTACTTTCTCACACTTACCAAACAATCCTTCCAGCACCCACTTGTGAGTCTTGCTACCATCAAGGGTGCCAGTGAATCCGAAACGATACTTGGCGTTATGAAGTTTGGTCATGATTCCTGTGAGGGACTTCGACTTAAAAAGGTGTGCCTCATCTCCGATAACACAATCAATGTCATCAAAGTATCTCTTTGGGAATTTGTAAATGGACTGCCATGTGGAGATGATAACTGATTTGTCAGTATTCTTATCTTTGCCTGAATATATGGTATGACAGTGTTCATCGGCAGACCATCCATAGTCTTTAAAATCTTTTAACATCTGTTGCACAAGAGAAGTGGTAGGAACCACGATGAGAATCTTCTTCTTGGTTGCAACATAATATCTTACGATACTATAAATCATCAGCGACTTTCCTGAACCTGTTGGAGACAGGAACAGACCACGGTTGTCTTTAAGTGCGCGATATACAGTATCGTATTGATAGTTGCGTGGAGTGATACCATCTCTGGTAATGCCATCCATAAACACTTTAACGCCCCCAGGAGACACGAAGTCGTTGCTCTCCTCTACATGACCATACCAGTCGTTATTCTCGTAGGAGACGCTGTAACGACGCTCTGCTGCCCATTCATTGAGATGGGATAGTAGACCACCATACAACTCTCCTGTGCCAGGAGAATACAGTCTAATCATCCCATCCCAATACTTGAAGCGTGGTTGTCTTTTTAGAAACTTTGCCTCTGGGAGTTCAAATGAAAAGTAATCAGATAGTTCGTGGTGAATGTGTGGTTCTGACTGGAGAGTCAGATACACTTCGTTCTTCTTTTTTACGATGATGTCGGACATTAGTTTCCATTAATAAATCTCTCCCATTCAATCGCATTCTTCACATGATAATTACGCTGTGCAATCATCTTCAAAACGTTGTCAAGATAAAACAGTATCTGATCAATGAACTTGATCTTTGCTTCTATGTTGATCAGGTCGTCATCTGATTCCAGATAGACCTTCATCTTTTCTGAAGTTTTAATACTGTTACCAAATGGTTTCTCTGCATAAGTGCGAGCATCTGCTTCACCTCCATAATACTCGCGCTTTTCTCTTAAGAGTTTACGTGCCTCAAACTCAAGAGACGTTTTGATTTGTGAAAGATCCGTGTAATGGTTTAAGTATTTATTGTGTTGGAAAGGGATCTCCATTGAGATCTTTCCTAAATCTGTAGTATACTGTTTGTTCTTAAACTCGTGCTCGACGTGACTATCTTCTGCCCACTGGGTTTTAATTTTTTCAAAGCGTTGATGTAGTTTATCAAAATTCATTAGTTAAAGTTTCTGTCTCGTATAGTATAGTTAGTATACTTGAATGTGACCTGTGCTGTAAAGTATTCCTGATCAGTTTGTGTAGCATCAAATGTTAGACCTGTCAGACTGATTGGAAACAAACGCTCAAAGTCAATGATATGATTGATATTGTAAGAAGAAGTAGTGATATGAAGTTGACCAGCAGAAAACTCAATCTCATCTGGTGAATGATTTTCGGCACCTCCATTCTTCCTAATCCAATCGTGGACACTCTTGTAGTTTACAAGATCTTCATCCACGATAAACTGTAATGTAAGATCTCCATACGTTACACCACCACCAGGAGTGACAGGAAAGTTTCTAAAACGTGTAGGAACTTCTGTAAACGGCATATTGATCTCAGGGATTCCTGCGCTTTGACAGAAAAAATCTACCCCCTCAAAGAGTTCCAGTTTGAGTTGGAACCCCAAAGGAGATAGATAATTTCTATTAGTAGGTTGTTCTTTATACCAAGCAGCAGGCATTTGTCAGCTTCCCAAGCAATACTATTTATGTGCCAGTTCTTAGGCGAGCATAATTAAATATTTTTTCTGGGATGTTGATGCCTAACGCTTGTTCAAACCCCTTGAACCCAGGGGATGAGTTTGCTTCACAGACTTTGTATCCATCGCTATGGAATAATAGATCAACACCAGCAATGTCAAGATCAAGAACTTTTGCAACTTGAATTGATAGCATTTCCAATTCGTCATCAATGTCATATGATTCCCCTTTACCTCCTCGGGAAATATTGGCTTTAAAAGATCCATCTGTAGAGGTACGTTGCATAGCACCGATTACTCGACCACCAATTACGATAACACGTAAATCACGTCCTTCGGAGAACTTAATGTACTCCTGGATAATCATGCTTGTCTTTCCATCTAACGATGAAATAAGTTCTGAGAGATCTTCAAATTGTTTAGCGTTCTCGCAAAGATAAACTCCAGCACCATGTGATCCTGTAACTACTTTCAAGACACAAGGAAACCCAACTACTCTTTCAACTAACTCTGCTTTACATGGAAAACGAGTGAGCATCGTTTTGGGGATAGGAAGTCCTGCTTGTGCCAGAATCTGGTTAGCATACATCTTATCCTTAGATGCTTCAATTGCATTTGAATTTGGTAGTGTTGGTACGTTTAGTCTTTCAAACTGTCTGAGAACAGATAGATTAAAGTAACCAGTACCGCTCCCAGTACGAGCAAGTAAACTGTCTGGGAGAGCAACAATATCATTGCGAAATCGAATGGACTTGCGATCATCTCTAGAAACAATCAAGTCGATTTCATCAGCAAAAGCTACTGTGAAATCAATACCATATTTATCTGCTTCTTCGATAAATCTTTCACGTTCATACATCTCAGTTGTGAGACGATTGCCAAGCATCCATAGTTTCATTTATAATATGCCTCGTAATATTTTACGATTCCACTTGAATTTGGGTTACCTTGACTAACCCAGTCATGGCAACATTGAGTAATACTTTCCATTGTGTAGATTGGTTCTCCATTTTCATTAAGTTGAGATCCAAATCTGTTTAAAAGAATGGTGTAAACTTTCTGTCTCAATTCCATGCGCTCTTCTGTGTAGCGCCAGTCTTCATTCATCATTTATGGGTTCATAAAGGGGGCAAGGTTCTTCCATCAGAACATCAATTTTTGCTCTGGTGGTTCTATCATATAATAATTTATAATCTTTTTCTTCGAAAAAATTATCTATGAAATCTAAATCTTTCATCCTGAGTATTCGTTTAAAATATCTAACATTCGGTTTAAAGCATCGTGAGCACCATCATGCCATTCGGCAGACTTAGCATAGTGGGTGCCATTGTATAGTTCGTTTTTTATTTTATATACTCTTGCAAGAATGTCAACTTTACTCATTCTACTTCGAGGCATTGTTACATTCGCATTATACTATTATCTATAAAAAAAGGGGACCCGAAGGTCCCCCTGTGTTGATTTGTGAATAAGGATCACATGAGGTTGGTAACTTGTACTCTTCTGTAGTACATGTTTGCATTCGCGGTGAGAGCCTCGCCATCGGGGGTGCCGTTGTAGAGACCGTTGGTGGTGACGAATGGGTTGCTGACCATGCCGTAACGAGTCTTGAAACCAATTTTTGGTTGGAAGTTGTTAGGATCGATCGAGCGAACCATCTGGAGGGGAACATATGGGCAGTAGAATAGACCTGCGTCATATGGGGAAGTGCCCTTGTAACCTACGACATAGTAGTGCTTGTCGGTGAGGTTAGCAGCATAAGGATCAACATAGACCTTGATGCGACCGTTGATGGTTCCAACTGCGAGGTTGCCAGTGTCATCGACAGTGCCGATTGCAGGACCGCCAGCACCAGACAGACCGCTGCTGTAGTCGAGAACGCCTGCCATTGCCAGCGCCGAAGCAACGTCAGCAGAGCAGATCAGGAAGTTGCCCTTTCCTCTACGAGTCTCTTGTGCAATTGCGTTGCAATCACGCTCGATTTGGAAGAGAAGACCTTTGAACTTCTCAACTGACCAACGACCGTTGGAGTCAACGTCGAGGTCGAAGATGCCTTGGTTAGCAACGTTGTTGAGAGCACCTTTCTTTGCAACGGTGTAAACGCGACGAACAACTTCACGGTTGATCTCTGCGAGAACTTCGCTGGACAGAATGTTAGCGAGCTCTTGCTCAGCATCAAGACCATGGATCGCCTTGAGGTCTTGTGCCAGTTCCAAGGTGTATTCTGCTTTGAGAGCTCTGGACTTAGCAGTCACAGAAGTCTTCTCGATGCTGAATGACATCTCACGGAATAGGTGAGTTGACTCACCCATCTTCTCAAGATCTTCGCGTGGGAAACCTTGCTTAACTTCATATGCGTTAGCAGCAGGGGCTGCGTCGTTCAGAAGAGCAGGGTTGTTGCCTTCAGAATCGCCACCAACACCAGCACCTGTGCGTGGGGTGTAAGCAGGATCGCCAGTTACGTTGTAACCAGCAGTGAAACCAGTGTCAGGCTCGTTGAAGAGTGCCTCTTCGCCTGCTTGGTTGTCGTAGCGTGAACGCATTGCAAAGATAAGTCCAGTAGGACCGCTCATGGGTTGAACGCCACAAACGTCGTATGCCATCAGGTTAGGCATTGCACGACGAACGAGGCTGATTAGAACGGGGTCGAAACCAGCAAGACCACCAGTGTTAGCTGAACCCAGTGCTGAACCAGCAGGGTCAATAGTGCTAGCGCCAAGGCTGTTAACTGCTACTTCGTTTAGCATTCCACGCTCTTCGCGTAGGAATCTTTCTTGGTTTTCCAGGAGGACCGAGGTCACTGCTTTCTTATAACGGTCTGCAATAGGAGCAGCTGCTTCGTTATTCAGAACAGGTGACCACTTTTCCTGGAGATGTTCTGCGTTAAACATTTGTTTCTCCGAGTTTTTTGTTAGGAAATGTGGATAGTATTATTTATGAAATCACTGATTCCAGCGAGACATTGCGTTGATGTATGCTGCCATTGCTGGTGATACATCATCGGTGCTGCCTTCGACAGGAGTTTCATCTGCAACTTCTGCTTTGGTTACCGACTCCTTAGTGAAGTAGGATTCCTTGATGGTGGTGAGTTTCTTTGAGAATTCTTCCTCGGTGGTGTACTCAACGCCCTCAGCAAGAGAAGCGAGTTTTTCTTTTTGAGTATCAGCAAGACCTTCTGCAATTGCGTTAACAATTACTTTCTTGCTGGACTCATTAAGACGATTTTGAAGTTCAATATTGCGCTTGACCTGTTCGTCGAGACGCTCCTCCATCTTACAAAGATCTTCAGTCAGTCCTTCGAGAACGTCAACTTTCTCATCGGGAACTGCGATATAATGCTCTTCAAAGAGATTCTTCAGACCAGCAATGAAGTCTTCGGAAATCTCATTCTTGATACCGCGATCAACAGCAACTTGATTCTCCTCAAGCCACTTGGTGATTGCGTAGTTGAGGGTGCCCTCTACTTCTTCAGCGAGTTCCTTCTTAGAAACTTCGACTGCCTCAGCAAGTTGAGCAGCGAAAGACTCTTCCAGTTTCGCCCACTCTTCGTTGAGTTTGGAAGTAACAGCAGCCTCAAAGATTACCTTTGCCTTAGCAGCAAAGTCTTCGGTGAGTTCAGTGCCCTCGGTTAGAGCAGCAACGTCTGCACTCATGTCTACCGACTCAAACTTAGGTTTGATGGGGTAAGTTACGCTACCACCCATCTTAGTTCCATAAGCAATTTCTGCGCCGAACTTAGGAGCAGTGCCATTAGGAAGATCGGTGTTAGATGCGCCACGGTTGGGTTCGCCAGAGATACCACCAGAAATAGGAGCAGCAGCCTTAGCACCAGGGTTCTCATCGCCATCCTCATCATGCTCATGAGGAGTTGTTGTAACGCTATTGACTTCAGCAGGTGCTTTTTGACCAATAGCAATTCCTGGTTGAAGAGGTGCAGCATGACCAGTCGCACCTTCGCCTGCTGCTGCCTTAGCATTTACAGCGGTGTTGGATTGACCTGAGGCAGCAGCATCGCCAGGGAGCACAGCAGCAGTCACTGTAGGCATAGGATCTTGACCTGCTTCGGAAAGAACCGATGCGTGCTCACTAGCAAACTCCTCAAATTTTTCGTTTAACATATCTGACATTTGAGTTTCCCCGTGTTCGTTGTTGATTTAATCTATAGTTTATTTATGAATTTAATTAATTAGAGCGCGGAAAGAAAACGCTCAAACGCTTTAAGTGTTGCTTCTTCAAGCGCAATGCGAGAAGAGTTATCGATCTCGGACTTCATTTCTGCAATTGCTTTCTCTTTGAGAATACCGTTGTCCCAGACCCATTCTTTACCTTCCATGATGCCATTGACAAAAGCATCAGGTGCGGAAGGATCAGCAACGATATCTGCTGCGGTTGCAAGCATGAAATCGTCCATTACATAGGATGCACTTTCCTGACGGTCGATGCTACCCATGCCTCTTGAAGAAACGCCAAGTTTGACGCCTTCACCAAGAAGAGACTTGGCGATGTTGCCCATTGGTGTATCAAGAATTCTTGCTTTACCAATGAAGTTTGTTCCTTCTGCTTTCAATGATGTGATTCTATGAGAAACACGATCAAGGTTGACAGTAGGACCATCGGGGTGCCCGAGCTCACCAAGAGCACGTCCCTTTGAAACATACTCTTCATTGTAACGACCTACTTCTTTTTCTAATACGGAGAAAGGATAGATACGTCCGTTACGATTCTTGATCTCAGACTGCAAGAAAACACCTTCGATATAAAGGTGCTGCTTACCATCTTTTTCTTCGGTAAGAATCTGAATATCTTCGATGTTTTCTGTAATTAGTTTCATTCTTCTTCTTGTGTTGGTTCGTCAAACAAACTATTGGCAACTATTTTTTTGTAGTCGTCAATTGCTTTCGATGCTTTACCAAACAAAAGATCATCGATCTTGTCTAGTGCATCTCCGCGTTTCTTATCTGAGATAAGATTCACAATATCTAATACTTCAGAATCCATAGTAAAAGTGTGTTGGATCTAATTATTTATTAGATTGCGAATTCTCCTTCTTTGGTGCTGCTTGGAGTTTCTTAATTTCACGCTCTGTAGCAGCATCTGCTTCCGCAGATTGTAGTTCAGGTTGGAATGCTTTGTTCTGCTGTTCCAGATCGTCAAGCATGTTAATTTGAACAGGATCGATAGCAAGACCAGTATCAATGTCTGACTTGATTTGCTTATCAATTTCTTTGTATTCATTCTCAGTTTGCATGAGAATCTTACGGCGAATGTATTCTGTGGAGAAATACTTACCAACAAAGGGATCCATTTGGGTAACAAGAGTGATGCGCTGCATCATCATCTCTTGTTCCTTTAGTTCATTGAAGTGATTGTCAAACAGGAAGTCATACTGGATATGCTCTTCCATGTCCTCCCAATCTTCAGGAGTAATAATACCCTTGAGAATCAGTTGAGTTCTCAAAATATCATGGAACAACTGAGCAAAACGCTTGCGGAGACGACCGATGAACTTAGTGAACTTTAGTTCGTCGCGTAGAATCTCAGTAGATTTACCAAGGTTGAATGCCTTGTTATCATCTGTGAGACGAGAAGGTGGCAGGTTGAGTGAGTTGTAAAGTTTCTTTTTAAAATACTCCACATCCTTGAGTTCACCAAGGTTTTGACCACCAGGAAGAGTTGTGATTTCAGTTCCTCTGCCACCTTCACGGCGAGGAAGCCAGAAGTCTTCCAGCATACTCATATGCTTTTTGTCGTCACGAATCTCACCAGTAGATCCATCATAAACAAGTTTATTTCTGTAACGTGCCATCACGTCACGCAAGTATTGTTCTGCTTTTACTTTGGGAAGATTACCAACATCAATGTAGAAAATTCTACGTTCTGGTGCGCGTGATAGTCTGTAGATAACAAGACTATCTTCGATCATTCTGAGTTGGTTGAGTGACTTGATTGCCTTGTGGAGGAAACTCAAGTTCATCTTTTTGTTCAGATCCATCAGACCTGAAGTAGATTGCGCGATAGCATCTGATGCAATCTTAATACCTTCGGAATTCGACCAATCCATTGATCCAGTAACCATTGGAGTGTTACCTGCAAATCCTTTTGGATTGTAAATATAAAACTCGATATAATCGCCGTAGTCATACTGCAGAGCAGATCCTTTCTCTTGCTCGGTTTTATTGGGATCTGTTCCTTTTAGTTTATGTCTAACTTTTCTGATCTTTAGTGAATCAATGTAGCGTAGTTCCAGAATACCTTTTCTGGGATTGTCAAGATCAATTACTTTATGATAATGACAACGACCATCTACATACCAATTACGAATGATCTCATGTGCATTAGTATTGAAATCCATCATGCGGAGAATTCTATTGAATTCATCACGCATTTTCTTTTTGACGCCAGCACCTACTTCTAAATTCTGTAAGTCAATTTCTACTGGTTTGTCATCTCCATCATTAACAACAAACTCATTCACAATCTCGTCGATTGCCGTATCCACCTCAGGATGGAGTGACATGTCGCGATATCTGCGAATGAGTTCATACTCATTTCTTGAGTTTTGTCCACCAGACGTATCAACATATGTACCAAAATATCCGCCAGCAACAGTGCTGACGGATGCTTCATTGTTAGGAGGGACAGGGGACTGACCTTGCTGTCCCTCCTTCTTATTAATAATAAAACCAAATAGTTGACTCATCAGTAGTAAACAGATTTATTCCTAAATCTATTTATCAGTCTTCAATCAGGCGAGAATCTCCAATGCCAGACTTAACACCAGAGACGCCATTCTGAGTATCACCAGATACAACCTTCCAGTATGAATACTGGAATTCAACTGTAAACTCTTCGATCTGATCGTTGCTGTCATAAGCAAGGTCGATCTGAGATACGTTAGTTGGGAATGCATAGAATAGATTGTACTGACGAAGAACTTCGCCAGACTCAGATGCATTCTTCTCAAGTTGCTTGACTTTGAGAAGTCTGGTATAACCATCTGTATCACTTGGTGTGAACAGAGGTGCATTGTTGGTTTCGTGAGAGTTGATTGTTGCCAACCACTGCTCGAAGTATGCACGGATCCTCATTTCTTTGTCATTGACAAAGGTTGCAGTCCATGTATCGAAGGTACGGTCACCTGCGATCTTAACGGTTCTGCCACGGAAAGGAACTTCAATTACACCCAAGTTGGATGCAGGAAGTGCTGCAGATTTGCAGAGCAAGTTAATCATGTCTGCATCGCCGTCAGCACCAGCGACTTCGCCAGGGAAAGCGATATCAACAATAAACATATTAGGCTTAACGCCTTGACCAATATCCGTAATAAAGTTGCTTAACTTAGTTGCCATTGTTTTCTTTTAACCTCGTGTGATGTTTATGATAGGAACCTTAGATCAGCGACCTACAACTTCACTGAAGGTAACTCCAGTCTTGGTTGCAGTGAAAGTAACTGTGATAAAGTTGATCGAGCGGGTTGGTTTTACATAAACTTCAGCAACAAACTCGTTGCGATCAATAACGTCTGGGGTGTTATTTGTTTCGTCACAAATAACGAGGAAATCGGTGACACCTCTGCGTGCCTGAACCTCGGAGAGGTAGGAGTTGAGTGCGCCTGCAAAACCAGCTCTTGTGGTAGCATCGTTCTGCTCGAACAAAACGCCTTCAGCAAGTCTGCGTGCTCTCTTCTCAAGGTTGAGGAAGAGACGACGAACGTTGATACGATCGAATGCAGAAGGTGCAGATAGTGCAGTCTTGTCACCGAATAGGGTAATGCCTTGTCCTCTTAGACCGACAACAGGATTGATTCTGTTCTGATACAGTTCATCTCTGTCTGCCTTGTTAGGATTGTATGCCATCTTAACTGCGTTAAGAATACCACCACGATTTAGACCAGCAGGTGAATACCAGTCTTCCTGAAGGTTAGAAGTCTGAACGCAAAGACCAGCAACGTCTCCGTTGCAAGGAATGTAACGATAGACATCATTGAAACGATCATAAACATACTTATAACCACTGTCGAATACAGCGTAAGAAGTAGAGGTTAGATCTGAGAAGAACGCAATAGTGTTCTCTTTCTGTTGTGTGGAAGTTAGAGCGCCACCAGAAGAAGCGATCTGGTTTCCTTTGTGTGGAGAAACAAATGCGATTGCATCTTTTCTGCCAGCAGCAATCGCAATGACTTTAGTTGCTTTTGACTTGGTGTCTACTTCTGCACTCATCGAACCGCCCATGAGAACGAAGTCGATGTCAGTCTCTTCGGTGTCAAGGAAAAGATCCATTGCAGCACCAAACTGACCAGCAGTATAACCAGCACCATCAGCACCATCTTCCAGTCTATCGCTGAAAGCACCAATTCTTGCCATTGCTTGACCGCCAAGATTTGCAGTTGCTGTTCCAAGTGCATTTACGCCACCAAGATTAGCATCAACTGCAGGAGCAGCACCATGGAAAAGATATCTTGACTGAGTGTTGATTACATTCTTGAAGTAGATATTTCCACCCTCTTCATCAGTTGCATCAGAAATTTTAGAAAGATATGTAAATCTTTCAAGAATTGTTCCTGCAGTACCAGAAACTTCACCTGTTCTATCAATAACAGCAAAGTGAACTGCATCACCGCTGCTTCCGTTATCAAGTGCGTGCTGAGTAGATCCAGGGCGAGGACCAATTGCGGATAATGCAACGCCTTCCACCGAGGTATTCAGATACCAATCTTTAACAGCAGTAACAGCAACGGTATCACCACCATCAGTTAGAACACTTGAAGATGTGATTGCACCATTTGCTTTAACAACTAATGCATCTTCATCTCCACTAATTACAGTAGCAGTTACTGAACCAAAAGTTAGTGAATCTCCAGCAGCAATAGTTACATTTGCAGGAGCAGATGCTAATGTTAAAATATAATCTGCACCAGCATCAACCAGAACTCCAACCAGGGAATTGCCCCAAGTTCCTGCAGTTCTTGCAGCAAAAGTTTCTGTGCTTCCTGTGCCAGACATCCAGTCTTCTTCGTTCTTGATAAGAACGCCAGTACCGCTTGTAGATGCGTTTAGTGCTCCAGTGCTTTCTGTACGAACAACAGCGAGTCTGCCGCCGTAGTTCAGGAACTCGGATGCTACCATCCAATCCTCTGCATAGTCACCAGTAGGTGCTCCAAAGGTTTCGATGAGTTCTTTTTGAGTATTGATATTAACAATTTCACCGATTGGTCCCTTGCTAAAAGATGATGCGTGTGCTGCTCTAATAGCCAACGCACCTGTCACGACAGCATTAGTAAGGTCACGCTCCTTGATTAAAATTCCAGGCGAGACTTGACTTGCCATGTTTTTCTCCTTGGTTTGTCCAAAATTAATCTAAAATTATTTATTATTTTGAAGTCTTCACGTGGGGAAACAATGCATGAACAACCTACCAGTCAGGATATTCCCACTTTGATGGTTTGTCCGCAAAACGTGCATTAATAACTCTGCAAATCGTGCATTCCTTACATTCATACGAGTAAGAAGATGGTAGGTCTCCTCTTGTTCTTCTAATAAGATAATAGTCGTCCAGTAGATTTTTACTGATATGACAAGTCCTACAAACTCTCTCCCTCAGTAAGAGATGTTCTAATTTAAACTGGTCGTCTAAGTTCATCTGTAATCCCACATATATCCTACTTCTTCTTGTGTATCACCATACCACACAGTGCCATCTGTCACAAATCCTTCATCACCTTCAAGTCCTGTAGTGATGAATCCAAACGGTGCCATGTCTTGTTCGATTTGATTCTTCTGCTCATCGTAAATACGCTGACGAATATCATTGTCAGTCATCTCTTTGAAGTAATCCTGTTGCACTAACCAAGCAAAGATGACCATACACATTACAAGGTCATCATGAAATCCTTCGTCTGCTTCGAAAGATTGTTTTTTCTGAATGAATGTAGTTAGTTCGTTGATAATGTCGTAGTCGTTAAAGATTAGTTTGTCGTCTTCTACAATCTGCTTAAGGTTTGCACATCCCACCTTCTTAACTGTCACACTCATCTTGACACCAAGTTGTGTCTTGTTACCAGAGAATCCTTGTCCAACAATCTGACCTGCACGTCCTCTCATAGCACACATCAGGACATTTGGATATTCCAGATCAAAGTTCAAGATAGATGCTACTTGATCTCCAACGTCATTGACTTCGCAGAGAACCCACGCATTGTTATATGCTCGGGCAACGTCATTGATAACGTTGGGGAACAGCATCGGTTTGATTTCATTATTTCTATACTTTGCCACAATCTTATATGGCACTGTAGTAATGTCATAGCAAATGAAAGCAGAGTAGTCGCCACCGATACCACGACTAACGTCAACTGTCATTAGATATTCATGTTTATCTTTTGGTTCTTCATAGATGTCGAGACCCTTATTTCTTGTGATGGGTTCTTCAAACACCAGTGCCTTCAACTTCGCAGCAGAGATTAAAGTATCAACCGATCCAAGGAACTCACACTCAAACTCTTGTGTGAACTGTCGCTCAGATGTGTTCTTGATTGTCTCTTCTTTCCACTTCTCATCTCTGCCTGGCACCTGTGACCAGTGAACTTCATGATAAGTGTATCCATTTCTGCCGTTAACAGCATCTGACCACATCTTATAGAAGTGGTTCATACCCTGAGGGGTAGAGATAATGATTACTTTCGTGCTTTTACCAGAAGTAATAGTAGGATAAACAGATGCAAAGAACGAGTCAGCAATGTGATTTGGGACAAACGCGAACTCGTCGAGAAAGATGATGTTAAACGACATACCTCGGACAGCACTCGCAGACGTAGAAGCTGCCAATATCTTACTGCCATTTTCTAATTCGATATTTCCTTTGTTCCATACTACCACACCTTGCTGGATCCATTTGGGTAAATTTTCATATGCTGTAGCCAAACGTGCCAAAAGGTCTCTTGCAGTAGATGCTTTGTTTGCAAGAATACCTACGTTAACGTTGTCATTAAAAATTAGATAGTGCAAAAGATACGAGACCACCGTAGTAGACTTGCCAGTCTGTCGTGGTAGTTTCGCAATGTTGAATCTATTGAGGTGGAACTTCTCGATCAACTTTTCCTGGAAGTCCCACATTTTAAATGGCACCAAACCTTCATCAAGTGAAACGATCTTCACATAGTTCTTTGTGAAGTATACAGGATCGTTCTTGCACTTGATGAACTCTTCTACCTGTTGTTTTGTAAAGTCAATTTGGACGTTCGCTTTTTTTAGTAGCGGGTTGCCAAGATAAATTTGATCAGATGCCATGAGAAGTTAGTTCACCACTAACTATTTATCGTTGGGGTGATCCTCCTCCAATTCAGTAAGTCGTTTTTCCCAAGTAACGCCACCATCCATACCTACGCATGGATTGATACAAGTGTCATCACCCAACTTATTACAAACAAGTCCAGCAAGATCTAACTCGTTGCCTTTCTTACCAGTGCCAGACCAGTAGTGCTCACCATCAATCCAAGTTGCCCCACACTTAGGGCAAATTTTGGTGTTCATTTGTTATACTCCTTGAGGAACTTTTCAAAATCGTTGGTGTCCTTAATAAGTTGCCTCTTAAGTTTCCAACCCATCCACTTCATCTGAAGACGGATGAACGCATATCTAAGTTGTAGATCAGCGTAAGCAAAGATCTTCAAGGTTTCATCGACGCCAGCAATCGCTACCAGGATGGCAACGAACACTACCAGCATGTAAAATCCATACATCATTGTATCTCTCTGCTACAAAGATTATAAGCTATGTAGCAAAAAATAGTGTTACGATTGGCTACGATTTGTGTCCTTATTCTTAAAATTCTTTTTTCCTTCGACTACTGCTTTCCAAGGAGCATATAGTGGTCCATCGTAATTACCTGCAAACACAGGTTTCTCAGATTTTTTGTTCCAATACTCAGCATCATATTTTGCCATTGTCAGCAATTCCACGCACGTAACGACTTATTAATTCTTGAGTCAGGATCCCTTGACGTTTTCTTGGAAGTCAACTTTGCTTTCATGCCCTTCATTCGAGCGCAGAAGGATGCCCTCCTGGGATTTCCAACCTTTTTGCTTGGTGCTTTAAGGTCAGATCCTGGATTTTCTCTCTCGTAAGACTTGCGTCCTTTTTCGTTGAGTCCTCCAGATTTGTTTTGACCAGATTTTCTGGTCCATGCTGCTCCTTCATCTAATTCGACCTCTTTCTTCTTTGCTTCTTCAGCAAGTTGTTTGATTTCTTTATAGTTTTTCATTAGTAGATCTCCCTCCATTGGACAGTAGCAGCAACATCAGCAGTAGCATTACCAGCGGTGCTAATAGTTTTTACAGCAATAACAAATACTTCAGAATCTGTTGAATCTATATTCTGGACAATAATATTTTTCTTTGCTGTTGTTAGACCACCAGATGCTACTGGTGTTAGTGAGTTTGGTGAAGAACCAGCAGTTACAATACCAGCAGCAAACACATCAACAGCGCCAACAATTGCTTCGGCATTAGCACAATACTGAACACCACTATTTGTATCAGCATCAACCCATGTCAAAACACCACTATTCAACGTAGTAGTTAATTGAGTAGCACTTGATAGTTTGATTAACTCATAATAACAATCTTCTCCTTGAGCAAAAATACCAAGTGTATTTGGTCTTACACTAATTCTATTTGGATAGTTATTAAATAAGTTTTTGAGACGAATTGCTAAAATAGGAAATCTTGTTCCGCCAGGAGTTTTAGTAGCTCTAACTCCTGGAGAAGTAATCGCCCAGTCAATACCACTTTCAACATATCCACCTTCTGACATGACGGTAGAGCAAATCTGATCCATAGATCCGCCAGCAGTTGTTCCTGTATTGAGCATCTCACATCTCACAGGAAGATTTGGATTTGAGATATACACTTCTGCCAACTCGTTGGAGCAGTAGTATTCATGTGCTAAAACAATCTGACCGTTATGAACAAATCCACAGCGAACTCTACCAACTCCAAGCCACTGGAAGTCAGTATAAACTAATTGGGTTTTTGAAGTATTGATATCAAACTTGGAAGGACCAGTTCCATCACAAGGATCAATATTCCATTCTGATTGGGGAACTCTTCTCTTGTAAGTTCCTACTGTTGCTTCACTGGCACTACCACCAGTATATGAACGAACTACAAAATTGAGTGTGCCATTTGTTGTTCCATCAGCATCATTATCTCCAACTTGCTCAAAGTAAATGCCATCTCTGTCATCATAGTATCCAGTTCTCTTGGTTACATTCTGTTGAGCATAACCAAAACATACCGAAGAAAAGATAACTTGTGATTTACCTGGCTGGTAATGATGATAAAACTTTGTTTGGTGAACAGCACGGGAAGCAACATTAGATGTTGTTGTCATCACAGCACATGCTTTATTCTGATTATATTGAATGTCACCTCCGTTTTCTTTTAGATCAAGGAAGTTTGGGTCAATAGCATAAAGGTGCTTATAGTCACCAAGAGTAAATGTTTCAGCAACTCTCAAACGACCGAAAGCATCAACAGCAGTTGCTCCAGTTCCAGCAGTAAGATTACCGAAGTTATCGGCAATCATCACTACTTCAAAATTTGTTTTTTCCTGTGGTAGGAAATCTTCGTAATGCTTACTATACTGTGCCATTAGATTTCTACTGGGTCGTTGTTTACATCGTGGCGTTGATATGGTGCTGGAGTTCTTGGACTATTATCTACAGTTCTTGCTTGATAAGTTCCAGGAGTTCTTACACTATTATCAACTTTTCTTGCTACGTAATCAGCGTTCCAATCTTCATATGTAATATCAGACCAACCTTCTGTCCCATCAAAGATTGTTACTTCGGTGGAAGATGGTTGTGGATCAACTGGAGTATTAGTAGCGTCGTGCCTAATATAAGACATTAATCTTCGGCTTTATTCTTATTTATCTCCTTGAGCATTTTCTGGAGATCTGCTGTACTTCCTACAAACAAGTTATTTGTGGTATTGTTAGTCTCACGTTTGGTGGGTGCCTCAAGGTTCTTCATCTTCTGCTGTAGATCCATGAGTTTGTCAGTGGCGTCTGCTACCTGCTTCATGGCGTTCACAGCGACTTCATATGCTCTGGGGTGCCCTGACTCCTGAGCGACCTCTAAGGCACCGTTGAGCGCCTCTGTGCCCTTGTCAATGAGAGAGTAGAGTTGACCACGAGTATATTCGTAATCTTTTGTCTGATCATCCTTCTCTTCTTTCTTTGGAAGAGGTGGTTTTGCTGGTTCAATATCAGTAGCTTCAACTTCAATGTCAAATAGGTCTTCCATATTATTTTCAAAGGTGCTCATAGTAGTTCAATCCCCTCATTAAATCCAAAGTCATCTGATGCTGTTAAAAGCACATCATCAGCAGTATCAATCACACCATCATTATTTTTATCTTCTAATGCTTTAGGAGTATATGTAACCTTGGTGCTTCTTTGTGGAACAGCAGAGTTGATACCTTCGTATACAATTGCTTTTTTGATAACGCTTGCTTGATCGAAAGGTCCATAGATATAAGACTTTGCGGTAAATGATAAAGTCCAAATAATATATCTACGCTCTAAAAAATTATCATCCCATGCATCATCATACTGAACGTTGTTTAATACAATAGCAACGTCTTTTTTCTCATCCATGTCAGGTATCATGTTGAGAGTGATGTTAAATGTTGGTTGAAAATATGGTAAAATCTGTTCTAAAATTTGTAAACCATCATCCTGATTTTTAGCAATAATACCAAGTTCAAATTCAATATTGTAAGGAACAGGAACATACTGTTCTCTCACTTCAGATCCATCATCTTGAATAATTGTTCTGTATTTTTGAATTGGTGATGTTTTTCTTTGAGCATCATATCCAATACCCATCATTTCAAAATAAAGACGTGGTAAAGTAATAGCAATTTTTCTACTAACGTCTGGGTTCTGCTCAAGGCGAGTCAAGAACTTTGCCTTTGGACCATACGCAAGAGGGACCTTCTCTTCTTCCAATACAGAATTATCAGAAGGATCAACCTTCTTTAAAGTAATATTATTGAATAAGGTTCCAAACCCAATAATATTTCTACGAATGATTTCGTTATAAAAATGTGACCCTAACATTAGATGCTACCTGTAAAATTGCCTGCTTCACCGAATGGGTTGCCCTCACTCCAATCAATAATATTATCAGCGGCATCTTCGATTTCTCGATTTTGATCATACTCGCTGTTTGTATTATTTAGAGTGTCATAGGACTCAGGACTCCACTTGGCACCTGAAGTTAGACCAGTTACGGTCTCTGCAGTTGTGAAGGTTCCTGTTCTGTTGATGATCTCAAGTTTTCTTGTAGTAGCATCCCAGGATTTGACTTCTGCTCTGTTGTCTTTTGGCGAGTAGTCAATGGTAACGGTAGGTGCAGAAGTATAACCACTGCCGCCATTTGTAATGATAATGTCAATAACAAGACCAGTAGAGCTAACTGTAGCAATCGCCGTAGCACCACTTCCTCCTCCTCCTGTTATAGTAACTGTTGGTGGAATAGATTGACTATAATGTGATCCACTATCAATAATTGTGATGTTGTTTACAACAACGCCATTTGAAGTTGCGGTTGCTTTGGCAAGGAACTCATCACCTACAACTTCTTCACCAACAATGAAGTTGCCAATACCACCAGGATCCATGAACATAAGAATAGCAGGAGACATGATAGTTTCAAGAACATCAATCTCTGCAACACCTGTTGAGATGTCGTCACTGCCATACTCATAGATCTCAGCAGTCATTGTATAGAAGTAGATCTTACCTAATTGATAGAAAGGATCTTCTCTTTCTACAAACTTAATCTCGTAAATATCTTGAGTTAGTGGGAAGTAAAGCAAGTCTCCCTCGTTTGGACGAGTGGGAACCGTTAGGGTAGATCCAGCAGATGCTTCTTCCCATCTACGTTGAGACACAACAAAACGAACCTCGTCAGTAATACGAAGTCCAAACTTACTAATAAATTCTGATGGTGATCCGAAACCTTCTACGTTTTGTAGAAGCATCTCTACTTGAAACTGACTCTCAAATTTATTATAAATGACATCATCTAATACGCCATCTGTAATAAGAGTTCTGGGAAGGTAGTAGATATCTGTGCCGAACAATTTAATTTGTTCATCCACAAGATCCTGAACGAGACCTTGCTCGCCAGAGTAACCGCCGTAGTATGTTGGAAAGTAAGGACTTGTAGGCATCTTATCCGATCATATCCATTGGTGGGAGTGAAAAATCTGTCATCATTCTGGACTCCAGTTCTTTCACTTCATTGTTACCATCTTCCCAAATTTGACGACCATTTAAAGTTACGCCACCAGGAAGTTGAACTGCGTTATACTTAATGAGGTTTTGCCCCCACTGTCTCTTCATTAGAGCAGTAGCATATCTCTTGACAAAACTATCATTATATACTTGAGTAAAATTATCAGGATTTAAATATCTATAACAATCAATAAGAAGATATTGATCTTCAACTACTCTGGATTTATCAATATCTAAAAACAAACGATCTTGTCTCTTATTAAATCTATACTCAATAAGGGCACCAGTGTTGATAATCATATCAATAGTTTCAAAGTGCTGTTTAATCATATAATAATTGGTCAAATCAAAGTTACCAAAACTAAATGCCGAACCCGATGAAAATGAAAAGAGATCCATCAAGTAGTATTGATTACTCAGACCAAATAAATTGTTTCTAAGGAAATTGGATGAAACTCCAAAGACTTTTGAAATTCCAATTACAGCATCAGGGACTTCGATGTAATTGTTTCTGTTTTCCCATGCGTCAGCATTTGGCGCACTTGTGTCTTCATTTGAAGAATCAAAACGAGTAACATCCGCAGCAGTAAACTTATGCTTTAGATACATTCTCTCCACACCATCGAAATGATATTCGTGGTAATACTGAATTGCTTGATCAATGATATCATCATCTTGAGCAGCATCTGTATTGATTTGCAATACAGGAGCTCCCAGTTGACGTTTACAATAATCGATTAATTCTTGTTTTGTTGCTGGTGAAGCCATGCATCTACATACAAAAAGTCCCTACCTGTATTTATCAGGCAGGGACTTAGACTTATTCTTCTGTTGGTTCTTCGTCAGTTTCTTCTTCCTTGGGATTGAGAAGTTCGAGTGTCTCTAAACCACCTTGGAGTTTCAGTTTGTACTCTCTTGCTTTAGCAAGGTTTGTTTCGAGTTCGGCAATTTGCTTTTCGGTGCTTGCAAGTTGCTCATCAAAATTCTTTTTAAGTTGTTCGGTATCCATAGTAATCACATGTAGTAGTGTATAGAGTTATTTAGTTACATATCCATGAGGTTAAATGATATAGAAATTCGGTTTCCATCACAGAAATGAGGTTCAACGTAATGATCTAACCAATTTGGAAATACGTACCCATGTCCAACTTTTGGTGTAATCTTATGAAATACGTGGTGATCGTAATATCTTCCTACTCTTGTTTGTCCTCTTGGATCTACAAATACTAATTGTCCTTCGTTTTCTCCTAAGTCCTCGGGAACTTCTAAGTAGAGAACTCCACTAAACAAAGCTCCTGGGTGATTGTGAAAAGTAGAATGATCTCCTTTTCTCATTATCATTCCCCAACAATTTATTCTTGACATGTGTACTGGAGGAATTCCTTTGTCAACAGTTACTGCATACTGTAATAACATGTTATGTAATAACAGTTTTAAATCTTTAGACCAAGGTAAATCTAAGGAACAAACATTATCATATGAATGATATCCAGTTTCTCCCCTCATAGAATATTGTTTATGTTCTTCTACAATAGATTCTTCTTCTTTCAACAGATGATCTATAATATCATGTCTAAGAGAATCTATATCTTTGATAATAAAATCAGATACTTTAGTGGCAAATAAATCCATAATGTTTTTTTCAAATTATATCATAGTCCGCTTGGTTTTGGAATAGATGCTTTTACAGATAAAATTGTATCTAACATATCGCCTTCTGGTCCAAGGTCAACACCATTGTCTCTCATATAAGAGAGAATCTTCCAGATAGAATCAATTTGCTCTACTTCATCTGGATATTGCTCTCTTCTTTTTCCAATATATGATAAATCTTTATCATACAAATCTGGATGTTTTCTAAATTCAAGAATTACATCTTCCCACTCTTCTCTTGTATATTGTCTTTCTGTCCCATCAGAATTTACATGGGTATAATTCTCTGGTCTATCTCCAATATTCCAGTAAAAGTTGAGTTTTTCTTCGTTTGTAATTTCTCTTAGTTTTTTCATCTTGGTAAATGTGTAGTATTAAAAATCAAGCGCCAACGTTCATGTATGCGCCTGCCTTTGGATAATCCTTAATATTTGGTTGAGTAGCATAAACAGCAACCGCAAGATTACAACCCCCAGTTACAGCTCTAGCAGCCACATTACTGTAAATTCTAATTCCAGATAAAGGGTATCCAGTGTTATTAAATCGAGAAGCACCTCTCCAGCATCCACCACCATGGTACTCACCTCCCGCTTGTTCTGTTCCTCCTCCTCCATAATAATAGAACGACCAATAGTTTGAAGTAGCATCACTTGGAGTGTTTGCTACATACAAATTTGTCATCCATGAAGATTCGCCATTTGATAGAAGTTCGTAACTATTATTGAGCGTAGTAATCTGGAAGTATGATCTACCACCTGTACCAGAAGCATCTCTGGGTTGTCCATCATTAGCGTGCCAACCAGATCCCATGTGGAAATACTGAGTAGCAGTATCTACATTACCATCTGCCTTGATAAAACGACAATAGTATTCTCCATTAGCAGCGCCAGGTTCGAAGAAATTCATAACAATTTCATATGAATTATAATATTGAACTGGATTAGCGCCAGTTCCTGGTCCCCAAAAAATATCTACACTGGACCAGTTATCACTTCTTTCAACCCAAGCAATTAATTTTCTACCGCCAACTGGCACCCATAAAGCTTCCGATGGTGCTAAAGTATTAGCTTCAAAATAATGCTCTAATTGACCGTCATCAGTATTATATCTTACTGTTTCGCCAGTTTGTACATCTCTTTCAGCACGAGTTCCTCTTTTGATGCCAGCTTGAGCAAAGGGATCAGCACCACCAATGGTAATGCCTGTTGGCATATTTACAGTTCCGTCAGCGCCCAAGGTAAGAGCAGTTGTTCCCCCCTGAGCCCTAAGTTCACTAACTTCGATAATACTTGCCATGAGTTAAAGGGTTCTTGTCGTTATATTTATATTTATACAATAGACCAGGCGGCACCATCAGCGATAGTGATTACTGTATTTGTGCCGAGCACCAAAGGACCGATTGACATAGCATTTGTGTTTGCTGGTATTGTGATGTTTTCATTAATAGATGATTTATTACATCTAATAACTCCATAAGTATCAAGGAAGAGTCTCTCTCCATTCATTCTGTAAACATTATTATTTTGGTAGACACTATTGCCAGGGTCATAAGTAGTACCATTGATGTTAGTGGATCCTTCTACATCAAGAGCATAATCTGGATTTTTAGCAGTTGAGAAATTAATACCAACTTTAGTTGGTCTATAAATGTCTACTAAATTTGGAGCTTCTGTCCATCTGGATGTTACAAACTCCTCGTTGTTTTGGTACAGAATACCATTGAAGTTCATATCACCATTAACATTAAGTTGGTAACGTCTGGTAACAGCAGTTTCGCCGCTGGTATCCTCTCCAGAGAATTCTGATGTATTGATAGCAACTCTGTTATACGAACCACTGATAGCAAGAGCAGGAACTGTCTTCCAAGAGGTAGGACCAGTTCCTCCATCATTAGCAGTGATTTCAAAAATATCATCACCAATTAACTTGTTGCCAAGACGGAAATTACTGACTTGAGTTTGATCGAGGGTTGGAGATCCAAGTTGTCCGCCAGTAGCGCCAAGGAATAGCATTGCTGCTCCAGCATTAGCATTGGCAAGACCAATGCTCATTGAATTCTTGGCAACAATAGTTTGATCTGAGTAAATTGTTCCGCCACTAACATGTAGTTTATTGGTTGGATTCGCTTCATTGATGCCAACATTGCCAGTTGGACCAACTCTAAATTTCTCACTTAGAGTACCAGCTCCACTGGCACCAGATCCCTCGGCAGTGTAAACAACGAAGGATCCACTACCCTCAGATTCGATGCCAGCATCATTACCACCAGTAACACCAACCTGAGCACCAATTCTTACTTGTGGTTTAAAGTTGACATTAGCATCTTCGAAAGTAAAATCAATGAAAGTTCTTTGACCATTGACTCCAGTGATATCACCGTCTGTTCCATCCGTACCAACATTATTGGTAAGACGTAGCATTGTTGTGCCAACGTCTGTTCCACTATTTGTATATTGGAAAACATCAAGTTTGTAAGTTGGAATTCTTCCGATACCAACACCATCAGTAGGATCAGCAACGAAAGCATTTGTTCCTACTACAAACTGACCAGAATCAAGAACACTCAGGTTGCCATTTAGTATAGTAGGACCGTAGACAGTTAAACTGGCGTCATTATTTGTATCACCAATATCAAGGGGACCAGTTAAAGTTCCGCCAGCAAGAGGTAGGTTGAGAGAAGCAAGACCAGTTAGAGATGCTGTAATAGTATTGGCAGCAAAGTTTCCATTCACATCTCTCATTACAACACTTCTGAGAGATACATTTAGATCTGGATTTTGAGGATCAAAAGTTTGACTATAAGTAGATCCTGTATTTGTTGCTGTAATTAATGTATTACCAGCGTTCCAAACTTTGTTTCCACCAACTGTGAAATTATCTGGACTTGTAACCAAAACATTAAGACTACCACTGCCATTATTATCATTACCACCAGATGCTTCGAAACCAGAGTTGTACCAATTAGTTGTATCTGTAGGTGGAGAATCAGAAGATCTAAACCAGATTTGTGGAGTAGTGCTACTACCTTGCTGACCATCTTCTCTTCCCATGATGAGGAAAGCTTCGCCAGCAACACTTTCAAGTCTAATTGCTTCTACATTGCCATCTGGCATTCCATCATTGTTGGCATCATAATTGGATAATCCATAATCACTAAATGGAACTTTTGAAGTATCATCACCCAGGAATTCGGCTGGGAAAGAATCTCCAGCAGAATCAGTAAATATAAATCCACCACCAACACTCATCGTGCCAGTTACAATAGCATAGAGAGCATTGTAATCATTGATAGGTTGTGTTGTATCAACCAATTCGCCTTGAATATTATAGATGGCAATGTTTGTAACTCTAATTTGACCTGGGTCATCTCCAGATGCTGTTAGTAGTTTTACATCTGGTGGGTTGCTTGTAAATGGAGCATTATCGAAAGCAGCGATAACACCAGCAGTCACTTCTGAGATGAAGAAATCATATCTCTTACCAGTTCCAGTGTCCTCAAGGATTCTTAGTCTGGTATTAAAATCTTTCTGAGTCTGATAAGAAGGAATTCTTCTATCACTGAGATCTCCAAAGATAAATGTGTTGGCATTCTGATACCAAAGTCCAGTTCTGTTTCTCAGACGATAAGCATTTGGTCCTGCTACCGTAGAAGAGTTTGCTGGATCAGCGTTGTAGTCGTTCTGTGAAGACCATACCTTACCCCAAGTGCTCCATGGTTGCTCATCTTGAGTAGATCCACTACTGCCTCTAATCCACATATTGTTGGCATCAGTGAAGGCAAGTTGTACAACACCACCATATTGGTTAGTAGTACTAGTACCACCACCTCTAATAGAAACTACAGTGTTATAATCAGATGCTGTACTAATTACTCCTGGACCATTTGGATTTGGTTTTGTTGCTGGATCTAATAATCCATTAGCATCATTTCTCTTAACCGCTGAAGTAACACCAGCAATGATGTCTTGAGCTTCGCCATCGTCTGTTAAAGCACCAGTTTTTGCTGTTAGTGTGCCAGTATTACCAGACTCTCCTGTAATATCAATAGTGTATAGTCCAGAGAGATATGCTGGTTTTAATCTACCAGCATTGATGTTATCGGCATCTCTATAGTAAGAACCTTGCTTACCATCAAGAAGGTCAGCATCAAGACCAGAGTCAATACCTTGATTAATTTGAACAGAACCATTGTCTCCAAGAATAAATGAAGATTTTTTAAATCTGGCAACACCAACCGTACCAAACTCATCTCCTGACAATGTATCTGATGTTGCTCTGTCAATATCAATTGTGATATCTCCTTCAAGTTTTGGTTCTTGATTAATCTTAGCTTGTAAAACCAGACCAGAACCACCTGTTCCAATTTCTGATGGGGCATCAACCTGGAAGTCACCAGCATAATTAACTCCAGGATTAGCAATAGTTACGTTAGTGACAGATCCACCAGTAACAGTAATATCTAATCTTAATCCAGTTCCTTCAGATCCTCCAGTAACAGCGATATTGCCAAATACTTTATTTCCATCATCATCGGCAGCAAATCCAGTTCCTCCATTAACAATTAAAACTCTATCTACAGAACCACTCGTAGATAATAGAGAAGATAATACTACAGGAGAATCTGGTCTGCTGAATTCAATAATAGTGCCAGCAGGAATAGTAGATGTCAATCCATCACTTAAAGTAATTCTGACGTAATTTGAAGTTCCTACAACAACCGATGCTATTTGATCAATTGTTGTTCCTGGTTGAACACCAGTTTGAGTAACTAAACTATGACCGACAACCAAAGCCTCGGTATCATTTTCAGCATTAACTTCAAATAAGATAACATCCGAAGAAGAATCTGTTGATGTTCTTAAGAAATATCTACTCTCTACATTACGGAATGATTTTACAACTTTCTTATAAGATTGGTCTCCAGAAAGGAAAGTATTTGAGTTTGCTTCTACCGAATTATCGGCAAGAATATCTGTTGGAATAGGACCATCTACAATAGCATTAGCAGAAATAGTTCCTGTATTGAGAGATACCCAGTTATCAATATTACTTGCTGATGTATTAACAACTCTAATAACATCTACAGTTTCGGCGGGAACATCACTTGATTGAATGAAATCATTTGGACCCATCTTGATATTGTTAACAATATCTCCATACAATCTGGATTCAAGTTCTGCTGTTGCTTGTGCCCCAGTGCCACCACTTGTGTTTGTAAATGAAATTGTAGGTACACCAATATATCCTTGACCACCAACCACACTATTAGACAGAACCAAGTTAATAGCAACAACTTCTCCGCCAGCAACAACTGCTTGTGCTACAGCTGGAATGTGACCCAGCGATATGCCATCATCAGTAATGACAACAGTTGGTGGGTTTGAAGTAGAATAACCAGAACCACCGCCACCTTCTGGAATTGTAATTCTCTTAATTACGCCAGGTCTATATTCTGTAAGTTGAATCTTACCACCAGTAACACTACCAGTGAAAATTTCATTGACAGTAAACTGTAAGGAAGTATTTACATTAATACCTAAGAACAATGAGTCGCTATCAGTGTTGAGAATGAATGCTTCGCCATCTACTACAGCAATGTCACCAGCTCTAACACCTTCCAGTGCTAATTGCTCGGTTTCGTTTTCTACGCTATAAACTTCAATTGGACTTGTAGTTGGTAGCTGTGATTCTGAAATCAGACCCTGATCATTAAGTTCTACAAGGTTTCTTGGAACTCTGTTTGTAGTAAATCCTTTACCAATGTACTGACCAAGGTTGTTGACAATAAAGTCTCTAACTGCCTTCTGGGTTGGTAGAGTTTTATCATCAGCATCAGATCCTCCAAGAGTATTCAGTTTACTGAATCCAGTAATCGTAACATCACCACCACTCAGTTTCAGGAAGTCAACTTCTGAGATCGAAACCGTTCCCTTAAACTGAATGTTACCAGTTCTGTTTTCGATGATAACGAAATCGCCAACCTTGAAGTCGCCAAGTTCGTCCGTACCAGAGGCATAAACTCTACCGTAGTCTTCCGATACCTGTTCATTGGCACCAACTTTAATACCGCCGTTTTCTGGTAGAGCATCGTAATCAACACCAGATCCAACAAATTCCCAAGTGTGTGAAGAAGAGTTGACAATAGATGGTCTGTGTAAAGCAATATTTTTGCTTTGTAGAGCTTCTGGTGCTAATGGCAATCCTGTTGTAGAATCAATCAAATCAATAACATTTGCTCCAGTACCATCAGTTACTGTAATTCTTGCTCTATATGGAGGACCTTCGGCAAGAATTACGACATCATTAACAAAGTATTCAAGATCAGCATCTGGAGTTTCACAACCATCAACTTTGACAATATAGTGCTCAAGTGGAGCTCTTCCTAAGTTGTCGATTGTTAGTTCAGTTAATCCACTGACAGCCTCAGTTACAGCATCAATATAAGCACGCTGATATCCACCAGAAGATTCATATCCAGCATCAAATGAATATGCTTCTTTTCTATATCCAGTTGCTCTTAGAGCAAATGAACCGAAGTTCGAAGCAGAGTTGGTGACAGAAGCATATCCACCAGTTTCAGCAAGAATACCATCAACTGTAAAAATACAGAATACAGAAACTAACTGTACATAACCATCTTCGATAATCTTATATCCAGTACCGTTCTTCTCAGAAACAATTGTGAATGCCGAAGCAACCATTGACTTACCCTGGTTGGGGTAAGTTGCCTTACCATCGGTAAGACCAGGGAATGGGCAGTTTGGATTCTTGACTTTAGAACCATCGATCAGAGCACCACTACCACCGATCTTGGAGATAATAGAAGCATTCTGAGTATATGGAGATGCTGAGATGATAGGAAGATCATCATATACAGCACGGATAGTTACATAATTTCCACTTGCATCTCTAAGAACATTATCTGGATATGAAATAACGTCAGAACCAGTGTAGATAGTTCCAGTTGTTTTTGTAGTTGATCCAGGTTGAATTGCTGTTGAACTTGTGGAATCGGCAGCATATTCTAAAATTCCATCAATTAATCCGAATGAAGTCGTTAGAGTAGCTTCGACGTTAGCACAAGGAGCACTACCACCAGAAGGATAAGCAGCAACTGGATTTGTTCCGATAGTTCTCTTAAATGTGTGAGTTGACTGTGGAAGATGTTGTACTGCTCCAGTAGCAGCACTGATGAATTGGTGAGCAGTCTGTGGTTCGTGCTTGATAGCATTAGCAGTAGCACTTACAAATGTATGTGCTGAAGTATCTGAAGATGCTCCAACATTAATAGTGAATGTACCATCCTGACGCTGTAAAGCATTAGGAGCAAATGATACGAAGGTGTGTGTAGATTGATCTCTTGGAATTGGCAGACCACTAATTCTAACGGTGTTAGTATCAACTACATCAATAGCAAACCATCTACCACTGGCATACTCATAAGAGCGTGGATATGTATGCTGTGTAGCATTGCCATCCAAATCACATGTAAGAGTGATAGCATTATCATCAATCTTGATGTAATCACCCTGACTGAATCCATGACTATTAAGAGTGATGGTTAGTGTACCTGCTGCTGGATCATAAGCAGCATTGGATGGTGTGTGGGTGGTATTGCCAACAGATGTGATAGCAATTGACTTGCCAGCAAATGGATCCTGACCAGGACGTGGATATGTCTTAGGATCATTAGGATCAGTCAAGCAAGTAAACGTAAATGAGTTGTCCTCAAGAACAACCCCACGTCCAACACCAAGACCATGCTGACCCACAGTGACGGTCATGTCACCCGTAGCAGGATCGTATGTAGCAGCTGTTGGTGTGAAATACTTGTTAGGACCAGAAGCACCTACGTTAACTGTAATGGTGTCTTCTGTAGTTCCAGTGATCTTGAGAGATCTTCCAGCAAAAGGATCGATGTCTGGACGAGGATATGTTTTTTGAGCATCATATCCATCCATAGCACAAGCAAAAGTGAAGCTATTGTCGCTAAGAACGATACCTTCTCCAGTAGAAAGACCATGACCTTCGATGGTGATGACAAAATCACCAGTAGCAGGATCATAAGTAGCATCGGTTGGATCAAATGTCTGGTTAGACCCAGAGGCACCTACATTAACTGTAATCGTATTAGCAGTTACAGCAGTAATTGGTAGCAGTTGTGTAGCTGCTGGTTGATCAGATTCTGGCAAATAGTGCTCAGTTCTGTTGTTGTCCATGCTACATGTGAACACGAACGATTCGATCTCTAATCGAATAGATTCATTTGTAGTTACTCCATGAGCACTGGCAAATGTCATTACGAAATCACCAGTGGCGGGATCGTAAGTAGCATCTGTTGGAGTTAGTTGTGCTGTAGGGGTGCCATTAGCATCAACTAAAATTGTATTATCAGTGAACTGTGGAATAATAGTGTAGCTTGGAGTAACAGCATTGCCTGCTGCTGTCTTCCAGTTTCTCATTGCCTTGATAGACAAATCTCTAACTTTTCTGAAGGCATATCTTGTAGCACCAAGTTCTCCAGCAGGAACACCAGTTAGAGCAGTTCCTGTATAGTATTTTTCAGCAGCAGTTACGGCACCAGTATTTCCACCAAGAACAAGGTCTCTAAGTACACCAGATAGAATGAAGTTAATGTCTCTACGGCACTTACGTTCGTCAATATTAGCAAGACTTAATGATGGGTATTGTACCTTAGTTAGTTCATATGCTTCATCGGCAATATGATTTCTGTTTCTTGAAATTAAGTAAGCAGCATCGAGATATGTGCCACTTGCTTGGTTGGCAATAATGTCAACAAACAGGTATGACAGAGTATCGATAGCAGATGCTACGTTAGCACAAGCAGTTGCTGCTACATCATCAATAACGGTTAGATCAATGTATTGATCAATTGTGGAATACTGTGGAACATATACTGGTTCTCCAGGGAGTCCAGTTCCAGTACGCCACTTTCTCATGGCATAGATTGCCAACTCTCTGGCATACTCAATAGCTCTTACAGTCTGGGTAATTTCATAATCTACATAATCAATTTGACCAGCGGTAAAGTATCTCTTAGCAGCATTAATAATATTGTAGTTGCTACCAAATTCCAAATCCTGGATAAGAGCATTGAGGAAGTGACCAACGTCTCTACGGCACTTAGAATCGCTTACAGGGATGTTGAAACTTGGATATACCTTCTCAGTAACTACACCATCAATAATACACGATACGGTGAGATCAGCAAGAAGGATTGTGTCATCCTCAGCAAAAGCTGGAGAAGAATTAAGAGTAATAGTTGCTTCGCCAGTAGTATCGTTCTCGTATACAAAATTGGTGACATTGTAAGTATTACCACCAGCAGTTACTGTGCCGCCACTGACATAATTGTGAACAAATCTTGAAGTGCCAAGGTAAATCTTAAAGTCATTTCCTCCATTGGCACCAATGTCATAAGCAAAGAAATATTCTTGCTTGAATTGATCGTTAATTTTTTGTACAACTTCGTCGGCAATAAAATCAATATTATTTCTAATTTGTAAACAAGCGTCCTGATACCTTCTTGCTACAGGTTGAGAAACAGGGAACTTGTTTGGAGTATTCAACAAAGTCATAGTAACTGACTTTGAGAAAGTTCTGACGCTTGGAGTAGCGCCAGTGTTGTCTCCGACATTCCAGAAAGCTTCCGTTGACAATATTCCTAAAGCATCTGGAAGTTTCTTTGGAATTACAAATCTTCTTGCGCGACCATCAGCATCTTCAATGACTTTGTAAATTCTTTGCTTACCATTCAAGAAAGTTAAGTCTGGACTTGTAGGCATTCCAGTAATTTCAATTTCTTCACCTTCTTTGAAATCATGAATGTTGGAAGCACCGTCTAAAGCATTGGTGTATAAAACAATGCCACCTAAATCTTCGGAGTTGCCGTAAATTTCACTCTGGAAACCATCAGTAAATGTTCCTTCTTTGGTGAAGTCAATAAATTGAATTGGAAGGTCATCACTAATTTCATACTCTTTATTGGTAAATACTACTTCACCTTCTGGTCTGGTAGATGTTAGTTCAGAAGCACTGAAAATGTATACCCCACGTAAAAATTGTAATTGGGTGGTTCCATTAACTTCAGTTCCAGTACCATGAGTAGGAGCAGTTGTAGCAGAAGTACCTGCTTGGGTTACTGTGTAAACATAACCAGTTAGAGATTGGTCTCCAAGAACAGCATCAGTCCAAACAATATCTCCAAGGTTGTATGCTCTTTGTGGTTTCCACTTGGTTGTTCCAGCACCACCATAGAAGAATGATTCTGAGTTGTTGAAACTTTCACCAGCAGTTTTTACAATGTTATTTAAACGACCATTTTCGTAAGTATCATCAGCTGCTGGATCTGTTTCATCAAATACAACTTCACCAATAGTACCAGTAGCACCAGAGTTGACACCGAAGATCTCAATACCTGCTACTAACTGATCTAAACCAATAAGATTATTGGTAAATATTGCTGTAAATGACTCATTACCAAAGAACTGATGACCTACGGGGAAATTAGTTCCAAAATCGCCATTAGCAGCAATATCATAAGTAATCCTTTGCTTGTCATCAAAGACCATAGCAAAGTCCCAGGTGCCAACAGAAGCACCAGCAGCATTAACTTTATCTTGGTAAGTTACACCAATAACGTAGTTCTTATCACCGAACTTGAAAATATGCTTACCAAGATTTTGTGGTCTGATAATAACCAAACGGAGGTTATCGCCAACTACAGAAGCATCTGGTGGAATTGAAATTGGGTTGTCTTCAATGTATTCGCCACCAGCAATGATAATGGATTCTTTTACACCAGGAGTTTGCCATGCCAGTTGACATGCCTTTTTAATTGTTCTAACTGGGTTAACAGGTGAACGACCATCATTGTTATCGTTACCGATCTGCTCCGAAACATAGATACGACCGCCAACGTCATTCGTTGCCAGATTAAGGACGTATTCTGTTGTAGCGATCTTATCTGATCTATCGCCAAGTAGAGGAGTAATAGAACGTGGGAAAATACCAGATTCTCCAGTTTCTCCATAAAAAGGCAGCGCAGTAGAATCTACTCTATAACCAATATGCTTAACTTGAACTTCTCCGTTTAATTCAATTCCATCTTCATGGAATGGAGGTAGTAAACCAGTTACACCATTAGTTAGTATCTGATAGATGTTATTTCCTTCAAAGTAATAATCATCTTTATCAACCTGAACGTTAGTTGGGAATCTTGTTCCAGTTGCGTTTGCCCATGTCTTAAGATCGGGTCCACGAACTTTCAAATCTGGTGTTACCAGATTATTGATGTCCAGGTTGAGAATGTTTGCTGTATCAGAAATGATAGACGTTGAAGTTCTAATAGCACCATTAACGTCAAGTTCGAAATCAATAGTATCGAGAAATGCTTGAGCACTGGCACCAGATCCACCACCACCTTCGATTGTTATTTGTGGAGGAAATTCATAACCGTCACCAGGGTTATCAACTTGAATTCCAGTAATCCTACCAAAACTATCGGTAGTAGCAGAAGCAATTGCTTGAATACCACCTACTAAAGTTGGAGCAGGGATATTAACAGATGGTTGAGAGGTATATCCAGAACCTGCTGTAAGTACATTGATAGAATCAATACGTCTTCCAGTTCTATTAATACCAACTCTGGGCAGACCCGAAACAGTATCTACTTTTGCCTGGAAAATTTCTCGTTCTTCGATTCCAGCACCAGACCTGATACGTACCGAACCAGATCCGATGATTGTAGAGTCAACGCCTCTAATTTGTTCTCTGTCAGAATTAAACTGAAAACTCATGTTACTGCCCAGCCTTTGCCGATGGTTTTATTCTCTTATCTATTTAGCATCAACTCCAGTCAATACTAACAACTTGAATATATCCCAACCACTTAACTGTCTGTCCTGGAGCGCCTCCAGACTTACTTACGGAATAACTAAAACGATTAGCAGAACCAGTATCAAATAACTCTACAGTCCATATTTCTCCAGCAGGAACACTGTCTTTAATAATAGTGATTAAATTAGATAATTCTTGTACGGAACCATTAGATGCTACAGAAACGACAGATTCAATCTTCTGTGATAAGTGACCCGCACCAGTGTTATTGACTCCTACAATATGAGCAGTAATAAAGTTGATAGTATTAGAATTTAAAGGAATCTGGGTGCCAGTATTATCTAAAGTTAAAACTGCTGTAGTATTTCCTCTAACAATATATGAAGTAGAAGTAGCATCACCAAATATAGAGTTTTTTACTTGTAGAGTGTTGATGTTAGTAAGATCTTTTGTGTCCGTAATTAGAGTAGTATTCTCTACAGAGAATCCACCTAATGAATCAAATGTTTGTAACTGTTGTGCCATTTAAATTACCTCTTGGTGATGTTTTTAATAACAGTAACCTCTACCTCATCGCCTGTTGTTAATTCATCACTTAAAACAATAGTAATACGTACATTATTTAATGGATCAAAGTCAAAACTTGAGGAAAATATATCTGCTCCTGTTTTTAAGTTATTGGTATCAGTGAAGAAAATATCACTTCCGTTATTAATAACAGAAAATTCTACAACTTCTTTGTCTCCTGTTGTAGTATTGTAAGCAGTTACAAATACCTTAGCAGAAGCTTCTGTTGATGTGGAATATACTGTAGCGTTGGCACTATTTAGAGTTCCTTTTTCTAATAAAAGTCGGGAAGTGTTTATCTTAGCGTGTTTTAATTCTAAAGTAGTTAACGTGTTATTTAATACAATCAGATTATCTGGCGTACCAGTGCCAAATCCTAAGTTATAAATTACTTCTCCAGTATCATTCAACCTTAAGAGGTGATCATTATTGATACCTGTGGCAATAGCAAAGTCTAAATTATCTTTAGTGGTTGAAATCTTTGTAACCGTAGAACTACTATTATCAATAGAAGTTTCTAAATTATTAAATGTGACTAAAGAAGCATTTAAATTCAAATTGCCACTACCAGCAGATTCTATAGTGTCGATAGTATCAAACAGTAATCCAGTGGTTGTCAATCTTAAAGTATTACTTCCAGCATTGAAGAAGTATAGAATATCCTCATCATTACCAGGACCAGTTTCAGCATCGATTTTTGTATCTTGATCAACGTCTTTTACGCCGCCAAGTCCACCCCATTGAGTACCATTAAATCCTTCAAACTGAGCATCAGTTGTGCTATATCTAATGGAACCTTGAGCAGGATTTCCTTTTGAGTTATTGTCACCTACTGGGACAACTAAAGAAGATGTTCCTTGAACTACTACTTTTTGGGTTCCAGTTGGTTTAATAATGATATCATTTACTGTAGAAGAAATTTCGTTATTCGAGAAACGAAGTTCTCCATTTACCACCAAATCCGTGAATCCAAGAGGATCAATTCTTACTTCTGAAATTTCTTCGAAAGTTAGTGGTGCTACTGCTGTTGTAAAATATCTAAGTGTAGCAGATCCGTTAGTAAAATTATCTCCAGTAACATCTACTGGCTCGGCACCAGAAGTTCCTGTTGATCCTCCACTAACAACTTCGTAAATATTATTTCTGTACTTTAAATACTGTCCAGCAGTTACAGGAGAATTTGCTGCCCAATTAATATAGGTAGGAGCAGATATATTAGTAGATCTAACTTTCTTTAAATTGACAAACTCTAAGTATTGTGGACTTACTTTTAAAGTGTTAATATCGTCGTTGATAAACCAAAGAGTGTTATCATTTGCTCCTACCGTTTCTTCGGCAAGAATAGTAGTGTTGCCATCAAGATCTCGAATTCCTCCCAATGACGACCAGGAAGAATTAGTTTCACTAAATCCTTCGTATTGATTGATATCAGTATTAAAACGAATGTATCCATTCTTAGCAATTGATGGTTTTTGTGCTTCTGTTCCTGCTGGAATAGCAAGAGCAGTTTCTGATTTTACAACTGTGACATCACTGGTAGATCCTGGTTTGATTTCGATGCTTGTACCAGGAGTTGACTTAATCTGATTATTTTCAATAAAGAGTAGGTCGTTAATGTTTAAAGATGATGTAGTTTTTAACTCACCAGCAGTTTGAATATTTCCAGTAGATTGCTCTACTGAAATTAAAGTTCCGATAGTAACATCAGAAACAAAATTTGTGGAGGAAGTGGTAACAGTAATCGGTCCAGTTGTATTCTGGATATTTGTTGCTGTTAAAGTAGTAATTGATGCAGCTGGTGAAGATACCGATGTAGTAAACGTTCCATCATTAATTGTTGCGGTTGTAGCAACTTCCAGAGTTGATACATTTAAACTACCATCAGTAACGCCCGCCGTAAATACATCTTCTAAATCCAAAGATGTTACTTGAGCAGAAAATCCACTACCAAAAGTCTTTGGGTTGTTTAAATCTATAGTTAATGATCCGCCAGCATTGCTCGCAGCAGATGAATAATAAAATAGATTTGGGGTAGTTTCATTGATAGAAATTGACAAAATATTACTTACAATAGAAACTCCTTCCGTATACTCTGTACCAGCAAACAATAAGGTAGCACTTCCAGCAACAGAAACTGGTGAGCTTGCGGTAATATCATTTCCATTTATAGCAGTAATTGTAGTTCCAGATGGGAATGCTCCCTCACCAAAAGCTACTGAAATTCCCATTCCAATGGACAGTTGTGAAGTATCAGATACAGAAAATACTGTGCTTCCTAAAGTTAAAGTAGTTGTGAGGTTTTCTACAGTATAAAAAGAACCGTCTTCTGTTTTACTTAATTTGAATAAAATGTCATTACTAATAACTGTTGGGGATGAATAATCAAAATTGTAAGTATTTCCAGAATATAGCGTTAATGAATCTTGTAATACACCATCAACAAAAAATCTTTTAGTAGCTGTACTGGCAGTACCGATAGTAAATTCTGGGGAAGTTGTACCACTAATGACTACGTTATTTGTCGCGACAAATCCAATTCCATCTACTAAAATTGATGTAATAAATCCTCCATTAGAAGATACACTATGAACAACTGATTCTGGATTTGTAGTAACTGCAGTAATAGTGAGGACAATATTATCGGCAGGTGTGGATCCACCAACTTGACTTCCAGGAAGAGTTACCGTATCATCGACGTTATAACCAACTCCAGTAGAGACAATATCAACGCCGACTACTTCTCCTAAAGGTCCAGCGTCACCACCATCTCCTCTTGTTACAGTAAATGTTGCTCCTGTTCCAGAACCAGATGTTGAACTTGGAGAAACCTCAACAAATTCTCCACTGCTTCCAGTAACAGTTACAGTTGTAATATCATATCCTTCAATATTTCCGTCTGGAATTTTAATAGAATCTCCAACAGAAATTGATGCAGAAGAAACGGCAGGACTAAATGTTAATTCTTGAATATCTCCTGCTGTTACTACCAGAGTAATCGGCGTAGTAAGTTCTACAGATGATAAGGAAATGGTATCATCTAAAGAATATCCAACTCCACCTTCAGTAATAGTTACTGTATTTACTACACCATTGCTATTTACTGTGTATGACCAAGCATCAACACCAGTTTGATATCCCCATGGTGGAGTGAATGTTAAAGTGGTGCTTCCTGTTCCAGTAGGAGTTGTTGATATACTAATATCTCCTGTTACTGGATCGAATCCACCAATAACAGTTCCAGCAGGAATAAGATTACCGCTTATGAGATAACCATTTGCTACATTTAATGTAGACAATGTAGGAACGTTAACTATAAAAGTTCCTTCATCATTTATAATAGTTGCTGCTCCCGTTTGTTCTGGAGGTAGAGACAACACATCCGAACTACTATATCCAGAACCATAACTGGAAAATGTAATATCCGAGACAGATCCAGGATCAACATTTAGAGTATATTCAAATCCACTACCAAATCCACCCAAATTTGCTTGAGATACAGAGAGAACATCTCCATTGTCATAATTAGATCCAGCACTAATTGGAAGGACAGATGATACCACACCATTATAAGTAGCGGTACTTACTTGGAAAACACCTGTTGTTGGACTGGTGGCAAAAAGAGTAGGACCAAAAGCAGTAAGGTTATCATTAACAAAATAATCATTTCCAGTAGCGTCGAATGTAAATACTGTTACTACTCCACCAGCAACGGTAATATTAGCAGTTGCTCCAGATCCATAATTTCCAGATGATCCAGTACCAATAGTAATGGTATTGCCCATATTATCGTGATTGGTACAATAATATTGAATTTCAGTGCCATAATAAGTGGCATTTGGTTTTACAACTAATTCAACGAGAGAATTTGGTACTCCTTCGGATCCATATTTTGTAATTACAAAAGCGTTGGTATTTAAAGCACCTCCATTTACATCAGCAAATTCAAAAGGGTGACCCTCAACCGTAGGATCTCCAATTAGAAAATGATATGTATTACCCTCAACTAAATTTAATGTAGGATTGTTAGATCCATCGATAGTAAAAATATTATCAGGGGGAGGCGTATTTGGATTAGCAGTTGTCGCTACAGTAAATGTAGTTGTTGGTACATTAAGTAAAGCGGTAGAAATATAATCACCATCTGAAAGACCAGTTCCAGCATTAGTAATATTTGCCGATAATGTTGGAGATCCTGTAACTGTAACAGTAGCTCTACCATTTGCTCCAGAACCACTTACCGTAGTAAACGGAACATTAATGTAAGTACCAGAGTTATAACCAGAACCAGCATTATTAATATCGCCCACAATACCTGGAACTACGAAAGACATTACAGCACCAGTTCCCGTTCCTCCAGTCAAAGAAGCGGACCAAGATCCTTCAGTATAGTTTTCTCCAACTGAGGTAACAGTTCCACTAAATCCAACGACACTTACTGTAGCTAAAGCACTTTGTCCTGTACCACCAGTAACACGTACATTTGTAAAAATGCCCTCATCATATCCAGATCCAGGATCTAAGACATTTAAACCAGAACTAATAAGACTACTTCTTCTTACAATAAAGTCTTGATATGAAATTACAGAAGATGGTTCAAAATCAAGAATTTTTTTGTCAGAACTAACAAATCCAATACTTCCTATCCCAGATTTGTATATTCCAAGTTTTGTGTCATTGATAAAAGATAGAGATGGGTCGCCAACAGAACCATCTCCTAATTTTAAGTTGCCAGTAGATAGATCACTTCCACCCTGAGAGATGCTAAAAATTTGCGATCCAATCTGGTTAATTTTTTGCCTTTGAATTTCAAAGGTGTCTGATTTAGCGACGTTAATTGCTGGCATTTCTTACGATCTCTGCTAAAAGTTGCTTGATGTCAGATAGTTCTTCCTTCAATGTATTTATGTCACTCTTCATTGCTGATATTGTTTGTGACGCAGACTTTTTAGGGGGCAACTGTTTATTTACAATTGCCCCAGTCTCAGGATCTCTGTACAAGTTATCATGTCCTTCAACTCTTATCATATAGAAGCCACTACTCTAATATCTTGGATTTTAGGAACGTATGATGGATTATCAGATTCCATTACAATTTTAATACCAAATGAAGTAAAATCATCTAAATTATCAACTGTATACCTAAACTCTTGGTATGAAGACTGCTCTTCTTTTTGAGCAGAAATTGTATTTTGAGGAGTAGCAAGTTTTAAATTATCTGGATAACCAGTACCATTAAACAATGCCCAATCAAGATTCTCAAAGGATTTTTGAACAGAGGTTGTTTTGGTTTTGTATGCAACTCTAATATTTTTACTATCAGTTACATTTGCTGTGATAATGACATCAATTGCTGATGCTTGATTACTCAAACTAATTTCTTTAGTTGTATATTTAGCAACAGCAGAACTATTCTTAGATCCATTTTCAGAAACAAAGTCAACACCATCAGAAAAAGTCATCGATTTGATTTCATAGAATTTTTCATTTCCAGGATCTAAGTTTGGCCATGAGACTAAATCTCCAACTCTAAAAATATCAGCAAGTTGCTCAGATACGGTTTGCTCTCTAATGAATACTCCAGAACCACTGCTGCTGCTATAATCTAAATTAATTGGTTGTTTGTCGTTTTCAATTCTCAATTTTTGAGAAGGAACATCCCATAGAACAACCGTTCCAGAAATTAGATTGTCATAATTTTCTGTATTATTTGATGGATTAATTGCGGTTACCAATTGACCAAAATCAAAATCTGGTAATTCTTTATTAAGACCAGCAGCACTAACTCTTGGTTGATATGGATATGTAGTTGTCTCTTCTCCAGTAGTAGGATCAGTAGAGGTCACTGGACCAAAATCAGATCCTTCTTGAGATTGATTGGAGAAAAATAGATTTTCATTAGCACGGAACAAGTTGTTATTAGTGACCTTAACAAAAATTGCATTATTGATGTTGTCATATCTAACAATCTCTCCCCTTGATCCAGAAGGATCAATGTTTAAAGAAGGATTGCCAATACCTTCAATTGTTTGTCCAATGGCAATATTAACCTGAGCATTTGAAGCATCTATATTGCCCTCAACGGTAAATCTATAAACAGGATAGAACTGAATTTCTTGATATCTCTTTCCAAATCTGTTTTCCTTGCCAAAACCTTGTTCAATTCTATTCGTAGAAATTTTAATAGAAGAAGTATTGAGATCAATGATTGGAGAGAGATAAGATTTCGTGGAGGATAACTCAAGTCTGTATACGATACTGTTACCAACTCCATTTAGAAGAGAGTTAATATCAGAAGCAATGACTTTCTGATTAATAAAGAATTGTTCCTCATTCAAGAAGGTTCTTTCAAAATTTGATATAGAATATGAAGTATAGTTTTCGGTATCAGAATCAACTGGAATAATATTAGTAGTCTTAACTGATGTGTCGATATTTGTTGATGGTGCTTGAATGTATGCAAATTGCGCTAACAATCTTTCATATTTTTTGTTAGAGCTAATTAAACCAGATGCACCACCACCAAAAATAGTATCTGCTGCTCTTCCAATTCCAGAAATATTGAATATATCAATACCAGCATTAGACACTTTAAATAGGGTAGAATTTAAAGTTCCCTGAGTAAATCCTGCAGTTGTCTCAAGATTCTTAAAGAAGACATATGACTTATCATCCTCAAATCCATGGTTTTTATGAGTAACTTTAATGATGTTGTTATTTGCTTTGAATAGAGGTGAAGTCGCGTTAGCGTTCGCAAATGCATATGTCTCAAGAGGATCAATTGACATTAATTCATAACCAAGAGATTGGTTTGTAATATCAACTGTAGATGGATTGATAATATCAAATTCTGCACGATACAAGGTAAACTTAATATCTTCAAATAAATCTTCTACCCATGTGCCAGTATTTTGCGACTTGTAAACAGAACCCAAAGATGGATTAGTGGTAACAGTAGTATTTGTAGCAATCTCAGTCTCTCCGAGTTTAGACGCCCATATTGCATAGTCTTGAGAATCTGTTTCGACAACAAGAGCGTATTCAGTATTATTCTGTAGATAAACAGGATAATCAAATTCAAATCTTGAAGGTGTAGTTGATGGGATTGTTAATGCAGTATCGATAGCAACACCCATACGAACTGCTGGTTCTGTAATTTGAATTTCAGTATCAATAATAGCACCACTATTGCCAAGTCCAGTTCCTCTAATAACAACAGAAGGTGGTTCTGTGTATCCTCTACCTGCCAGAGTAATATTTGCATTATAAATCAAACCATCAGAAACTTGAACAGTTCCTGTAGCATTACTACCTCCAGGGAGACTTGGACTTTCAATAGTGATAGTTGCTGTATCATAATTTGCACCAGTATTTGTGACTTTAAGTGCAGAAACAATACCAGCGTCTTTTGCTAAACGCATGGAGATCTCGGTATTGTTTGCATTGTTAAATGATACAATAGAAGCAACTGTAATTTCTTCATCTGGTATAAAAGAAATTCCATTATTATTTTCTAATACAAGTGTATAAACTTGTTCATTTGTGAGAATGATCTCACCATCTTCAGAAACTGCTACTTGATTATTGTTTCTGTCAAGAACTCTTAAAATAGGACCAGAAGCATTTGAAGAAACACCGACAATATTTTCGCCAGTAAGAATAGTTACTGTTCCAGATACATATGCTTTTAGATAAGTATATGGTTCCAGAACTACTTCAGTACCAGGAATGACATTTTTTCCTGGTTTTTCAGAATCTACATCAGTTAAATAGACACGAAGAGGAATTGTATCGCTCTTCTTAGAAACAAATAAATCCAATCCAGTAGCAAATACTCCACCATCAAAGTTTTCAATTTTAAATGTTTGAGCAAGAGGATTTGGTTTTTGTTCTTGCTCCGTGTTATTGGAAATTAACTGAGTACCTTCATTTGCTTTGAAGTATGCTGGTTTGGTAGAAATGATAGTTCCAGGATTTTCTGGAAGAAGACCTGTTGCGTAGAATTTAGTCTCAGCAAAAGTCTCAACCAATGACTTATCTGTATTAGATGAACTGGATGTAAATCTTAAAGTTTTCTCGCCTGTTGTAATTCTGACTTCCTCAGCACTGTCATCATATGTTACAGTTTCAACATCTCCAGTCCACGCTGTCTTTTCTCTTGGTGGTTTGCCAGCAGGAATCAAGATTAGTCCACTCGCATTACCATTTTCATCGGTAACAATTGGTGAACTAAATGTTGATAAAGAATTTCCTGGAATTCCTGTAAATCTAATATCAGGAACTGCCCATCGGTTTACATTTTTGCCTTCCAAAAATACAAAGACTTCTGTCTTTGGTTTTAATCTGCGAATAGTGAACTTAACAGGAATACTACGTGCAAAATATTGTAGAGCACTAACAACAGATTTTCCTCTACTTGTTCTTGTAGAAACTCCCTTAGCAATTTCATTATTAAGAGGACTAATATTAGAAGAGCTCGCTACTGACGCATCAACAACTTCAGAAACTGATTCTTCGCTATTAGTTTTAGATAGAGAGTTAATATTGAAGAAAGATCTTTCTGTTCCTGACCAAGTTACAATGAAAGAATTATACAAACTTGAGAAAGCATCAACTAAGTCTGTTTTTGCAAGGAAAGGAACAAACAGATTTGTATTATTATCTGTTACCAATGGAGCGATTGATCTATCATACCAAGAATCTACATTTGGATTAATGTTTAAATCTCCAACATATTGAAGAACAACAAATGGATTTGGATTGATAGTTTTTGTAGCAAAATTATTTCCAAGTAATTTAGTTTTTGTAAATGGCAGAGAAATTACTCCATTGTTGTTTACATAACCATCAACTTCCCTTTGATCATTTCTGGTATTGACTTCTTTTACTAATACGCTATCTTCATTAACTTGTGGTCTTAAGACAGATTGTTGCGTGTCAATGGAACATAGATAATCAATCGATTTGACATCGCCTTTATGAGTTTCAAAATTATCTACGTAGAATCCTGATTTAAATCTATCAAGACCAACATCATCAGTAATCTGCATGTTAAGTGCTTGCTGCTCAAGAACACTCAATGACGTATAATATTCTAATCTTTCAACACGGCGATCTAACTTACCAATGTCTTTCATTGTATAACGCTTATTCTCAACAGGAATAATTCTTACATCTCTATAACTATCAGTATAAGCAGGAATATACAAATAATACAGAGGAATAGCATCACTGACTTGTTCTGGTCTTGATGGGTTCAGTGAAGAGTTTCCTTTCTTGATAAGGAAGTTTCCTTCAGTATTTAAATATACACCATCAATTCTATCAAGATATTGTTCCTTGTTATATTTCACAGTCCAAGGAATGTCTTCATCATCTGCTGGTGTGCTGGATGCAATGCCACCAGTTCCAATAAAGGATAGATAATCATCCTGAGCAAGAAGAGATTTATCTAAGTATCCAGGGACAATATTTGAATTATCAACTTTTCCTCTAAAGTCAATTACATTTTTAAGAGAGACGAGACCATTTACACTTGAATTGAAAACTGGAATCTCATCCTCAGAAACACCAGCTTCATGTAAATATGAATCAATAGTGCAAAAATCTCCTTGAGAATGTTCAAAGTAATCAAAAGCAATTACTAATTGACCAGTAGGAGCAGTTTGCCCTGGTTTCAATACAATTCGCGAGATATCATAATGAGTATCTCTTTGACCATTATCAAACGTATATCTGTTGGTTACATCTGTGCCAGAAACCAATCTTCCTCCAGCATCAACACTTGGTGGTGATGAAATAGAACCCTCATAAACATATCTTAGTTTAAATACATCCGCATATGAAGAAATCTTGATAGACTCTCCCTCATATTCTTGTCCAGTGAAAGGAACAACATTTGTTCCTCCTGCTTGAACAATAATTCTTTTATTTCTAATTGCCGTCTTAAGTCTTGGTTTTGATTTAGAAACTTCCAGTGTTGCAGTAAGTTTTAAGGTTGGGAAGTTAACACTTGGGAGAGTAATAGTAGGATCTCCAGGCTGAGGATTTGCTACTCTGTCTTCCAGTGCTGATCTAATAGCATCGATATCTCCAAAATTATTTTCTGGGAAGTTCAGTGTAACACTACCAGAAGTTAATTCACTATCAGATTGGTTAATATTAACATATGAAGGATCAACGTATACAACATCTCCTGCTTTTAATGGTCCACCAAAGAGATTTAAGGAACCGTCTGGATTCAAAGCATGATTAGCAATACCAGGATCAAGAACAGTAACTAAGAAGTTCTCTTGCGAAAATGTTGAGAATCTTTGTGTACCAAAAGGAAGTTGTGCAGCAAAAGTTAAATTGCCACTTCCAGAAGATGCTGTAGTAATAAAGTCTCTTCTAAACTTATATGTAAATTTAGAATTTTCAGAAGAATCAATTAATGTTTTGATTTGCTTGTCACCTGTTGGGAATACAAGAGTTGCTTTTGGATTCTGAATAAGTGGTTTTTGAACTACTACGCTTGCAGTAGAAACATCATCTTTTAGAACTCTATCTAAATAAATTCTGGATCTTTTTACACCGTCTGGTTTTGTTGCGTATTGAACAGGATACTTGTAAACGTTTCCAGAGTTATCAGAAAATTGAATAATATCGCCGTGAATAAGTTGTCGTGACGCATCTCCACCAAATCCATTACATTCGATGAACTTGTAACCTTTAGTTCCCGAAAAAGTAAAATCAGTTACTGGAGAGGTAATCACATAATCAGATTTTTCTAATTCTACGTCAGAAGAGAATTTGTTTCTATTACCAGAACCAAACTGAGAATAAATGGATTTTACATTTTTCGGTGAGTATGTATATACCGTATTTCTAAAGAGAACAGGAACTACTGTTGCTGTATTAATAGGAGTTTCAGAAAACTCTACAACAGGAGGTTGAGAGTATGTGATATTAACCGCATTTCTATCCTTAACATATACTCTATTAATAGATCCACCACCACTGAAAACAATATCAACTTGATTTCTATTGTATACTACACCATCAATAGAAATATCTACACCAGTTGTATAACTATCTCCTCTCTTTGGAACAATAAAATGTGAGATAGTATTATCAATTGCAATTTTAACGGTATCTCCACTTTCACCAATTAAAGTTTCTCCAGGAATAAATTCGCCAGAGACCATGGTTACAAATAATTTATTAATAGATGAATAAACTGCGCTTGTGCCACCTTCAATAACAGCAACTGCTTTACTTACTGATCCAAAAATATACTTACCAGCACTCCAAGAATTACCAATAAGAGTTTCTTCAACTAAAAGTCTTGTAAAAAATTCTGGTGCGAAATATGATAAATCAAAAATTGAATTATACTTTTCAATTCCAGATGCTAATTTTCCTTTCGATACTACTTTATCGGTATCTTCATTAAAACCTAAACTGATATCTTTGAGTGCAATATTCTTTGGTTTTGCAAGACCAATAATAGGTGTGATAGTTTCGTTATAATCTTTAATAGCAAATAGTGGGTCAGTGTTATTTGCAACGTTAGTTTCACTAATAAACAAACTACGAACAAGAAGACTATCTGTCAAATCATATTCTGTTAAGAATACATCAAGTTCTCCGCGATTGCCCTTTACAGTTAATTCTAAATACTCTGTTATACCAGCTCCATCGATTTCTGGTCTAAAGACTCTCGAAAGAGATAGAACATCAACTGATGAGTATTCATTAACAGAACCAGCATCAGATCTTGTTTTAATAAACCATAGTTTTGGAATAAGATTTTCAAATCCATCTCCAAAATTACTATAATTGTAATCTGGATCTGTGAGCGCACAGTAAATGGTTTTGATACCATCAGTTACATTATATCCTTGTCCTCTTCTTGAAAGAGTTTGTTTTGGATCTGTAGAAGACTCTGTGCCATTCGATCCAATGCTACCGTCGTTGAAAACGGAATTTAAGTATAGTGTTGGATATGCAGTTAATTCTGATCCTTCTGCATTAAGAGGAACAGTTCCATAAACGTTAGTGATATAAAATGAAGTTAATCCAGTTGTTTTGATAGTCTGGTTTTCTCTCTTTAGTGTATCTCTTGCTTTGTCAATTTCCAGATACTTAGTCTCTTTGTTCTTAACCTCATATCCTTTAATGTATGCTTTACCAGATCCAACACTTCCAATTAATTTTGCTTTAGCAGAATTTTCTGTTAGACCATTAACAAGACCTTGACTGTCTTTGCCATAGAATCCCAAATTATCATTCTGTTGATAATATTCTCTAATTTGTAGAGGAAATTGATCAACAACATAATCTCCAGACTCGTCAAATGTTTTTCTGGCAAGTGCTGCTTCTACCAGAGAAAAATCATTTGCTTTAATTTGTTTTTGAATGACACCATTCTTAACAAGTAATAATTGAATAAAGTTTCTATCAGTTAAAGCAAAATATTCATATGTTACTAATTGGAGATCAATTTTTAAACGATGTGCTCCAGGAGCAGAGTAATTCGAATATCCTCTTGCGTTATCATATAAAGATGCATCTTGTTCTGGAGTTACAATACTCTCAGAAATTTTAAAACCAACTTTGGCAGATGGTTGATCATAATACTTATTGATTACAAGTAATTGTTCTGAATTTCTAACAAAATATCCATTCACAAAATAAATACCCTCTTCCACTTTAACAGCAGAAGCATATCCCATAGCAGGACTGTCTTTAAAAATCTGTGTATTAGTGTCAGGATCGGTTACAGTGATTGTTGTTGGTAAAGAGACCCCATCAGTGCCAACAACTAATAGAGGAGAGTTGACGCCTCCCACAACCTCCAGTGTTTCTCCCTGACGGAATCTTTCTTCATCTCCAGAAGCACCACTATCCAAATAATTTACATAAATGGTATCAGATTCTGTATCAGATCCATACTCTGCTGCTACAACTCTTGCAACAACACTGGAAGAAATTCCAGAAACCTTAAGACCAATTAATGTCTTAATATCATACTTTTGATAAGTAATGTTACCATCACTGTCAGAAACTGCAACCTCAGAAACTGAAGACAGTTTAATATAATTAAGTCTTGTATTAAGACCTACTTCTCCAGGCACAACAAGATCGCCTTGCTTGAAGACGTTCCTTCCAAAATTTTCTAACTGGGTTTGCAGAACAGACTGAAGAGTAGTTAACTCTCTGGACTGAACTGCATACCCTGGTCTAAATAAGACCTTGTAGAAATTTTTCTGAGGATCAAAATCTTCAAAGTAAGGCGATGCGTTTAAGTTAGTATTCTGAGGCATTGTATATTACTAACGTTCTAATTTCCTAACGTTATTTAGGAGATCAGAACTCAATTACTAACTTAATATCTTCAATTTGGTCAGCTGCACGGGTGATTAGTCTTCTGTTCTCAACATAGATGATATCACCAGAGTTTGGTTCAATCTCAGGGAAACCGAATCCCAGTGTAAATGGAACACCAAGAAGAGTGGTTGCGGTAGCACTGTCGTCTACGCTACCTTGAGATAGAGATGAACTACCGATAATAGCAGCACCATCTTCAAATGCTCTTACAACACCATTGTCAGCATGAAGATCTGGAGACTGAATATACTTAAGAACACCAGCAGTTGTCGAACCATCATCAAGTGTCCAAGAAACTACAGTTCCTTTTGCAGTACCGCCAGCACCAAGTGCTTGAGTGATTTCTTCATCTGCGATGTAATCAACACCACCAGTTCCAGAAATCTTAACAGCATATAGACCATTAAGAGTATCGAGTGTTGCGTAATCGGTAGTATTCCAGTTGTATGGATCTTTGATGATGCCGATACGACGGAAGTCGTTGTCAACTGGGAAGTCGCCAGAACCTTCAGCGTAGGTCAGACGAATATTCGTCATGACGCGCTTAGCGTTCAGTTCGAGTTCAAAGTCTGAACCATGACCACCTTGAGGAGGAATAACAGGTTCGATGGATCCAGTTCCAGTAACACTGGTGCGAGCAGTAGTCAATGCTTGGTCAGCAAACAGACCATACTTAACACCACCAACAGTTGCGCCGTCAGCAAGAGCAATAGAAGCATAAGTATAACCAGCACCACGCTCGACCATGGTGACTGAATCGATTGTGCCGCTGGTAACTACGATCTCAGCAACTGCCTGAGTTCCAGTGATTTGACCATCACCGAGAACAGGAGCGTAGTGAGTTCCGTTAGGAAGACCTGTACCGCGATCTTCAACTAAAGAAACGTCAATAGCACCATCGACAGCAAGTGCTTCAGTTGCAGCACGAGTTGCTTCTGCAGTTGCATTATATGGAGTTACGCCCTGGTTAATAGGCATAAAGTTGGTTGATAGGAATCTCAGTACATCATCAGTTGGGATGGTGTACATATACTTCCAAATGTAACCACCACCATCAACAGTAATATCAGCACCTTCTGTAAAGATGCCAGTGCCTGCATTATAGGTTCCCTGACCAGCGGAAGGAGTAGTCTTTGGTTCGTAAACAGGATTAGGTGCAACCTGACCTGGGAACTCACCATTATAGAGACACTTGAATACTTCGTAGTTGCTGTTAACTACATAGAACTTAGCATCACCAATAGATGTAGCGCCAGTAGTTGATTGCTTTCCTAACTGACCAGTCGTAGATGCAGAGTAGTCAGGTTTCCACATGTCAAAACGTGGTTCTGAAGCAAGAAGATTCCAATCGTTGCGAGTAACAACTGCACGAGCAAACTGATCGGTAATACGCTTAGCAGCAATGATCTCATCATAAACGTCAAACTTCTCGCCTTGGTTATCAAGAGGAGTAGGAGGAGTATCTTCTGTTGCGTAACGATAAACTCCAGCACGTGCTTCCGCCCCAGTATCAGCAACACCATTCCAACCTTCTAAAGTTGCACCTGGAAGTGGAGTTGCGCTCACAGAAGGACCAACATCACTAAGAATTAGTGAATTGTCGTATACTTCTTCAATTGATGCCTTGAAAGGCGAGGTAGCAAATGTATACGTTCCGTTGCCGTCTGCGGAAACATAAACAAATTGATTTTCGACAAAAGCGGTAGTGTTTGCCGAGAAAATTTCAAGGAATGCATCCCAACGTTGGGGGCGACCAACGAAGAAATACATTCTACTCTTCTCGGCGCTATCTTCAGCACCGCCAGCTGGTTCGCTTAGCGATTCCAAAAACTGTTTAGCATTAAAGATTCTAAACTTATCTGAGATGATTGCAGCCATTGTTGTTTTTCTCTGGGACGTGTTAATATCTGATTTATTTATATGGTATTTATTTTAAGATCACTCTGGACCAGAAAATTGAACCAACTCATCGTTATTATTTAGTGTGTTTGGTCCGCTTACCACGTAACCTGTAAAAGTGGTTGCGGTTTTTGAAGTGTATTCGATTAATTGGCGACTTGAAGTAAATAGATGTCCGCTTTCATAAAATTTTTCTGTAGAATCAACAGTAATTGTACTTAAAACATTGGAGTCATTGGAGATAACTTGTGTACCATTAGCAAGGGTAACTCCCATTACCATTCCAGCTGGTCCAATATTAAATCTTAATCCAGATAAAGTAAATGAAGACAATGCACGTTCTTCAAAATCTCTAATTGCTAAATTTGGAAACGCTCTTGATATGTCATCAATTATATTATCTCCTTCAAATTTATATTTTTCAAAATCTTTAAGTCTTGGTCCTGCAGTTCCACTCGTAAAAGAAGAAAATCCACTGGGACTTCTTTGACTAAAGTTTTCTACTAAAACTGTAGTTCCATCTCTTTTAGTGACCTCATTATAAGGTGCTGATAGTGTTAGTTCTGCCATTAGTTTCTAGTTTTAATAGATGTTTCAAGGACAACGAGTTCTTCGAAATAATCAATTATGCCCATCTCTCTTTGGATAGAGACATCTGCTGGTTTGCTTCTTCCATTGATAATTGGCAATTCAGAAGCAACATTATATGTAGAAGAAATTCCGTTAACTCTCAGGTTGATATTAGTTTCGATGAACGAATGTGTGCGAACATCTGCGTCACCATATAGATTAATTAGACTGGTGAACGAAGAAGGACCACTCTCGGAATTGCCTCCAAGAACACCACCATCAGCAGTTCTTGGGAAATCTACACGATTAGATAGTTCGCGTAGATTAATGACCGTTTCGGAAACAGTATGCGTTGTAAGTGCTCCGAGTTGAGAAACCGTTGGGGATGCACTAACATTAACAATACTCTCGTAAGTTCCAAGAACGGTAGAGAATGCAAATTGTGTTTTAAATCCATCAAACTTAGTGATTTCTGTTTGAACTTGGAGATCTTCTCCAAGAACATCAATATTAATACCGATTTGGTTGAATCTCTCGACAGACTTAACCTTAACAGAATCAGAAGTAATATTCGAGACAGATGCAACTACTTCAGTAACACTACTGTAAGAAGATGAGGACTGGGATCCATCCAAATATGTTGTTGGAGGAATAATAAGAATTTCTCTATCTGCATCAATAGCATCTGGGATATTTCTAACAATTTGATAGTCTCGGATATAATTCCTCTCTACGAGATCTTCTCTCATTCTAACATCAGAAGATGTAGGAGCAAGAGTTGTCGTAACTTGGATAGATCGATCTGGATTATTAGTAATAGATGTTTCAGATGGAGCAAGTATTGATCTTACAGAAACAACAACTTCAGGTAGTATCTCTACTTTTGGAGTTAAAATTTGGAACTCATTTTCAATTTCAACATAACTTTCTTCAGCATTCTTAACCTCATTGATGACTTGAATTGTATTGGTAATTTGAATATCACGCTCGGTGCTGATTGTTACCGATTGATCTACAGGTTGTATAATGCTTCTAATAGATGATTCAGTGACAGTAGTGTCAATAAATGTCTCTATTTGGAACTCATTTTCAATTTCAACATAACGCTCATCTGAAGATTTAATTTCTTGCTCGGTTACAATCTGAGACTTCAGTTCAACCAACTTAGCGTCAGTCATCCTGACAGCAGATTCAGTAATAACAATTGTAGAAGGACCAACAGGAAGAACAGTAACAAATGTAGGTAGTGTTCTTAGATATTGACCAGCAGGATGTGCTTGTGCTTCTGTTCCATCAATCCCTCTGGTTACTTCATAGAATCTATCAGTTAGTGTTTTTTCATAAGAAACAATTTCTCTTCCAATTTGCAATTTGCCATTGCTTGGGAAAAGTGTAGTGTTTAAAACATAAACTGTAGTTGCAGTTGGAGACAGTGGAGAATCCAAGAATGCACCTGTAGTGCTATAGGAATCTTCCTTAACATATACAACAGGAGTGTTAATCTGCTTATGAATTATCGTAGTAATAACATCACTGACTGTCTCAGGTTCTTGTGTAGTCGTAATGGACTGAACAGAATTAACTGTACAAGTAATAACTCTTTCATTAACAAGAAGTTGAGAAGCAATTTGATCAAATGCTCCTGTTGCTTCTCTCTTTGTAAATATTTGAGTTCCAACTGGTCTCGTTTCATTGCCAAGTTTATGACCTTTAGAATCTTCACCTGCGGTCTGAACAATAGTAGTCCATTGATCATCAGATGATAATTGATCTCCAGCAAATCCGCCAACTGCGATAATAGAAAAGACATTAGAAACAGTTCCTTCGCCAGTCAACAGAATTTCTGATTGGATTTTGATAATAGAATCTATAGCTCTTTCTGCTTGTACTTGTAATACAACTTCAGATGAAATGATTCTCTGTGTCTTTTTCTTGACAACATATCCTCTGGTAACAACTGCTTTTGGTGGTTGAGTGTATCCATATCCACCATCAATCAAGACAACATCTAAAATTTGACCATCTTTAGTTAAGACTTCTGCGCGAGCACCACCACCATTACCATCAACAGGAACAAACTTGACCTGAGGAGGAACAAAGTATTGATATGCAGTAGGTTGAAGAAGAATTCCAGTATCAAAGAATAATTTGAGATCTCTTTTGTTCCACTCCAAATCACTAAATCCAAGAGAAGAAATTCTTCCAGATCCATCAATCTGAGTAGTAATGCTAAGACCCTCTCCTCTTACAAGACCGTTATAGTTTGTAACATCTACCTTGGTGTAGTGTTCATACTTGGCGGTTTGATTAATGCCGAAGTTTCTTAAATTTGCTGTACCAGGAATATATTCAATAGTTCTGTATTCAGACTCGCCGTCAACTAAAATTTCATCTCCAGGTTGAATATCAAGTAATTGCTCGTACTTGGAATAGTAAGCTTTATTTCCTAATTCAGAATTTCTGATCCATTCTGGCAAATCTCGACTTAGCAGTCTCTTTCCTTCGTCGTCAATTCTATAAGATATATCAATGGAAAATGCTTTAGAAATTTCGTTAAAAGAAATAGAGTTCGAGAAGTCAGATCTATCAGTTACGTAAATACTATGAACTCTGGAATCATCTGCCGTATCTGTAAGAGGATTGTAAGATAAATTTTCAAAATTAATATTAGCAGCATTTAGTAAAGTGAGTTTAAACTTAGTTGCAACTACACCAACTTTTAATATTCCACTCTGGGTGCCATCTGCTAATTCATCAAACCTTGCTATTGAAAGTTTTCCAAGAATATGTCGTGATCCATCACTCTTAACAGTGTATACAAGTTTTGGTTTAGATGGATTAAAACTATAAAGTCTTGATTGCCATTCAAGATATTCGGCATTTGCTTGTGAATCATCAATAACTCTGTTGATGGTTAGAGTGATTTCATTTGTAAGACCAACTCTATCAAAATCATAGAAAGATAATGTCTTTGGAACATCCCTTCCATACAGAGAAATAAGTCTTACTCTATTTTGAGTTGATTCTCCTGTTTCTGGTGTATACTTCTTAATAGGAGACAGGAATGTTAAATTAGGTCCATTAAGAATATAACTATTTGGATTCTGTAAGACACCATCTACAAACACAAGAATAAATCTGTCATCTGTAATATTTTTAACTCTGTTATCAACTTCACCAAAAACAAGATATGGACCAACTCCTCTATATGGGATTAAGTTGTTATCAATTTTAAATCTGTCATAACTACCAACACCGTATCCAAAGAAAGATTCTCTTTGATCTAATTGAACTGGAACAGTATCAATATCATCAACAAAATTTCTGGGCGCTTCCGAAAATACAATAGCATCAGGTTCGTTCTGGTTTGGTCTTCTATCAATATAATAAGCATTTCCTAAAGGAGAATCACTATCTTCTTTTGCTTCTTGTAAGATACCATTGATGAAGACTAAAAACTTCTCGCCAGGATCTGCTTTTACAATACTACCATCTTCCCAATAGAGATCAAATGAATTTGCAATGCCATCAAACTGAGGAGATAGATCTTTTAATTTTCTTAGATATCGAGCGTTGTAAGCATCATCTTTAAATCTAAATGCTTTACAAACCAGTTTTGCAGCTTCAGTTTCATACGTATCATCTAAATTCTGTCCAGTTTGAGGGAACAGTGGACCAAGAGGTGCCTCACTAAAAGTAATCTGACTTCCAGAAACCTTAAATGCTTTCCCAGGTTCTTGTGCAATACCATTCAATGTCAAGAACAGTTCTTGCTCATTATATGGAGAGTATGGGAGTTTGGTTTTTTTATCTTTTAATGTAAATGACTTTCTTCCAAGAATATTACCGTTACCGATAACTCCCTCTATAACATCATAAGCAGGAGCATCTACTGCTACAACTTCAACAGTAACATATGATGCTGCGTTTTCATAGAAAGTAATTCGATCACCAACTTCAAAACCTGATGTGATTTGATTGATGTCAGGTTCATTTGATAAAATAAATGCACCAAACATTGCAAGAGAGGCATCAGCAGCAGGTGCTTCAGTAGAAAATTCTCCGAAGTTAAACTGATAACCAATTTCCATTCTTTGGATTTTGGTAAGATCAAAGACACCAGATCCAGTAGTTACATATTCATCATTTGAGAAAATGTTATAGTTATCATTACCGTCCCAAGATTGGGCAGGAGAACCTGCACCAACAAAAGGTGCAATAGCAGGTTGATTGTCACTGTTACTGATCATCTTAAATTTGATCCAGTGAGCAAATTCACCAGAGATCACTATAGATGATCCACCCCAAGAAGTATAAGCTGCTCTAAGTTCACTATCACTGCCTGCTTTAGTGATTGCTCTAATAGAACCCACAAAATCTTCTTTGGTAGCATAACGACCAGTGAAAGGTTCTTCAATGATTAGTTCTCTTGCAATAATACCTTCGGTATCGTACTCATCAATTGAAATAGAACCAACACCTCTACGAAGAATAGAAGTAGCAACACTAACAAATGAGTTGGTAATTTTAGTTGACTTGTACTCAGTTGTTACAGTTTTTGGAGAAAGTTCAATATAACTGATAGACGTTGTGGGAGTCTGAACAGTTGGCATTGTTGCTTCTTGTTCAGAATTAATCAGAACTTCACCAAACAGTTGGAAACCTGCAGGGTGAGTAGTTTGCTTGATTAGATCCCTCCACACATCAATTGGAGTGAAAGATTGAATTACATAAGAATAATCTTGATAATAATAAGAATCTGTGATCTTTTGATATCTGCTGCCAATTTTTCCTTTGTCAGAAGTATATCTTCCAAGATTATCATAATATCCTTTGATATCTGGTTCGAATTCTGTGAATAATACTTCACTGACTTCTACGTATCTGCTTGGATCTAATGCTGATTTTAGAGGAAGTTTTAGATCAATGACTCCTTCAGTTTTTGAAAGTCTTAAGATATTAGATCCTACTCTCCAACCTTTATCAGATACAATTGCATTAAAGATTAGATTTCCATTTAATCTTTGCTCTACACGCTCTCCTTTAAAAAACTTTTTATCAGTATTTTTTACAACTAATGCGTAATGAGATCTATAAGTAGATAAAATAGACTCATCTGTATGGAAAGATCCACCATTATTAATAATGGAAATATCTCTTGGTACACCAATAGAAGAAGATTTGAAGAATCCTTTAACAGAAGATTCGTAAATTTCAATCGTAGGAGGATATGTATATCCAGATCCTCCATTTACAACTTTAATGTTTGAAATTTTTCCATCTTGATATAAGACTTCAAAATCTGCTCCAGTGCCATCGGCATTGGTGATAATTGCTTTTGGGACAACATAATTCTGTCCACGATTTTGAATTTTAACAGAAATAACTTTTCCTGTTAAAGTATCAATTTCAGAAGTTACAACTGCTGCATTATTATTACTTACGAAACAACCTTTAAGAATAGGTAGTCTTTTATAATTAGACCCCAAATTGTTTAAAGTAGTGGAGTAAATTTTTCCTTCAGCAAATGGCGAATTTGTAGTATAAACAATCTGACCAGTTCCAATGTAATCTGGAGTTTCTGGTATTTCATATGCAAACTTTGTTGGCGTTGCAAAAATAACAGTCTTGGGACCTACTAATGGATCGTCAATTACTTTTAATGCAGCATTGTCTGTATTGACATCATTTGACGCCTTAATGAAATAATAATAAGTGTCAAAGTTAACTGGGAATCGTCTTTGTGGAGATCCTACAATATTAGGACCAAAACCTAAAGTAATAGCAACATAAGATCCTGGATTTCCTGGTTGAATGCCACTAACTTCTTTTTCTTCTGTAAAGATACTACCAGTCCTGCTGGCAGAGAAATCTAAGAAAATCCCATTCATGGAAACATGACTGGTATCAAATAGGTAACGATAATACTTTTGAATTCTAATATCAGTATTAACATCGTATGATGCAAATGTTTGATCTTTAGAAAATTCTAACTTGTTTTCCCCAGGAGTAGATGCAGAAATTGAAATAGACTTTCTTGGGGAACTATTATCTTGGAAGATGCTACTGTTAGTTACTTCTCTTGGATTTGTGGCACCATAGTTATATGCAAGAGTTACGATTTGAGTATTTTCATCATAATCAATCACATATGGGTCATTCAATCCATCGCCTAAAGGTCTCGAATTTTCATTGAAACGATAAATGCCATTATAAAGAGAAACGCTTGCTTTATCAAAATGATCTGTAGCAGAAGTTCCTTCCTGTCCTCTAAGAACAGTAACAGTTCTATCGTTTGAATTGATTGATTCAATCTTTACAACTTCACTATCAATCTGCAGAAAATCATTTTCCGAAAGTTTGTTTACTTGTACAAGTTTTAATTCAGTATTTTCTCGGGAGAAACCAACATGATCTACATTTAATGCTAATCTTTGTGTAGAAATTTCCAATAGATTTCTAACAAGAGATGCATCAGCAACTGTTAACGTATCTCCTTTAATGTAATTAGAACCTTTTGTTGTGATAGTAATTTGCGATACACTACCGTATCCAGTTCCAGTAAAATCACTAACAACAATAGTTGCTCTGGCATTATTAGCATCTCCTGGTGCTCCAATACCATTCCTTACTTTACTTTGATCAAAAAAGATAAGCTCTACATCGTTATATGTGTTAGCAGTATATCCCAAACCACCATTTAATAAATCAACACGTGCAACTCCAGTATCATTCAACAAACTAATGAATGATGGTTTTTTTAGAGTTATCGTTTGATAAAATCTCTTTCTAACATAATAAGTTGTGGTCGTTTGACTCTCATCGGGAATAATATCGACATTTACTTCACTTCCAACACCTACTCCATGTTTCTCAGATGTCTTTAACAAAGCAATATTATTATTAACCGAAAAAGGAACTAAATTTTTACTCAGTACATTGTAAGTAACCACTTGAAGTCCTACGTCGTCACCAAGATTTGTACTTTGCAAGAAGTAATTCTTATTGGTAGACTCAGGCACTTCAAATACACCAGACAAAACTTCTACTTTTACAGAGTTTTGATTGGTAGTAGATTCTAAAATAGTTCCAGTAGCAAGAATATCATCATCTCCATCTGTTAGTAATAATGTAAATCCTTTTGTGAAAACACCATTATCGCTCATGATAATGTTGATGATATTACTGGATGAATCTAAAACTTCTCCTGCTTTGTAGGTTCCAGTAACTTGATCAATAACAAACTCATTTCTATTGAAGACATCACCAATTACTCTTCCAGTAAAATCAGAATTTTGCTGAGTAATAATATCATTCTCAAACAAATATGTCGAAGAAATCAATCTAACTAAAGAAACTCCAAAATTATTAGAAGGATCTAAAGAAATGGAGTCCAATGAGGATACTGGTTTTCCAGTAACCTCACTTACAATTGCCCCTGCTCCAGATCCTTCCGTTCCTACATCAGAAACTACAAAAGCATTACCAACTTTAAAAGTATTTGGGGAATCTTCCACATCCAATGATGTCACAGAACCAGATGAAGTTTTATCAACTCTAATAATAGAGTTTCCTCCATTTTTTAATGTGTCAACAGTTCTTAATCTCTTTACAGATTTTGGAATATCATCTTGAGAAAGGTCTGCATTATAATTTGAGTCTACTGGGAGTGAATAGAAATTTGATCCTAAGATATATGGGAACTTTGGATTATTACTATCATCAACAGTAATAAAGTATGCATATACACCGTCTTGATATTCTGGTGTTACACAATATCTTCCATTATTCTCATCTAATTCTAATTTACCAGTTAAAGTGCTTGGTTTCCATTCATAATCTTCAATAAAAGTTCCCAATGGAAACTCATCAAAAGTTGGTCCTCCAATTCTATTAGTCTTTAAAGAATATCCAGAAGATAGTCGAGAAATGCTGCTCGAACTATCTAAAGGATTGCTAAATCCATATGGACCATAAATTGGATTTCCATCATATGCATAACCCAATACTGGAGAATGGTTTGTGCCAGTGTCTCCGAGTTCATTTCTGAGTTCTGTCGGATTAGCACAAATGCCATATCCAAATCCCTTTACAGGGTTGTAGTTTGGAAATGCATATCCATTTGATGCATCTAAGTTTGACTGTAAATTATTATATCTGTCTTTAGTCCAGGTAGTAATAGATGCATCTGCAGTTGCTCCAGCACCAACAGAGAGAATGTCAACAATAACTTCACCTCTGGTATAAAACTTTCCCTCATCTACAACTTCAAAATCAACTACCTTTCCATCTTCAAGAATTGCATTATATTCGGCAAATCTTCCTCTTCCTAATCTATCTACAATTCTAACTACAGGAGGAGTTGAGTAGTATTCTCCAGAATCTACTACTACAATACTCGTAATTCTTCCAAATGTTACAATAGCAGATGCTCTTGCTCCTCTACCAGAAGTAATAGTTACAGATGGATTTTCGGAATAACTTACTTCATCTAAACTTTCAATTCTATCAACTGTCTCTCCAGCAAGTTTTACTCTTGCCTTTCCAGGTTTATCATTGATGAGAACATTTGGTGGATTTAAATATCCAAATCCTTTGGATGTAATCTTAAACTCTTCAATAGGACCAAATGTAACTTGAGAAAAATCTTTATTACTAAATGCTAAAGTTCCATCGACAAAAATACCAACGTCTCTTTGTGATGTTGGATATGTTTCTGTAATAGTCTGAGGATTCTTTCTAATTAATCTCAGAACTTTCTGATCACTTAAAGTGGATTGAGTGGTAGCAGATAAAATATTTCTGCTGGGATATGAAGATGAGCAAATGTAGAAGTAATTACTATCTTCATAGATTGCTGATACATCAGCATTCAAATCGTTAATTTGACTATTGATTACAGCACTATTACTTGATGCTTTGCCGTTACTAAGAATCCATCGAATAGAGTTGTTAGAGACATCAGTTACAATTGGATCTCTGGAAACAAATCCAGGATCAGAAATCTCAATGAAATCACCTTCTTCTGAATATGGAGACTCTACGGAAGGATTTAAATTGTAAAGAACTCCAAGAACAAGAAGTTTTGCATTTCCAGATGTTACAGTAGAATAACTGTATACATTAGTTCCACGACTGTACCCTTGAGTTCCTTCTCTACTCTCAATTACAAACTGATTTACATTTTTATCATTATAACGAAATTCTTCTGAACCAATTAAAAATCTTCCTCTGGACTTGAATCCTTGAGTAGAGAACACATTGATTCTTCCACCAGATCCTAATCCTGGCGCAAAAGTTTCTGTAATTTCAGTTTTCGCTGAAACAGCAAAGAAGTTATTAACTGTTGATGTATCAAGACTGATTTGATATAATTGTTCTCCATCAACAACTCCTGCAGAAAAAACGTTATCTACAATTGCTGATGCATACCCAAGTGATGAATCAAATGCATCTAATGCTTGAATGATTTCTTGACCAACTAAAGAAGATGGATCTCCAGATAATACTTTTACTTTTAGTGAATAAGAAGTAACCCAGTCAGATGTAGAAGACTTTAGTGTAAAATCTTTTGGTTTAACTACTTCTGGTGTTTCGTTAGAAACTAAAGTATTAAAGATAAACTTAATAGATCTATCAGTTCCTTTCGCTTGATAGAAACTGGAAATATTTTTAATTAAAGTTCTTTTATCGATCCCAGACTTTAGATACTTTTCTGGGAATGAAGCAAGATAATCAGACTCGAAATTTCTTACAATAGCATACAAGAACAAATTACTAATGTTCTGTACATTGTCACCAGTATAATGATCTGCTGCTAATGTGGTTACAAAATTGCTTTTATCATACAAGTCACCAAGCTTGGTGTTGCCACTAACACCACGACTAACTTCCAAAAACTGATTTGAGGTTCTTTCTTTGTAGAAAAGAATCTCTTCACCAATTTTGATGTAACCATTTTGCTCTGGAAAAGAAGTAGCATCCTCTACAGTAATTGTTGTATCTGCTGCAAACGCATTAGATGCCAACTTTGTATTTTCATTTAGAAGATTCTGCTCATAAAAATCGATATCACGATATTTCGTGATATTTTGAATCACATCGAGAGGTTGACCCCTAAGTTCTAACTGCTCATAATACTTTTCAAGAACTTTTGAAAAGTTTTCATAATCAGAAGAAATGAACTCAGGTAACTGGGTCTCAATTAGAGTAGATATTCTTCTAGTCTCTGCCATTTAAGATTACTCTGTGTAAATCGTGAATGAACTCTTTGGAATATCCACATCGAGATATACTTCTCTTGTGGCACGAATATCATTACTTAAAGGAATCGTTCTGACCTCAATTCTATTATCGAAGAAACTCCCTTCGATAATTGTAAGATCATACAATTGAATTTCGCCTTTCGTATAATTGACTGTTCCAACAGAGTCGTTTAGAACAATCTTTTCGCCAGTTATAGAGTCTATTCTATATAGGACGATTTTACCAGATCTATCTTCCAAATAGACTGTATATAAAGGATATTCACTAACCTTAAACCCAGTAGACTGAACAATTACATCTTCATCGCATGTATCATCAAATGCATTCTGATAACACAATTCATAATAGAATTTACTATTAATCTGAGGATAGAAATCTTTTCTCATTTTAATAGTAGTAAGATTACTATTGATACTACGATCAGCATCATCAATTACACCAACAAATTTAGAATATCTGAACTTGCCATTAAACTTTTCGGTATCAGATGATGCAATGTACTGCTCAAGACCAGCAATTACTTTAGATCTAATCTCATCCCTGGTCTGATTTGTCTTAGACTTATTATAATAAATTGATGATGTCATCTCCACGTATAGAACTGAAGCATCGACAACATCGGGGGTGATAGAAGCAACCATATATGGTTTTAGTCCATCAACAATTTGCTTTTTAGTAGCAGAACTCAATCGAGGTGCCGTAGATGGTTTTACGACAATCTTAACCTTACCATACTCAGGTGGATCATCTTCTTCTCCACCAAAAGTAATGATATCAGCAATAGCAGGATAAATTTCTCTTACAATTGACGCACAGTCTGCAGCAGTTACTGCTCTATTCTGTGTTCCATAGAACTTAGGAGCATTAAACTTGATCTTCTTGACAGATTCAATTTCTGCGCCACCTACAGCAGGTTCTACGAGGTCTGTTGCTGCGCTGTAACTAATGTTGAAATTGTAGTTAGAGTTGCCTTGAGGGTCCTCCAGGACGCCATTGAAGGTAAATGCTCTTGCACCATTGGCATCAGGTCCATTTGTAGACAGATATGTAATCTCCACTTGATTACCAGACTCTAATTGTCTACCTAAGATGCCATCACCAAAAAATACTTCATACTGCTCATCTTCAATCTCTTCAACATAGAAGACATTAGATTCACCAGTAATATCAAGGATGCTATCAGCACGAGCATAAACTTCTCCTACCGTGCTCTGTGCTGATGGGAAAACACGTACTCTAAGCGACGAAACATCAGCAGAGGGGTTCTTGATCACAAAACGTGTTGAACGTGTTGCATTGACCGTATAGAGGTCAGTGATGAAGTTTCCTTCGTAGATCTCCACATCTGTAAAACTTGCAGTTCCATTTACCACAGGAACTTTAATGTCTTCGACAACAACAAAGTTATAGATGTTAGTATCATATGTCGAATTGAAACCAGATCCTCTTCTCAGGACGATTTCATTTGGTGCATTATTAGGAAATGTTGCACGAAAATTCAATGTTGCTTTTGGTGCCGTTGCTGATTTGGGAGTATAACCTAATTGCTTTGCCAGTGCTACTACATTGTCCCTGAGTGTAGCAGACTCAAGAAATGTCTCATTTACCACCATATTGGTGTTAAATGCTGTGTAATACGTATTGTATGCCAACACGTCAAGAAGATTACTCCATACAGAACCTTCAAAATCAAAATCAGTAAATTCTCCCTGCGATCTCAAGTATTCCTTGAGAGCAGTCTTGATATCTGCAAAATCTAAGTTTGATAGTTGAACGTATGGCATTATCGAGTTCTCTCTAAGAAGAATTCTACGGCGACAGGAAAGTCTTCTCTACCAATAATCTCAAATTCTAAAGCAACGTCAAATCCGTTGTCTTCAAAATTAACATCAACATCTAAACCAATTAATGTAATCCTTGGTTCGAATTGATTTAAAGTGGAACGAATGTCGCGACCGATTTCGGCAGCAGTTGCTACGTCAAGATTTTCAAATAAAATATCACGTAGTTTTGAACCTAAATCTGGTTGAAATGGTCTCTCACCTTTTGATGTCAGTAGCAAATTTACAACGGACTGCTTAATTGCAGCATCATCCTTCTTGACAATTAAGTCACCTGTGACTGGATGTGGTTTGAACGTTACATTCAAATCCTTGAAGGTTTGGAACTTTGCCACACGATTAGTAGAGTTTATCTTATCTATTTATAGTCACTCATGCCATCTCTCTACAAAATCATCAAACCCATTAGGTCCACCACAAGGACGACTCATACGATCTTCAGGTGGTGTTGAATACTTATCCTTCGCATGTTTCTTCAACCAATAGTCACTCTTGGGATCTGTAATGAGTGTCATTCCAGATTTTTCAAATTCTTTACTCTTATCTACTGGCGAGTTTGCCATTTACTACTCTCCTATACATTTCTTCGGACCAATAATTATAATAATCAGTCTGATGCAAAGATTCCCTTGCCTTCTCTAATTTAGCACGTTTCTGAACTAATAATAGGTTATGTTCATGAAAATTCGTCTGAATGCCATTAATGTGTGATGGTTCATTCTTGTGATCATCAAGAACAATATATTCCGTCTGACTCATATGCAACTCCGCAATTTTTTGCATCATTGCTGACTCAGAGATGTCGTCCTCCACAATGTAGATAACTACATCCGCGTCGGGCACTGAATTCAGAGTCACATGCCGCAAGGCACGCTCCTCTATATGTACAGACGCAGAAAAAGCGTAAGGACACACGGCATGACCGCCAAGTTCCCCACGCTTCTGCGAAATACACTCAATCCATTCTCTAACTTTACTTACCTTGTCCACGATATGGTTTACGTGCGTTGTTTCTTGATGTGGCAGCATACTTCGTGTTCTTGCTGCAACCCTGACGGGTAGATTTTGGTTTGGACTCGATCGTCTTGCCATTAGTCAGTGAGGGGCGCTTTGCCATAATTCTCTCTCCTTGTGAACTCTCATATTATAGCATATTATCCTGCAAATACCTTCGCGGTGCTCGCTTTTGCAATGGTAATGTTAGTAGATGAGTTCAACACATCACCTTGCTTACCAATCGATTGCTTCCCAATCTTTACTGTGCTCTGTGCCTTTAAAGTTCTTGGACTCTGGCATGGATCACCCTTCGGTGTCGTCCCTGGTGCTGGTCTGAAACTGTCTGTGTTCTTCACAACTAACTGCTTACCAGCATAGACCTTGACGACCCCTCCACCACCTACTGAAGGGCGCCCTAAGACAAGTGGTGACGTATTACATGATCCCTTTCCACCTGAGTCTGTTGATGTAATATCAGCAACTGGTTTACCTGCCATTTGACCTCTTGTAACTGTATATAAGTGTCATTTAGAAAATCTACCAGTGTCTCATGTTCCTCTGCCCCTGGGCGGCAATACATCATGGTCGCTGGTTCCTCACAATCCCTCAGTCTCTTCTCCAAGGAATTCAACTGTGCTATCAACTCTTGCTCCATTTTTAAAACTTTCTCTATAATTTACACCGTATGCACCGAAGGCACTCGAAATATCTAATTCAGGTGCTGCTTTAGCAGCAGTATAATAGTCCATCGCAACATCTTCGATTGCTTCGGCAAACTCATTGAAGTCGTCAAACCTCTGCTCTTTGATAGTACCGTCCTTAGTCTTGTATGTAATCTTGTGGTTTTCCATATTAGTCGTCTTTGAATAATCCAAATACTGCAGTTAATACTGAGTGAAATGCAACATATAAGAAGAACTTAGAATCCTGGTCCCTGTCCTTCCTTCTCTTCGCAGGTGCTTGTGCCATTGTTACCTCAGGGATTTTTTTATATATCGCCCCATAGCATTATTCAAATTCCCTCTCATGATATTCACAGTCTCTATGAGACATATCGTAATATAACTAATTTCCTCTCGGAATGTGGTCGAGGTTTTCATGGCGAAATTTTCTGGGCGAATTTTTTGTATATGGGGGACCCGTAATATTTATCTCGCTTGGGTAACACTTTGTAGGTTAGGAACGCCAGATGGGACCCGCTCGGCGCTCGGGGGTATACAAAAAAGGGGGCATATTACTGCCCCCTGTGTATCACTGTGCTGCTGCTAAAGATCTTCTCACCTGTCGTTTAATCTGTGCGATGGCATAGTTATCAGATGGTGTCTTTGAGCATGTTTGTGTAATGTTCAAAGTGCGATGCTTATATTTTAAATGCTTAGATTCATCGTAGATATAGAAGTCAGACTCTGCCATGATGGCATCAACTGCCTTGCGATACTTCCTGATGTTCATTGTAGAGAATTGCGATGTGGTAGGATGTGGGGTCAGGCGACGCCGAACACCAGATCAGCGATGGCGTCGGTGATCTCACCAGCGCGACACCACTTCATGGGGGCACCGTGAACGGGGCACATCCAGATCATGCAGGGTTCGCCCCACTGTTGAGCGATGCGGTAGGCGTGTTCCATGTCGGTTGCCCACATGCACCCGTGAGCATCGAAGGTCTGCCAGGCGGTGGGTTGGATGGCGATGGCGTGGGTCATGTCGTTTGCTTTGTTCCTTGTATTCTACAGGGTCAGGGGCGGACTGCCTGCTCGATAGTGTACAGTGCGTCTGCTGTCACAGTACGGGCAGGGGTGCTGCTCCAGAAGAGGGCGGCAACCGCTGCCAGGATGATCAGTCTGAACATGGTCTGCCTGTGGTAGGATGGGGAACGGGGTTTGGTAAGGGCGTCGATCAAAGTTCTGCCATCATCTCATTCATCTCGTCTGCATCGATGGCGCACGAATCCCATGCCACCCCATCCTTAGTCTGCCCGAGGTGGCGACCGATCATGCCATCCATCATGCAGCGAACGAACTTATCCCAGGGGGTCTCATTGTCGCCGCAATACTCGACACACGCCTTAGCGGTGTTGTAAAGAAATTCATCGTTGCCAATCCAGAGGGCAGCATTCCAGGTTTCGTAGGTTGCCCAACCGTTGTAAGTGGAGAGGGTGGAAGCGGTCATGATCTCGGTTCGTTTGGTATGTGTAAATTCTACAGGGTCGCCCGCTCAGTGGCGATCGCTGATGTGCCAGGTTGTGGATTGGCACTCAGGGGCAGGGAAGGGGAAGGCGCGACCCTCAGCGAATGCCTTACGGTTGGCGGCAGATCGTGCCATCATGGCGTTATGCTGGCGGGTGTAGTCTGCCATGATGGCGGCGAGGTCAGGTGTTTTGTTCATGCTCTTAGTATGGCAGCAGATGGGGGGCAATGGGGGAAATGATGGACACTCTGCCAACTGACCCCAGGCGGCCGCCCTGAGTATAAAGAACTCAGGGGACAGTTAGTGTTAATCAGACCAGCAGGTCTTTAGCAGCAAGGGCACCAAGTTTCATGCCATCACGAAACTCAGTCACAAAGAATTCAGTGCCATTGTAGAGACGAATCTTCCATTCGAAGTTCTTTTGAAACACACCTTCACCAGCGATTCCATGCTCACTGAGAATAGCATTCAGGCGAGACTTAGTGGTATTGGATTGCCAACCACCATCAAACAGGCGGATGTAATCATCACCAACCTCAGCGATCTTGTTACCGTGCAGGTATACAGTAGACTCGTTAGTGTCAGCATCGAACTCTACACGAGTGTTTGCAGATTGCCAGTCAGCGTTGTTGCTGATAGCGGTGTTCATTTGCTGTTCGATCTTACGCATGAAAGAAAAGAATTGGTTTGAGGTGTGGGGAGAGAGATCGGGTCTCATTCCCCCCCACATGAACTACAATACAGGATCAGGGGTCAATTGCAAGGCGGTGTGTGCCACTTCTCAGACTGTCACAGCATCTCGCATCTCAGTCAAGATATCATGTAGAAGGGAAACATCTGTGCCCACGATATCACTAACCTCATCCCAATCATCGTGGAATTCAATTAACCCAATCAGGGCATCAATCTGTTCGAAGTTGAGTTGCATGGGTCGTTTGCTTTTGACTTTTATAGTATGGGGCATGACGGGGGCAATTGCAACCCCCTGTGTGCCACTTCTCAGACTGTCCCGAACATCCCCTCGTAGAGGTCGCCCATCTGAGAGTCTTTGTATTGTTGATTCACTGCCATGATTTCTGTCTCAATCCAGGCAAGTTCTGTGCGTTTCTTTAATAGTTTCTCTCTCAAATCGTAGAGTTTCTGATTACGTTCTGTGATGGTCATTTGTATCAGTCAAGCAAAGGATCTTCTTTTTCGATGTCTTCCTGCATGTCAGGTGGCATCATCTCGCGATCATCAATGTCGAGATCAAAAATCTCACCTTCCATGTCCATGATTTCATCCCACATAGTAATCAAAGTCCGTTGAGAAAGTCTGCAAGTGCCTCATCATACTCCTCTTGAGTGTCAAAAACACGACCGTGAATGTTAAGAGGAAAGGTCTTCTTAACACCAGCAGATGCTACCATTCGGCAGTCTGCCTCATCGTATCCCATCTCCACTAGGGTGGCAACGTAGGGGTTGTTGGTTTGAGTTTCGTTTGTCATGTAGACATTATAGGCACGGGTGGGGACGATCTGGGGTCGCTAATGGACAGTGCGCCAACTGTCTTTTTCCACAGGGTTGTGGAAAACTTTTAGTATACACTCATTCTTGAGTTGTATAATCAATCTCCATTTCATAGTTGATATCATCCATGTCAACAGATTCATCATCCATTTGTTCATTTAACTCTGCCAGAACGTATGTAATGAAATCCATTGATTGCATGTTTGAGAATAGTGAACCAAAAAATGTGTGGTCTTGTGTATTGTTCAAAGGATGGCAGGTAAGGTTCATGATGTGCCATGATAATATGCAATCATTAATTACAATACAACCTCACCATGCCATTTGGGAAATTAGTGTGACACTTCAATTAGTGGCACACTTTGCTTGTCAATCGTCGTAATATTCGTTATCTTTGAATTTGCGTTGTGATTTGTTTCGAGTTGTGTAACGCTTAGCGTTTGCAATTTCGTAACCAAAGTCTTCGTAATCATCTTCAAAGTCTACTTTGTAAGATGAATCGCTGGTGTACTTCTTTGTCGATTTTGCCATTGTAAGTATCAATAATACCAGTAAAATACCAAATTATTTAGTAATAATAACGATTTCTTCGTTCTTAATACTATTATTAATGAATTTACCAAGTGATTCTTTACTATTAATCACTTGTTGTAAAGAATTAACGAAGTTTTCTGATTTAATAGTATAATTATACTCTTTTTCAGAAGAATTAAAGATTATTCTGATATTATCATCGATAATCTCAATCTCTTTGATAGCTGAAGACTCTGTTTCTTTGATAGTTAACATTTAATTGTTAAAAGTTAAATTTTAAGTTTTCTCAGTTTCTGTAAAATCTCAAAAACTTAAAAAGTTAAATTTTTGGAATTTTGAGATTTTACAGTTTTTGAGATTTCACAGAAACTCGAAAGTCTGCGTTCCTTGCCCCTGTGAGACCTCTCAATTATACAGCAGGCACCGAGACCCTCCGAGGTCCTTTGTGACACTTTGCAGGGTGTCATAGAGGGCGTTGACTGTCGATAGCAGGCGTGCTAAGACAACAAGAACACCGCACGTTACCTATGTTTTTTAAACCATTTAGTTTTCCACAAGTTTTTCCACAATCTCTGTGGAAAACTCTAAGTTTTATGTTAGAGAACCCTGATAAACACTAAAGAGTGTTATTGCGGAGAACCTTGACAATTGAACAAATCAAGAGAGTTTTTTCTCTTCCATGCTCAATACAGTCTGTCCTCTTTTAATCATTGACATCATAGCATTTTGTGCTGATTCAAGTTGAAAGTAGACTGCATACTGTATAGACGGTTGAGTGTGTCCATACAGTACATGTTCATAGGCGACTGCATAGTATAACTTTGATAGTCTATTCTTCATCATCCTCTCTTACGATAGGATTATTGTATGTTCCATAGTAGTGTATGTAATGAAGAAAGTTATTGATTGAACGTTCAATACCAAGACTTTCTTTAACTGCTAACCATGACTCATAGTCTTGTTGTAAGTCTGGTCCAAGTGGTATGATTGCATCCATTGTATTATTTCCAACGTGGTCCTACTACCCAACCTACTAATGCATCACGTCTTCCTTCTTTAACTGGTGTGACTCTATGATATGCTCTTGAGTCAAAGATAACAAGTTGACCTTTCTTCTTTGGAATACGATAGAGTCCTTTAGGTGGATATAGGACTTGTAGTTGTCCTCCTTCATATTCTTCATTAAGGAGAAGAGAGAAGGATAGTTTACGTTGCCATTCAGTAAATGTTTGTCGTTGTTCTCTTACTTTAGGAATGTCTTGATAGAGTGGGTGTCCAAGATCATCAATATGCCATTTATAATGTCCTCCTGTAGTATAGGACATGAATTCAATTGAGTCACCACCAAAGCATTGAATATCATATTGAAAGTTATGATCATTTGTTCTGGAGATATGATGCCAGATCATCCCTACGAACCAATGGTAAGCAGGGATGGAAGTGGAGACACAATCTCTATAGGACTTATCTACTTCAAATCCAGTGAAACGTTGTACTTTAGTTTGGTGTTGCTTTTGTCTATACTCATTGAGAGTTTCATAGATGGAATCAATTTGAGATTGAGGCAATTGAAAGTCAACGTGTGCTAATCGATGCAGTTGACGATCATCATCCATGTTGTTTCTCCAGGTACATCTCTTGCAGTTCGTCTATGTTAATATAGAAGATGTCATCAACATTATTGGGGTCAATCCACTCAAGGAACTCTTCTGCAACAGCAATAGCATCTTGAGCACGATCTTTGTTCATGAGATGCTTGAAGCGACGCTCACGATTCTTGATAGTCTTGTCAACTTGAGTGAAGAAATCTTGATTCATTTGATGGTCAGGATGTTGTTGAGGTGATCGTAAGAGACGAACTGTTGTTCAGGATGTAGTGCTAAGGAAATACCTTTAGCAAACTCATTAGGAAATTTGGAGAAGTAACGCCAGTATTTGTCTGGGTCAATGTTGTTTGGTTGTGGTTGAAGTGTGGTTGGTGTCAGTTGTTGAAACTGAACAAGAGTTTTGACGTGATCAGCAACAATGTTCATTTGACAAATACTTCGTTGGTGTGCTCGTTGTGCAGTTGGGTTGCTTGCTTCAGATAGTATACCATATGAGCAACGTATTCCACGTCTTCTTCACATGGGTCAAGGTCATAAGAATTGTCCCAATCTGGAAGTCCATTCATCTTAACTGGTGCAGCATATGGAATGCCATCTTCATCAATGGCAAATGCATGGTGATCAGCAACAAGATAGAACTGAGGAGCAGTCATCGTGGTTTGTGCGTTGGTGAACTTAGTATACTATGTAGTTAGGTGGTTGTCAAGGGGTCACTTCATGTAAAGATAACCGCCCGCCCAGTCTGCATTCTCAAGCAACCACTCGCGGTCTTTGATCAGTAGCAGGTTGAAACGTACATGCTTTGCTGGTGCTTTGAATGATGCAGGTTTGAATACTTCACCAGTCTTCTTATCTACGAAAGCATGAACACTGCGGGAACCATTAGCATCCATGATAATCTTGTGATACTTGCGACCAGATTCGATCACAAACTTATACACAGGAGCATCATAACCACCGACTTTGCCATGATTACGATCCTTGAAGTTCTGCTCCAGAGCATCACACAGCATGAGAGTATACTTGCGAATGTTCAACTCAATGGTGTTGCGAGCATCAGCAGTGGCGCAGAACTCAGTGAAGGTGGCGGTGGTCATGTCGTTGTCTGAACTGAAGTCAGTATAGGGTGAAACGGTGGGGTTTGGGAGACTGATCATGCCACTTCCTCAGCTGGCACACGGGACACGGTGAGGCGCTTCCATCCCTCTACCTTGTAGTAGCTCAGTTCTTCGATCACGCTGTTCACAACATTGTTGTGCTGACGCTCCATACCCTTAGCAGTGGTTGCCTTGCGACGCTTGCGATACTCAACAGCAGTGGTGCCGTCAGCACGGTCAAGTTCCACACGGTAGAAGGAGTAGGCGTTGCTCATGGGGTGTTCCCTCGATTGCTATGAACATAGTATGGCACAAAAAAACGCCCTCTGGGGGCGCTGGTGGACAGTTCTCAGACTGTCTTTCGAATGGGTCGATCGAACAGTTGCATCTGATAACCTTCCTTCAATGCATGAATGATGATGTTATCGTATGAATGAGATTGTAATGGAATATGTCTATGAATCAAATAGTCCTCACAATCCTCTGCAAGTGCTTCTTTATGCTCATGTGATATTCTGTCTAAGAAATTACGATCGATCATCGTATGCACCATTAGTGATTACAATAGTATTATAGGCGAGAAATGTGTGGAAATCAACGTCCAATTATTAAATCATTAGAAAACATTAGTCCACTTGGTGTGGTTTGTTTTAGTGATACGACCCTCTGCCAACATATTATCACACACACTAACAAAGACCTTGAACTTCTCCTCACGAGTGAGTACATGTGGTTGAGCACATGTAGCAATCACTTTGAGCATTTGACGCTTAGATGTGATCATTTGGCGTAGCGACAATCAGGATGTGGTTGAGGTAATGCAGCACACGCTTGATCGTATGCTTCAAACATGTTGTGATCTCTGTGTGCTAAGAATACATTGTAAGATGTAATACCAGCAACAGCAAGAATGATCCAGAAGACGTAAGTTTTCATCAGGCGAGAGCAGTGTAGGTGTGATCAGGATAGATACCATACTCTTCACAACGACACTCGTAAGCAATACGCTTCAACAACTCAATATCATATGCTTCAATGCTTCTGAGGATTTGACGGCGAAGTTGTGCAGTTTGAATGTCGTCGGTGATCATACTTCCAGGAGTGAGAGTTGGATGTGGTCACAGCAAGAGTCATCGTCTTGCAAATCTAACATGTCTGTGTCAACATGTTTGAAGAGTTTGTCGAAGAGAAAATCGACAAACTCTTTATTATCAGCAGAAGACGGGAGAGTAGTCATTACCTTTGTATTCTTCAAGGTTGAAGTCAGAAACAGTAGCACCGTTGGCGATGTAGTTGTTCACATCATACACCATGTCAGACTTAGTGCGAGTGCTGAAGGAAGTCATCTGCTGAGAGAGTTCTTCAGTGGGGTGCCAGATGACACGCTTGACGTAACGCTTGCCAGTGCCAACGGGATAGAAGTCGATCTGAGTGGCAGAGGTTTGGAGTTGCATGTGTGTCTCTCGATTACCTTGTAATCATACACGCTTCCAGGGGGGCAGCGGGGGGTCGGGTAGACACTTCGCCCACTGTCCCTCGGCGTCACGCCATCGCTTTCGTGCTGCTTTATAGATGGTATCGTTGGCAGCACCATCACGATACATTTTGAAGATTTTTGCTGATTCTGCGTAGCAGCACGTCGCATGGTCCGTCTCCTGCGGACGAATCTCACCATTTTTGTCGTATTTACGTCCAGAATGGTGATTTGCGTAGCGTCGTGCTCTCGTAAAACCCATTTCAAGGAACTTTCTACACATGTCCATGCCAACAAAGTCGCCTTCAGACATATATTCATAAAATTTGGTGCTCAGGGTCTCCGCACTGACCTGTGCCTCCTGCGGCGTCTTGAAACGCCAGAAAAGACAAAGTTGTGCAGAATAAGGTTGAACTAACAGCACTCCTTGTTCACCACGTCCAATTCTGTAGAGGTGACGGTTATCTTTCTCTGTGAAATCAAGTGACTTGTAGTCCAGTGAGTAATCAAATTCAATCACGATTTTTTACAACAGAAATTACTCTTTGTTCTGGATGTAGATCTTGTACTACCTGTGCTGCATCTTCGTAGTCTATTGCATCTACTACACTATGGTATCTTACCATGTGGTTTTCTTCATCCCATGTCTGTACACTATACATAATGTTCTCTCATTGTGGTTCACATACAATGTATTGATAATAGTTGCCGTAAGTATCTTGTGCTTGACGACAGAAATACATTGGGTTCTTTGGTTGTAATGATGCGATCTCATTAAGAGTAACCAATGCAATAGCAAATTGTATGAATGGTAGGACCTTTACTATTGTCCCACGATAATCATTATTCATTATTCAAATACTGGTATAATGTTAGGGTTCCATTCTTCTCTTACTGCTTTCATCACATGTTTTGGCACACCATAGTACCCCATATGCATCCATACACAATCAATGTATGATAGATCTTCACGATCTACTGTTGGATTGAATGAATCACAGTATTGTACAATATCATATGGGACTTTAACTTGTTTCCATGTGACTGGTTCTTCAACAAAGAATGGTACTGTCATTTTATTTCAGTTATCTACACTACGATCGGGAGTTTCTTTCTCCAGTTCACGAATAGTATCATGCAGTCGCTCTACTGCTGCACGAACTTCATCAGTCTCTTCCCATTCATATGTGTCACCAGACTTGGTAACAAACTCACGTTTAGTCATTTACTTGCTCTCCTTATTGTGAAATAATCGTCATGCATCTCAAATTCAACTTCAGTGTCAGTTGTCCATCCAAGATCCTCTAACAGTTTCGTTGGTAATGGTAGCACAAGGTCACCATTTTCGTCAACCTCTACCTCTGTATAATAATGTGAATTCTTAGTGACAGTCATGGCATCCCATTTAATCTTTCTGTGCATCATTCATGTGTTGCTCCAGTGTATCAAGCATACTATCAAACTTGATTAGTTGATCAATATCTGAGATCATACATGAGATCTGTTTACAGACAAGCGGACGCTCTTGACGTGCAGCAAATGCAAGTGCATTGCGAAGATTAGATTCTGCTTCTTTCAGTGAATCTTCTACAGATTTGGACAGTGCCATAGTTTATACTCCTTAGAAATCATCTTGTAACGAATAATATATTTTTCTGCATGTTCTATACATTGAAACCAGCATACTTTATTCTCACGCTTGTCGTCAAGTCTGTAAGAGAATGTAATCCCATGTGGGAATAGTTTATGATCAAAAGAACGAACTACTTTGATTTCTTTGTTCTTCGCAGAACTTGTTGTAGTCTTCCCAGAACTCTTCGTCTTTCGACTCGTCCCAGAAGTCTGACCAGTCTTCTTTGGTTGCTTCGGTGATGTTAGAGTTTTGAGATTCTCCTCCAGTTTCTTCTGTGTATTCACCGAAGAACTCTTCTTCGGTCTGGTTGTAACCTTCGTAGTTGCTTTGCTGGACTGCTTTGTATTTGAAGTTGAGACCTTGTTTGTTTTTGCAGTAGTCTTTGACTGCAATGATTTCTTCGGCGTAGTTTGTGATGACTTTGATGAAGTCTTCTGGCGTCCAGTCGTTGAGGATGCTTTCGATCGGGTCATTTTCGTCCCAGTAGATTGTGAAACTTCCGTCTTCGTTTTCTTTACAGTCAATCATTTGCCTCCTAGTGACATATCATGTAGAGTTTCTGTATCATCACAAGGAGGACATTCAAGTTTAGCAAGAACTTCCTGATTGTGTTTTTCGAGAGCACATGGCATTGCTTCATTGAGTGCTTCTAATACATTCTCCTTGAATGATCTGTATGGGATGAAGATTTCATCATCACCATTCTTATACTCTGGGTGTGCTGCCTTGAACGCATACTCAGCATCATACAACAATGTAGATGCGACAGATTGCACTACCTCAAGACATGCACCAGGGAGATTATTATATGTGGTGGATGAACCATACATCATGTTCTTCACCTTGTCCATCATTTTGATGTAGGTAGTTGCTTTCTGCTCAAATAGTGCCTCAAACTCTTGTTGGTGCTCTTCAGTTTGAAAATCAGGGATACTCATTTGTTCTTCTCGCAATAGAGGAAATATTTGTATTCAGCAAGGTTGTGCTGTGTCCATCTAATTATATCACATTCTTTGTATTTGCCAACCACTTCACCTGATGTTGATGATTCATCGATTGGTATATTATTATCACCAACAACCATGGCAATGACTACAAAAGCAAAGGCAGTGATGGCAATAGTAAATGCGACACCATTACGAAATTCGGGAGTCATAGTTGTGGTTTCTTCACAGGTTGCATAGGTTGGCGTGGTTGTAGATTCCAAGGATCTTCTACATACTCATCTCGATTCTTCCATGCTATAAAAGCATCTACGAGATCAATCAGGCAAGCATCACGACCCTTGAATCCACCTTGTCCTACAAATACATCATCCCACCAGTCAGATACAACGTCATACAGTTCTTGTTGTTCTTCAGTCATTGTTTTACTCTCTCAAGATAACCTTTTCCTTGTCGATACAATGCTTCAATCAGTGCATTAATGTCATCAGTAGAGACCATATTAAACTCATGGTTAAGATTCTCATACCTCAACGCATCTAACATACACTCTAATGCCATTGCCTGCTGAAACTCTGGAGTGATTGGTGTACCATGAGCAAGACCAGAGCATTCTTTATTGTAAAAGTAGTTGTATCTTTCAAGGATACGATTACCTCTTTGATCTTGTTCCCACTGTTCTTTTTCAATCTCAGCAAGTCGCACCATAGCATCACCATGCTTTTCATAGAGTTCATCAAGGGCATCTAATGCTTTACGCTCTGCTTCTCTACGTTCTGCCTCCTCAAACATTTCGTCAGGGTAAGTCATTGAAACTCTCCTGAAATACTTTCCATCCTTCATCCAGTTGTTTCTCTGCCCATCCCCATTGACCATGCTCCATACCATCAATCTGAGCACATTCAATCTCATCTTTAATGAGATTACGAAGCATTGTAATTTGTTCGTTAGTCATCGATAGTCACCTGATTTGTAACGACGATACTTTGCTAAATTACGTGGATCAAAGTCCAAAACATCAAAGCGAAGTTCAAATCGTCTCCATCTAAAACAGAATCCAATGTCACGAGGACCAATACCAATGATTAGATATGGATACCATTCAAGAGGAGCAAAATCATCCCATTGAATTACCATATCAATGAGAGCAAACTTGGTAGAGATTGGAAGCAGTTGGAAATACCACTCATGTCCAAAGTCCTCGTAATGAACGTAATCAAAGAGTTTCATCAGAATAATTCACATAAAGATTGTCACCACCGATGTTCAGGTGATAGATTTTACCATTGTTGAGATAGATTCCCAACCACACAGCACGTCCCTGTTCCATCACCTCATAGTGTAGCATGGAAACGTCCTCAAGGACGATCTCATCAGGATTTTTGATGAATCTACTCATTGACAACATGATCCCATGCTTTCTTGAAGTTTCGATCCCAGTTGTCAGTATATACTGGCAGGAATGCATTCAATGCATGTGCAATGTCATGGGCAGCATCCATACGGTTGTTATCCATTGCTTCAGTCAGTTCTTCCAACATGAAACTGATTGTGGTAATGTTGGAGAATGACTCTTCCAACTTGTTCATTACATCCCAATTCTTACTAATCATCATGCTACTCCGTTTGCACTATCGATTTTGAGTCGCTCGTATGCATCAACCATTTCATTCAGTTGATCATCACTATAAATGGCAAAGCGTTGGAAGCGACGATAGAGTTGCCAGTAACTTTTCTCCCACTGATGTTCACGCTCTTCATCAGTCATTTGCTCCCAGTCACCTTTGATCTTGGGTTCACTTACAACATGTTCTTTGTATTGTTTATTCAGTTTTGCCCATTCTTCATCGCGTTGTTTGAACTCCTGGTATTTCTTCTCCAGGTCCTCATCCATGGTCAGTTCATACTCTTTACAGACCTTGCGTTGCTCTTCTTCATTGGTCCAATCATTGAAGACCAACGACATAGCACCAGAACGAATAGAACTGGGACACATACCAACACAAAGCATAAACTTCTCAAACAGTTTGAAATACTGTTTGGCATTAAGATCTGCTGCTGGTGCAGTGATCAGGAAATGCTCTTCAGGGAGGAAGTCATCATCACCAATGGTAGAACCAAACCCACGAGAATAATCGTGAGTGTAAGTAGCGTCAAACTTGAATTCAACAGTTGCCTCGTAGGTCATGAGTATGCTCGCATAAAGTCATCAAGAGTGAAGAGTTCGTCGGTCTGGGTCTCTTCTACCAGTTCATCATAGGGCAGATCCTTGATTGCGTCAAGGTATTCTTCTGGTGATGGGTCTACATCAGGGTCAAAGTCATCATGGCATAACCATTCATACTCTTTGACCAATGCAGTAATCAATTCTTCATTAGTGTAGGTCATTTGATGTAACCTTCTTCCTCCAACCATTGGCGCGTGAGAGGGGTTGGCTCATAGACCTCCCACATGTTACCCTTAGCACACGCTTGGAGCGCCTTCTGGGTCATTCCAGCGGTCTTTCCTGCCCAGGTTGCCTCTGCCTCCCATGGCACTGCTGACGCTGGATAGGTACGCTCTACCATTTCTCTCCATAACATAGGCACATCTTCCTCAGGCATAATGATAGCAATCAAACTATTCTTGATAGTGCCTGCCATACAATCCTGTGCAGCGTGCCATCCTTCATGCCTCATGACACTCATCAACACACCAGGATTGTCCATATATTTCTTGTTGAGGAAGAAGTTATTTGACACAGTATGATACACACCACGGTGACCAATAGGAAAATACTTGTCATCAGCAAGGAATACTTTCACACCAACATCACCAAGAGATGAGAGCATGTTGTTGAACTCTGCTGTCACTGGTGTGAATGCTTCAATGTTCTCATAGTTAGAACTAACGTCCAACATGCTGAACACTTCCTTCACATCTTTCGTACACTCACGTAGGATCATGCATCCCATGGAGTCATAAGTTTTATAACCTTTGATCTTGGTCTCATTAGCAAGCGCAACGCTTGCCATTCCAATAGATGCTGATACCAAGAGTGCAGAGAAAAGATGTTTCATTGTAATAGTTTGTTAATAGCAGACTGCAAGCGTTGCTCTAACTCAACATCACTGATATTGTGGCGGAATGCTAATGCTTGTGTATCGTGACGAGAGTGACCCCACATGCAGTCAATGAGGAATTGTAACTCTGGTGCTGTGAGTTTGACAGATGTTCTATCAGAACTCTTCGAGAAGATCTTCAGGAAGGACTTCATAGATTTGATTGCTCGGCATAAAATAATCTGCTTCGTAAAGAATGCGGGTGCGCTCTTCTTCACTCAGTTCAGCAGGGTCGATGATCACGTCGTTCATTGTGTGTTACTTGTATAGTATAGGGCAAATGGTCGGAAAAAATCCGATTGTGTGACAGTTTCTCAACTGTCCCCAAAAATGGGAACGATGTCAGTCTTCACATGTAGAGTCTTGTTAATGTGTTGCTCCCACAAGCTCGCGTCTTCCAAGTTGTAGAAAACTGCTTCTTGGCGCGATTGCTTGCTCTTTTTCTGCTTCTGGTAGACCACAGCGTATTTCATTCCAAAATTCACGGTAAACAACAAGATTTGCTTGGTATCGACCCCAACGTTGTGTGGGATCTGGACGATCAACAAAACAGATAGTAACGTATCTGTCGCTGATGAATGAGATATAACCTATCGTTGTGCGATAGGTAACAGGTTGAAGTAGTTCAAACGTCATACTCTCTATTTTCCATATCACTGATCTCTTGACGGAGTTCTTTGATGTAAGTGGAGAGAGATTCTACTTTTTTTTCTAAATGTTTGTTGTGTTCTTGAAGATCTTTTACAAGATCTTTGACTTCTTGAGTGAGAGCGTCTGCTGCTTCTGGACTAACTGCCATAGTTCAACTTAGAGTGCTACTTTATCTATACTATCATATGATTGCTTGATTTCCTCAACTTGCTGATTCATTGAAGATTGTGTCATGTCAATGAGTGGTGGTTCAGAACCAAATCCATAACCACGCTTCATATCACGTCGCAATTGCATTAGATCACGAATGCGACGCTTCATACGAATGATCTCATCAGTGTTATAGAGATAATCTTTTTCCAATGCTTTACGAAGCATTTTAATTTCTTTAGTTGGAGTCCAACTCATTTCCACTCTCCTGAATTAAATTTGTTGATGTATTTTTTTGGTCTGCTGAAGTTTGCTTGGTTGTCAAAGAAAAATTCTGCGTATGGACCATGTGTTCTCACATAATGTAAGAACATTTGTGTGTAGAACTCACCTTCATAAGGTTCTCTCCAGTGGGTTGCGACGCATCCTAAGTATAGCATGGCATCGCCTGGTTGCAACAGAACTGAAACAGGTTTTTTCTCTGGAGTTTCGATCCAGATGTCCCAGTCCTGATCGCCACCCAAATGCAAAGTGATGCTAACATCGCATGATGGTCTATCAGTATGTCTCTTTAGATCACCATCTTTCTTGTAAGTTCTGCAATAACCATACGTAGGGATCAACGACTCACCATACAGTTCGGAGACTCTATTAGTTTGATGAGTTAGCATCTCAACTGCTGGTAAGTAATTGTATAATGAATAAGACTTAGCACATGAACCATCACCAGAGAATCTATAGTATTGTGCGAACTTGAGAAACTCATCGTGCAATGCCAATGCTTTTTCAGGTTCTATGAAATTTCTGATAATTTGAAAATTGCATGTGCTAATCTGTTTGTTCATCACTCTGCCAAGAATTCTACTTCACGATTGCCCATCAGAAGAGATTTGAGTGCAGTTGCTTTCTCCATACCTTTACGGTGATGGAGAATCCAAGACTCAACCTCTGCTAAAATCTCTTCATAGCACTGTCGTGCATCAGTAGACTCACAGGTAAGATAGTCTGCTACAGTGTCAGCAAGACTATCACGGCGCTGGTTGTAAAACATTTTATCCCATTCAGATTGCGGGCGTCCTTCAATTGTCATAGAATTCCTCAATGCGACGTAGGTCCAAGTATTTTAGCACGTCTTCACGCCATTCCATCAACTCATGGTAACATTTCTGGTTGTGAGCACACTGACGCAATTCACTGTCTGGTTTCAGAACAGACTCATAGAAGAGTCCAAGTGCATCACGACGCTTCTCATATTTGTTGTTATCCATGTGGGGTTCCCAATGTTCATTAGTATTTTAGATTGTTTTGTGTGGGTTTCCGTATAAACTCACACTTTCTTAGCCATTAGGCAACCACACTGGTTGCAGGCATACCATCAACAAATACGGTGTTGACAATGTTTTGCAGGCGCTTGATGGTGGGAGCACCGTAGTTCTTGAAGACAGGAACAGTAACGTAACCAGTCTTCTTACGATAGAACTCAACAGCACCAGCAGGGATCTTACCAGCAGCAATGTCAGCAACATCATCACGATTCATGCGAATGACACGACCGATAGTCTGTGCCATCTCAATCACATCGAGTTGACGCAACATGACAGTGTGGGTGAGACCGTGAACGTTGATACCTTCAGACAGAATGCTATAGTGGAAGATGATAAACTTTTTGTTGGGGTCTTTACCCCATGCATCGAAGGTGTCAAAGAACTGCTCACGGTTGACTTTGGTCTTGTTCACATAGGCACCGAACTTGCTGGTGATGTGGAGAATGTCATAACCACGCTTCTGCAGTTCAAACATAATATCAGTTTGAAACAGCAGGCGACCCATGACCTTGCTCGCAGGAGACGCCACAAGCACCTTAGAGGCGCTATGCTCGTCAAGAGAGTCTACCACACCCAACAGCATATCACGGTCGCTTGCAGCGGCAGCAGCGCCCTTCAGACGCTCGAAGTCAACCTCGTAGGGCACAACAGTCGGCGGCAGGATGCTGCCACCAGCGATCAGTTCAGGTGCAGGCACGTTGCACAGCACTTGACCATAGATCTCACCGTTGTTCATGCCACGGTTAGTGCGGCGAGTGTGCTTAGGAGTTGCTGTAAAGAAGTAGGATGCTTTGCTGCTAAGACTAGCAGCAGCAACACCGATGAAGTGATGACGCTGAACTGCATTATGCGCTTCATCAAAGTAGCAACAATCAAGGTCGATACCAGCATCGATAACACGAGGGAGAGAATGATAGGTAGTGAAGATGATTACATGCTCACCAGCAGTGTGAGCAACACCAGCAAACAGTTGGATCTTATCAACTTTGGTGGTGCTGAAGTGTGTAGTCTCACCGCTGTGAACATGCATCACATGCAGATTAGAACGTTGCAGAACCTCAAGATACTCGAAAGAGAGTTGAGTTGCCAGCATAATGCGAGGAGCAACAACAACAATAGTCTGAGGTGTGGTAGCATTGTCAAGACGACGCTCAACGTCTTTAATGGCAACAAGAGTCTTGCCACCGCCTGTAGGGACGATGATTTGACCCTTGTCAGCAGTCAGCATAGCGTCGAGAGCACGCTGCTGGTGGGGGCGAAGTTGCATAACGAAAGGGGTGGTGCGCTGTCGATGGAATAATTATAGCAGATCCTGCGGCGGTGCGCGTTCAGTGGGACAGTTCAGCGACTGGCACTGGGTGGCAGGAAATCATTCACTCTAATATTGAATGATATTGATATTCTATCCTCTTTTGAGTTATTAATGTCTACTCTGTGATGCAATCCTGACGAAAAGAATGCTCCAGTGTTTCTAATAGGAGCAATACTGTAGCACATTTGCTGTCTTGGACACAGATCAACATAATTCAATGCCAGATTTGATGTGTTCATTGGATTGTAGAGTATCAATTCACCCGCATCTGGACTACCTTTAAGATAAAATATACCACTAAATTGACATCCAGTATGCATATGCACACGGTTGAATCCTCCTGGTGGGGTTACATTTGTCCACAGATTGTTGATACCCCAATAATACTGTTTAGTTGGTCCGTATGACTTCAAATATGATTCAAACTGTTCCGTGATGAATCTAATTAAATACTGAACTTCATTGTCATACTCATGATCTGTGAGTAATTTGTGGTTCTGCCATCCATTAACCAAAGAACGATTGTCTCCTGCTGGTTCATTCTCTTGAAGTCTGTAAATATACTCAATTAGATGATTAATATTATTATTTGTATCTTCTGTTCCTTTAAATCTACCAATTAATTCAACAAACGTCAGGATCTCCATACCTTAAAGTCTCTCACTTCACATTTATATACTAATACATCATCTAATGATCCATCTAAGTTGTAAATAACTTCGATGTTTATTTCTTGTTCTGGGTGATCAATCTGATCATAAACATATTGAACGTCCTGATCAGAAAATATTTGCCACGCATCACGAATCTTATCGATATACATTCCAACTGTCAGTGACTTATCCAACCTGACCTTCTTTGGTTTAAATTTCTTATAATCTAAAACTCTATCCTCACCTCTATTATCACTTTGGAGAGAGTAAGTAGATTCTTTATAATTCTTTCTTGGTCTCACTACAATCTTATCTGTAATGAGATCAAAGTCATATGGATAGTCATTTTCATTTAAGATACTGACAAATGCAGAAAACTGTGTGTCAGGTAGAAAATCTTCATTGATTCTAGTAGGATTTAAAGAAATGCCATCATAGTTTCCTTCTGCATCATAATACAGTTGGTCAATAATAATATCTGTTGGTGATGTCAAATTAGAAATAGATTCAATTCTCTGCAACAAATCACCAGAAACACCCAACTCCAATTGTAGTTGATCAAAATGTAAGTAGTTTTTTAAATTATGATATGCAATATCTGTTGTAATGCCAGATTTAATGATTTCTCCTTCATTATGCCATGCATATACAAATCTTTCTGCTGATTGAGGACTCATCAACTCTTCACGTAGAAAGTTAAACTTCAAGCAATCTGAGAGTCTATTCTGCAAAGCATCAGAAAATACTTGTGGATACTCATTGGAAACTACCGATGTGCAATACGCAAACATTGCACTAAAGGAAGAGAACAACTCTTTGTTCTTCAAACTATAGACTTTGGACTCGTGAAATTCTGGAGAAAACATCATTCGTTATCCAATACTTTTTGTCCTTCTGCATTGTAAATTGCATAGAAGATATAATGTGCTTGCTGTGCAGTTGATGCTTGACTTGATGGGAACATATCCTCACAGAATTCCATTGCTTCTGCTACGTTATCAACTTCAACAAAAACAAATTCTGATTGAGTCAATGCAGTGTAAAGATCCAGAGGTAGTCTACTCTTATATAATGCCATTGAAGCATTGATTGCATCAACATCCGATGTATTATTCCAACCCCAAGATCTCAAATAAATGACACCTCTCTGCTTTGAGAGAGCATACTTCCCAATAAGATCTTCAAAGTAGTATGCTTCGTAGTTAGTATTGAGCTCCATTTAATTTCCAAGCAATAGTTGTTCTAAGTCCAGCAAATGTTCTGGATACTTCTTCAGCGTAGTGTTCGATTTTGCCAGGAAAATAAACTGCTTTATTTCTACCTGGCGTCACGTAGTTACATGAACCATTTTCATTGTGGAAACAAGTTTTGCCTCCCCAAAGAGGATTCCATCTTGGATTAGAATAGTATAAGAAAGTTCTACCATCATCGTCATATGAATCAACGTGTGGCATACCTTTATCACCAAAAACATGTCCATTTGCATAAACATGTTCTAAATTTAATCCAGGATCGTCAACTAAATCCCTGATGATATTTAGTAGATATTCTGTAAAGAACTTATCGTCATCTAATTCCATGATCCAAAATGGAATTCCAGTTCCATCCTCACGGGAACCATGACCATATCTCCATTTAGGTTGTGCTAAACGTCTTTGAATTTCCTCACAGTCATATTGTGGGAATACATCATAATATATTTCCATAGACTCTCAGAATATTTGATCTAACTTGTTCGAATGGGACAATAAGATCTTGGATCTTAGTCACATCTTCTTCTTTCTCATGCATGAAAGGAAGAATGTTCTGTATTCCTCTTGCAAAATTAATGAGTTCGTATCGAATGAATGCATCATCAACCATGCTCTTTGCCCACATCAGTGCAACTCTTCTGTGACCAGATGTCACTTGTCTGATTTCATGAATAACACCAGTTGGATAAACTAATGCTTTACCTGCTTTCAATTTAAAATGATGCCAGGTATCACCAAGTTGAATAGAAAGTTCACCACCCTCATAATCATCAGGATCATTCAAGAATACCGTAATACTATGATCTGTTCTTAAATTTTGAATATCAATAGAATCTACATGTCTCTTATAAAATCCACCTGTGTCATATTGTGTCATGAGTGGTGGTGTTAAATCATCCAACAAGAACACAGATGCAATATCTTTGTTGCTCCTAAGTTTCTTTTGTATTATATCCATACAGTATCGATACTGCACACCCTGTGGATCTAACTGTTTGGATACTTTAAAGTTAGGATCAACAACATTCTCGCCAATTGATACCACACCATCTTTCCATGTGGTAGTTTTATCATATTGTTCATTAATTCGCCTCACTTCATCAGAAGTGAGAAAATCTATTTCATAAATCATAAGATCACTCTAACACAAACAAACTACTATCGAAATCGGGATGGATTTCTTCTCCTTTCATTAGTCTAATTATATCACGAATTTCTCTCTTCACAGAGACAGTCACATTACTTCTGCTTCTTGCATAGATTAATGCATTAATAACTCGATCATCAACAAAGTCTTTTGATGCATCGTCGTCATAATTTACCCATTGTTCGGGATCATTCTCATCCATAAATGCTGGTGCTGGTGTCACACCATCTTCAAGCATTCCATTTGGATACTTATCAAGATAGAGTTCTGGATCAATTGGATATACTGTTTCATACAAAGACTTTAAGAATTCTAATCCTGTAGAGAAGTTCTCTGGATCGGGAACACCAACTTCTCTAATCTTCGCTCTCCAAGCAAACCAACGATCTTTCTCACCTTCATATGAATCTGGAATGTCTGGAAGAACTCTCCAGTCTGTAGATGCAAGCAGTAATTTCTTTTCTCTCTTTCTCTTGAGATATTTTTTCTCGAAGAAAGTATATTGTTTCTCAATAGCAGAAATCTTTTCTGCAGCGAGAATTGTTTTAATTTTTTGTTGAACGTAGAAAGTTGCTAAAGCAATTTCATATACTCTCTTCGCTTGCTCATCAGTTCCACCAGTAAACTGATACTCTTGCCAATAGGTAGAATCTCTCTCAAAATCATACTTCTGTCTCTGTCTTTGACAGAAGTATGCACCATCAGTGTAATAACTGAAAAATTCTAAACGATCATCATCTGTATGCCAAAAAGAATCAATAAACTCAAAGAATTTATCTTTCAGTTCTTGAGTAAATTGAACTGTAACAAGTTGAGCAAAATCAGGATCATTGGGATCATCAGCAACATCTGGAGGTGCTACTGAAATATAATCATTGAGAAGATCTATTTGTAAAACAGGTCTTTTTACCATAGGTGTTTGAGTCATCCTAAGCTCCAGATTTAATATACCATCCCGTCAGAATATATTTATCTCCATCAAGAACTGTGTTTCCTCTATGAACATGTGTCATGCCGCAGGGGAACATCATTACAGTTCCTCGTGTTGGATTAAATCTTCTATGCTGATACATGAATTCTGTCTCACCACCATTCTCAGGTTTAACATCATTCAAATAAATCATCCATGTAAGTTCTCTTGCTGCATGGGATGCCGAAGAATTTTCATAGTGCCATGAATGATAACCACCGCCAGGTTTTGTCTTCTGCATTTTGATATCACTGGAAAACATTGGAACATTCTTTAGTTGACCAAATTCAGTAATATAATGCATCAAACAAGATTTTAAAAATTGATTGATTTGATATGTGATTCTGTCATTTGTATAGTTGACAAGAATTGAAGAATCTTTTCTTGTCATATTGCTTCCGTATTGAACCTCTCCACGAACAGCACCACCAGTAGATTCTTGATATGATAAATCATTCTCATGGAACATTTCATCCAATTCTTCTATATTAATTGAACAAGTTCCTCTTGAAGTCATTGCTTCGAACCAATCAATCATTTCGTCACAAAAAGAACCTGGAACAAATTTATCCCAAACTCCAATAAAATCAGTAAATTCAACATTAGTCATTGTCTCGTCCAACATCAGTTCGAGTGGACGATATGGTTGCACAGTTTCTCTTGTCATAAAATAATCAGTATGCCTTAATTATATATTTAATCTTGTGGAATGGTGCCAGAATGGGAACTTTGCGTGTCGGATCCATAGCAACAGTTGGAATTGGTCTCGTTGAGTTATTCCAACTAAACTCCGCTTCGTTTAATTCAATTACAACGTCAGATTGATTGAATATCATTTCTACAGAATTACTAAAATTGGGAAGACCTGCTCTCAATCCACCAAAACTATTTGCATTACCATAACTAAAATCTAAGTTTGGATCTCCAACAACATCAGTTCCGAGTAGGTGAGTGTGGGAATACAATTCATTTGGATTCTGATATTCATCAATTCTAACTAAAGCTTCTTTGGAGTCAATAACAGCAGCATCGGTTGGTGATCCTGAGTTGACTTGGAAATATGAATCTCTTGGAGATAAATTTTCAAGTGGACCAATTGGTGATGACCAATAGTTTCCAAATGATGCAGTTGTGCTGGCACCTTCAGGTCCTAATGGTAAGTAATCATCTACCTTCTGTGGTGGTCCAAAAGTTCTACCAAGTTCTTGATCAAATACACCAGCATTTAAAGCATCCATTCCTCTCCACCAGCTGCTAACTCTACTTACTGCTGGTTCGTCAGGACCCTGAGATGATGGTCCTCTTTGACCACTACCCTGTGTGCCATAATATGCTCTGGTATCCCAAGGAATTACAGGATCACCACTAATATCTTCAGGAATACCAGTAACTACAAAGTGTTCGTGTGTTGGAACCTGAACAGTTTTTTCACTAACAGGTCCAATAATCGCATTTACTTGTCCAGTAACATTAAATGGAACTTCAGTTATTAATGTTTCAGTTCCAAATGTCTTTGGTGTTCCCAGCTCAAAGAAGATAGATTCTGTTCCTGTATTAGATCCTGGTGTTGTAATAACCTGTTCCAGTGGATCTGGACCTGCAACATCAACATCAGAAACATACCACCATCCACCAGTAGATCCTGGGATCTCATATGAACCAACATCTGCTTCCAAGAATGCAGAAGATCCTCTGTTTCCATCTACAATACCAGCACCAGTAAGTCTTCTGTTTCTGTAGTCAGGAACTCTAAATGTTCCTGTATATTGTTTATTCGTTTCATCATATTCTCCTTCGCCACCTGCAGTATCGAATCCATATTGCGTTCCAATAACATCAAATAAGAATGGATAATCTGCAGCATTATATGATGTTCCATCACACTCTAAGAAACCTGGGAATCTTTCTTCAAGATCACCATATCCATTGATACTCTCTTTAGTAACAGGAAGAACTGTTCCTGTTGAATAACCATCAAGTTTTGATGCTCTGTAGTAACTCGAAGCATTTACGACAGGAGATCCTGCTGCCTCATATGCTGCTTCATCAAAGAACTCATTCTTGTTAGAATACCACACACCTTGATATGATGGTGGAACAGGTTTTACAGCATAGTTAAATGATCTAAATGTAAATGTTGGTGCTAAACCCAATGAGATATCAAACTCACTATAATGAGAGAGACCTTCTACTGGATCTGCATCAGCATCTCCTGGTTGTGGAATAAAGAATGTGACAGTGACAGGATTACCAGTATTGTCTGGTTGTGCAGTTCTTGGACCAGCAACTGCTGCATCACCATTAATAGAAATAAGAACTTCTGATCCTAATGCCTCTCCAGTTGCAGTGCCTCCATTATCATATGCAACAGGAGAAGTTGTAGAAATTGTAATAGCAGTGTTAAAATCTGTCATTCCAATTGGACCCAACACTGCAAATCCACCAGGAGTTTGATTTTGTAGATTTGTTGGTTGAACAAATGCTGGAATTTCATCTGGTCCGAACCAGTTTGTTACACTCCATGCGGTAATGACTCTATCACCTACATTAATTGCAACTTGAACACTCTCTGTAGTTGGTGCTACAGATAAATCAGGATCAGCATCGACAATTAGTTGAATATAATCACCATTCTGAACCGACACATTAGAGAATGTTCCCGATGATCCACCATTAACTTTAATTCTTGGATTAATTGCTGTAGTTTCTGCTGCCCTTAAAACAACTGGAACAGAAATACCGTCTGTTAGTCCTTGAATTAATGCAGCATTTGGATCTTCTGGTGCTGTCGGTCCAAATGATACTGTAGATGCAATGTCTGTAGTTCCTGGAACAACTTCCACTAAATCTTGGAAGATAAAGTTATCAGGAATAGTATTGACACCATCACCAGTTCTCGTGTTCCATGCAGCAATACCAATACCATCTCCAATGTCAATAGAGAAAATCTTATCAGCATTTGATGCTGCAGAAGAAGTTCCTCTTAATTGAACATAGTCTCCATTCGTTACAGTTCCACTAGCTGCCCATGCAGTTCCACTGCTTAATACTTGATATTCTGCAGTTCCAATAACTTCAGTAGTTGTGGCATTACTGGAAGAGATTCTAAGTTCTCCTGCTTTATCAATTTGAATTAGAGCATCTGTGTTCAGTCCTAAAATCTGAACAATATTACTATAAACTTGAGTATTTAACTCTAACGCATTAACTGGATCAAATACTGGAACTGGATTTGGTTCATTTACTGGTTGTGCTCCAGTAGTAATTCTCCATGCTTCCTCACCTGTTCCAATAGTAACCGTTACTCTCTTCTCATCTGCTGGTGCTGCAGACGCCTTAAGTCTTACTTGAATTTGATCGCCGTTACTTACAAACTGTGTGGCAGCAGGTTTATTATCACCAGTTGTCCAAGCACCCCACTGAGCAACAGGATTTGTGCGAATGCGATATGCATAATCTGCTGCATTTTGAACATTAGATGAGATAGTAATAGGTGCCTGAGTTCCATCAGACAAACCACCAATTGTAATTACTTCTTCGCCAGTTCTTAATGGATTGAAGGATGAACCTCCTCCAAAAGGAGCAGCATCGGGTCCTTCTTCTGTCTCCGCATATGAATATACTACATCAAGTTCTGCAGGATTAATATCCTGCAGATCAAAAGGATCAGGTGAAAAGTCTTCTTTTGTAGTTTCAATAATCCAAAATACAGTGAGCTCACCGATCTGAATTTCGATCTGCTCTAAAGTATCAAACGTATCAGGTGCTTCATAGCGGAACTGAACTGTTTGTCCTTCAGCAACGTATAATGGAGTAGTGCTAAAATTATAGACTGGCATCTGATTATATCATAGTTTTGCCGTTATTAGGTATTTAGGTTATTTCTCTAAGAGATTTCCAATTAGATTCAATGTTAGGATCCGCATCATCAAATCTAACTTGAATTGGTTTATCTGACTTAATCTCAACGTTAATATCAATATCAGTGATTTCAATTGGATCACTTAAGACAGTATCTTCATCAGGAGAAATAACAGGATCTGCTGCTGGAAGTTGGTTTAAAGAATCTGGAATATTAATATTATCTGCTAATGTATCAATTACAACTGTAGTCGTAAGAGGTCCAACGACTGTTTCCCCAGAACATGGAGTAGACTGCAATGCTCTTATTGTATATGTAATGAGAGCAGGACCAGCATCATCTCCAGTAATGTCCCATGGAATCGCACTGCTAAAGACTTCAGTGATAGATGTTCCACTGTCATCAGAATCTGTTCCTTCAATTGTTCTTTGTTCTGTGTCTAATACACCATAAGCACTTTGATATTCGATGTCAATGACAATTCCTCCAGTAGCATATCTATACTCAATGTCTGCCGTAAAATCTAATCCAAACTGTATTTGAGTTGGAAAACTTGCACTTAACTCTGGAGTCTGACAAACTGCCACTGTTACAGATTCAGAATCTGAACCGCCAGGACCAGATGCTGTAAGTGTATAAGTTGTTGTAGTTGATGGAGATACTTGTCTTGTGCTATTAAAAAGAACTGTGCCAATTCCTTGATCAATGCTTGCAGTATCTGCGTCTCCACTTACATCCCATGATAATGTAGAGATCTGTCCTACAGAAATTGGATTTGGTGACGCAAAAATATTTACTCCAACTGGTTGATATACAGTAACAGTTACAGATTTTGTAGTTGTTCCACCAGGATTTGTTGCACTTATTGTGTAAATTGTAGAAAAAGTTGGTTGAACAACAGCATTTCCAGTTGCACCAACTGTGCCAATACCCTGATCGATAGATATATCATCGACTAAAACACCAGACACTGACCATTCTAAAGTAGCAGATCCTGGGTTAATAAAATTTTCTGGATCCACTGTAAATGATACTGTCGGTGGATCAGGAATTTCAACAGTAAGAGTAACTTCTCTACTATTATTTCCAGCAGGACCTACTGCAGTAATTGTATATACTGTAGTTTCAGTTGGCGATACCGTAATAGATCCTGGTCCAGCAACTTCTCCAATGTCTTCATTTGGAGCAGGTTGTCCTCCCTGTGTTGCAGTAATTGTTGCAGATGTAAAATCTCCAAAAACATCCCACGATATTACAGATTCTGCATTAGCAGATCCCAGCTGATATGAAGAAGGATTTGCAAAAACAGTAACACTCGGAGGAAAATCGATAATTAGATCTGCTGCCCATCTTTCGCCACTATCACTAACATTAAGAATTACATTAATTTCTGCTGCAGCGCATCGTTCAAAAAAATAATCATATGATGCTCTAACAGTGCTTAATCTCATAGAACCAGAAACATCTAACCACACTGCAACATAAGATCCTGGCGGTTGTGATGCTAAATTGCAAATTGCAAACCAATCTGATCTATTATTTACAGACCCATTATCTCTATTAACTGTTCTTGTATTAGTAAGTGGATCGTCTATGAACGCCTGTGGTCTCAGTAGATCAGGAAAAGATCTTCCTGGTTGCAGTAACCAAAACTCACGATCAGGATAATTATCTCTAAACCTTGTCCAATCGTTTGCAATTGCTTGAGCACTACTACTTACACTCTGTGGATAAGGCGCAGGTGGTGGATTATTATTATAATCATTTCTCGCCTGATTGCCAAGAGATTCATCAATAATAGAAATACACTGTGTTCTTGCCATAGTTTATAATTGCTCTACAGATTTCCAATTAGATTCAATAGTGGGATCATCTTCATCAAATCGAACCTGAATTGGTCTACCTGCTCTAATTTTAACTGGAATATTAATACCAGTAATTTGAATAGGATCACTTAAAACAGTATCTTCATCGGGAGAAACAACAGGATCTGTTGATGGGAGTTGTTCCAGTCTTTCAGGAATATTTAATAAGTCAGGTAATCTATCTATATTTACACTAATTTCTACAGGGTCTGTTGTAACTTCTCCTCCATCACCATTTGCAACAACTGATGCATTAATAGTTACAGGTCCGAATAGATCCCAGTTTACTGCTGGTTGATATGTAAACACCAATGCAGGACCATTAGCAGCATCATCACTCACATTATTAGTGAGATCAAATGTCTGATTTTCAAGTCTTCCATCTTCATAAATCAATTCTAACTGTAGAACTACTGATATATTTGTATATCTTGTAGTAACAGTTACATCAAATGCTTCTCCATATTCCACTTCAGATGGGAAAGAAGCGGACGCTTCTGGTGGTTGATAAACAATAATAGTAACTGAATCTGAAGCACTTCCTCCTAATCCAGAAGTATTAACACCATATACTGTGCTTGTAGTTGGAGTTACTAATTGAGATCCAGAGTTATTTACTTGACCAATTTGAGTTCCATCCTCTGTCAAATATGTTCCATCATCGGCGTCACCACTAATTGTCCACTGAAGATTAACTTGAGTTCCTTTAAGAACAGAGATAGGTCCATCAACACCATTTGCTTTAATATCTGCTCGTGCCTCAAGAATCATATAGATTTGAACTCTACCTGCTCCACCATCAGTTGCTCTGCTATATTGAACATTTTGCCCAAAAGGATTGGGTGCCGCAGATCCTTTTACTCCAGCAGATCCTACAGAAACTGCATAAGAGTTTCCCAAAGAATATGTTTGTTGTGATAAAAATGTTGCCCTATCGATAAAAGCATAAGCAGCAGCACCTCCACCTCCTCCAGATCCTCTGTGAGAAGCTTTTGTGCCAGATGTCGTGAAGTTAAAACATCGGATAAACGTATTATTAGATTGTCTACAGAAATATACTCTAATTGAACTACTACTTTTGTCAGTAAATCCAGCGTAAGAAAATGGACCATTTGTAGATCCACCGCCCGCTTGCTGACAAAAACCATTCATCGTAAAATTATAATTTGCATTATCATATGGATAAATGAAATTAATTCTGTATCTTTTATTAAAAGAAAACGTTCCACATGGAATACCACCTTCAATAAATTGATTTTCGACACTAATGTTTACATCAGGTGAACTACTTTGAACTAAAGTTACGTTTGAAACATCATTAAACACATGATACATGTTATCATAAAATGTTACTTGATTGTTAGATCCATTTCCTCCCTTTCCTCCAGAAAAACTTCCAATGCTGGCACCATTTCCACCTTTGGGACTGTTAACACTCGCGCTCGGAACTTGACCATCATTTCCATTGGCAAGAGATACCGTAGCGCCATAAAATTCCCAATTTATTGAATCAGATGCTGCGCCACCTACACCTTGAGCATTTTTAGTGGTCGATCCATTAGCATTTCTTCCACCACCTCTACCACCACCAGCAACTATACCTAAAAAACTACTATTTCCACCATTTGTTCCTGCACGGACAGTTCCATTATTAGCAATATGCTCTCCACCACCACCTCCGCCATAGGCATAAATGGTCATAGAATATAAATCATCTGGAACAGTAAAATTACCAGAATTTAAAAAATCAGTAGTTGATGGCATTATAGTAGACTCCTTAAAGATTCCCAGCTAGATTCTAAATTAGGATCATCATCGTCAAATCGAACCTGAATTGGTCTGCTTGCGCGTATCTCTACAGGAACATCAATATCAGTAATTTCAATTGGATCACTTAAGACAGTATCCTCATCAGGAGAAACAACAGGATCAGCTGATGGTATTTGTTCTAAACGTTCAGGAATATTAATATTATCTGGCAGTCTATCAATATTAACTGTTTCTGTTTGCAGTGCAGTTTTTGTTCCTCCAAGTCCTGTTGCTGTAACTAAAATATCAATCGTTTCAGGACCAAATCCGTTCCAAGGAATTGCTGGCGTAACTGTTTGAGTCGTTGCACTACCAGACTCAGAACTTGAATTGGTATTCAAAGTAATAGTATCTGTGTCGTTAGTTCCTCCAAAATAATTATAAGTCAGATCAATCTTTACCTCACTGGATGCATATCTTGTAGTAACTGACATAGATCTGTCAATACCATAATCGTATGTTCCTGGAAAACTAACTGTGAGTTCTACTTGTTGATAAACAGTTATAGTTACGCTATCAGTATCAGATCCACCATTACCGCTTGCACTCAAAGTATATTCTGTTGAAGACGTAGGAGAAACATCAGTGCTACTATTAAATAATACTGGTCCAATACCTTGATCAATTGATGCAGATGATGCATCGCCACTTACAGTCCATGACAAAGTAGAAGAACTTCCTCTAACAATAGGATTAGGACTTGCTGTCAAATCAGTAACAACAGGTTGATATACTGTTAAAGTCACTGATTCTGTAGATGTCCCACCTGCTCCAGATGCAGTAATAGTGTAAGTTGTAGAAGAATTTGGACTTACATTTACTGTACCACTTGCACCAGGATTACTAACTCCAGTTACAGAAATAGTATCAACAAACCCTTCTACAGTCCATGATAGCTGTGCTGTTTCACCAGCAATAATAGATGACTTATCAAGAGAAATAGTAACCGTTGGTGGGGGAGCATTTTCCCAAGAAACAACAATAGAACCATCAGCAGTAGATACATTACTATCTGACGATCCTGCTGTTACATAATCAGATCTATATGTTGATCCGCCGCGGCCACCTCCACCTCCACCTCCAGAGTTATCGGTGCCTCCACCGCCACCGCCGCCTCCATTATCTCCAGCGCCACCGCCTCCACCGCCGCCGCCATCGGTGCCACCTGGGTCTCCACCACCACCACCGTTAGTCGGGGTAACAGTAGTAGCAGATCCAGCAAGTGTTGATGGGGCACCACCATTTCCACCACCTCTGTTGTTGGAAGCACCACCTCCACCACCAGATCCTCCCATACAAATAACTAAAACACCATCAATAGCAACCCCAGAGGCACCTCCGCCGCCGCCACCACCACCAGAAAAGGGGGGATCACCTGCATTACCACCACGACCACCAGTTCTTAAACCAGAACCTCCAGAACCTCCTGCAGCATTGGGAGCACTATTTACACCATTTCCACCATTATTGCCAACATAAAGAGTAAATCTTCGTGCCTGATAGTTTTGATTTACAGTAAAATTTTGTCCTGTTGTTAGACCGCCCGATCCACCCTGAGCAGCAGCATCAGTTCCTCCACGACCACCTCTGCCGCCCCTGACATATAGAGAAATATTATATGCACTTGCAGGAAGATCTAAGGTATGGGTTCCTACTTCGTAAGTATTACTTGGCATATTAGAACTTAATAATATAGGTTACGATAATAAATGGTGTTGCAACTGCATCAAGTTTTGTTAGATCATTAATGTCAATATTTAGAGTGGTATATACACCATCAGCAGGAATATCAAATGTAGAGTGTTGATATTGGAAGGTGTGGGAATATGTTGCTGGTTTCGTAATTTTATGAGTATGTGTTGACAAAACAGAAGTATTAATTTCACTAACTTCTAAGACGTTTCCAGAACCAGAGTTGCCACTAAAGTTGCCACCATCTTTACCATCTCCACCAACTGCGTGTTGTGTTGTGTAATTCAAAACACCTTTTCCAGTTACATTATGAGCATGACCTTGGAAATTTTCAATATCCAAAGTTGCTTCAGTAGAAATAGCTTCAAAACTATACTTAGGATTTGAATTGAAGTCGTAATTTGTTTGAACTGGATTTCCTACAAAGTTACCAATAAAATCGCATCTAAGTTGAGTTCCCTCATTACTAAAAACTTCAATTTCTGGTCCAACTCTATTAGCACCTGTAGATTCTACAAGATCATTAGTATACTGACCAACAGATCTACTTGGAATCAATACTTTTGATCCTAAATCTGGAAGTTGAAATTGTCCCAGCTCACCTGTAGTAACGTCTTCTTCTCTAAGGAATACATTTTCTTTTTTAAACTTACTTTGCTCACCAACTCCTAATATGTCTCCAAGAGCATAATATTCACTCTTATTTTGAATAGATCCATCACACTTTAAGTATCCAGCAGGAAGGTTTTCTCTAAATTGTTCAGTATTAGGATCGTTGGATCCAGTGACATATGGAGTCGCATGAACTTGAATGGATCCCACACATCCACCAAACTTACCCTTAATTTGAGTATAATTATTGGTATTTCCTGTGATTGGCATGTTAGTAAGCTCTTATAAGATAAAGTGTAGTAACTCCAGGTTGTGTAGTATTGAAGTTAACCTGCAACACTCCTTGATTTCTTGTATTATCTAAATTCAAATTTGATGCAGGAGCAGTTACATTGACATTAATTGTTGTGTTAGGTCTCAATCCAGAAAGTTCAAATGTAACATCAAATTCATCATGAGTGTGTGTCCTAATAACATCACTCATACCAACAGACGCTGTTGTTCTGGTAAACTCCCATCCAGCATTACTATTCAATGTTCCATAAACAACCGCCGTTGACGCATCAGGATAAAAATCTGTATAACCAATAGGAAGCGTTACATCTTCTCCACCTATACCATATTTAACTGGTCTTGCTTCACCGTTTCCAGAATACCCAGAAATACCACCAGAAAGTGCATTAACCGTTGAACCATTGATAGATCTAACATTACTTGGTTCTGTAATTGCAGTTTTAATTGGATTCCAAATTACATTTCTTGGTGTAAAGTTAACAGGTGGATTTTCTGCATTAACACCAGCAACCGTTCTGCCTTGTCTTCCCTGACCGAAACCATTCTTTCCACGTTCAAATCCAGTAGTGCTAAATGATACAAATAGTTCGTCACCCTGAGGTCCTGGTTGTTCGTCCTTAACTGCTAGTCCAAAGTCAAATGAAATATTACTCCATGGAATAACACCGTCTCCTGGTCTGGTTGCTGGAGATGGATTAATTGAAGGAAGTGTTCTTCCGCCATGTTTATGACTTCTTAAATGTCCTCTACCTAATTTTCTTGGACCAAAATACATAATTTTTGATCCTTGCCCAGAACCATCTGCAATAACATTACCTCTCAGTCTTCCACTATAATATGGAAGACCTTCTGGGGTTTGATTTCTTTCATTTAAAGTAAAAATTACATCAGTTGATACATCATTCCAGGTGGTATTAATACCATTGTCTGTATTTGGACCAATGTAAGGGGTAATTTCAGTAGCAGCAATATTATTTCTATGAACTTCTCCAGCATCACTTGTGATAGGAGATGATGAACCAAAGTATTGAGTTTCAATATCACAGACTGGTCTATTTAAAATGGACGGAAGAACAATGTTTCCACTGTAGTTTGGAAACGTTCCAGCAAATGTTGAAGTCGTTCCCGAATTATAAGTATCTTGCATTGCTCTTGCAAGAAGAGGATAGTCAGCAGCAGGAATTGAAGACCCATCACAAATAATCCAACCAGCAGGGATGGACGAGATATTTCCCGTCCATGGCATGATAGTTCCGATTGCTGCTGCTCTGGCAGTTTTAGATTCCTGATAGAATGGCATTTAAATTATACCTCGATTAGATACCAACCAGACTTAGATGCAGGTGCGCCTGGGTTACCATCAACTGTTGATGTTCCTGCATATACAAGGGCAAATGCTGCATTTGGAGTTTGAACAACCAGTTCACCACCATTGTGAGTAGAGGTATACTGACTTGTTGGAACACCACTAAGCATTGCACCACCTGTATTACTTGTGGTTCCTTGAATAGAAACCAGCGTTGGAGCACGAACAACTAAAGATTGGTTGTATGTTAAGGTTCCTCCAATATCTATAATACGAATCATATCGCCCATTTGAGCGCCTGCAGGTAGTTTTAGAATTGTGTTACCTTGAACATTGAGGAAGTAATTCGTGTTAGCAATAGCATTAACAACAGACTCTGCAGAATACTCCCACTTACGTCCACCAGTTGGACTGAAGAAGTTGGTGATACCACCGATATTAATAGAACCATCATCATCAACTGCAAATAGTTCAGTGCCAGATTCATTCTTAACAATGAGATCGCCACCGTTAACAGTCAGATCACCTGCAATATCTACAGGACCACCGAATGTAGAAGTTCCATCTCCGAGTGCAGAGAATGAACCATAGGTAGTAAAGTCTCCAGAAGAGTTATTAAATGTCAGTCTTGGTGTAGTTCCGTCAGATCCGAAGATGCTGATGTTGCCACCATTCATAGTAAGGTTGCCAGTTGCAGAATCAACCTCAAATGTTGTTCTTAGTGGGGTTGTAGACGATCCACCATTGGTGATCGTAAACAGTTGATTACCAGGAATAGTAGAACCATTGAATGTAATGGTGTTTTCTACAGTTAGAGTTCCTGCAATGTTAGTATTACCAGTTGATCCATCAACAGTTAGTTTATTGTATCCTTGTCCAACTCCAAGATCTCCAGAGAGAATGGTGTCACCATTTGTCGAATCAACTTGGAACTGAACAACAGCAGGATCACCACCATCATTGACCTGAAGAACTTGAACATCAGCAGAAATAATATCTGCAATGCCAACAATTTCAGAACCACTTAGTCTTAGTAGATCTTGAGTAGTTAAGACACCACCGAATTCAGCAACACCCATTCTTACGTTGGTAGTTCCTGCGCCGAATCCTGTTCTTGGTTCATCGAGAACATCATTGCCGTCAGCATCAATACCAGTAATAAATGATGCAGCTGCCTGCTTGCTTAGTTTTGCAATGACGCAACCATCGGGGTGATCGGTCCAACCTTCACCAGTTGTAGGATCACCAGTTCCCTCTTGTGCTCTTTGAACAGCAAGTCTGAATCCTTTGGTATCAGATGGGTTGGTTAGGTTAGTTAGACCTACAACACGAACAATCTCAGACTTAGATTGATCTCTCAGTCCAGTAACTGATCCACCACCATCAACAACAATCTCATCAGGTGAACCAAGATTACCTCTATCAAGAAGTAGAAGATCACCGATGTCAAAATCAGAAGCAGCTGGTGTAGAAATTGGTAGGATGTATACGTTACCAGGATCATTAACACCATTAATCTGTAGGGTAATATCAGGAGCACCACCGCCACCGACGTTAGCATCGAGAATTGTTAGTGTCTCATTATCATTGTATCCTGTTCCAGAACTTACAAGAGTGAGAGTTACAGTTCCATCAAATGCAACATTAACATCAAATGCAGCACCTTCACCAGATCCACCAACTGGGAATACAAATGTGTAGTTACCAAATGCACGGAGACCACTTGGATCGTTGGTGTTAAGATTATCAAATCCAGCAATCTGACCACCACCTTGTAGGAATGAATTGCTACCCCACAGAGTAACACCAGCAGTATCAATTACTCTACCAGTTGAATTATACTTGTAGAAGTCAATGTTTGGTGTATCAAGAGAACCAGTGTTGTGTAGGATTGGAGTTGTAGAGAATCTTCCTCTTACAATCTCGATGATACCTGCACTTGTTCCACCATTTAGGATGATGTTAGAGTCTGCTCTCAGTGATGCTTGAACTTTCAGTGCGTTTCTGATAGTAGTAGAACCACCAAGAGAACCCATGTTGAAGTTGTTTGCACTGGTAAATGCATTGACTTCGGTCGTTCTATCATCATCAAAGAGTCTTACATTCTTAGTTTGAGAGAATAGTCTTGCTGTTCCAGTTCCTGCAGCAACATTATATCCAATTTCAAGTGTGCCAGCAGTAATTGTCTGTCTGGTTCCAAGAAGTGTAGTTGAGTTGGTATTTTCGTATGCACCACCAATTGCAACTTGACATGCGTTAGTAGCAGCATCATTTACAGAAGCAATGTCTACTGCAGCATTTGTTGCCTTTGGATGAACGCTGAATACTGTAGTTCCAGCAACAGCACCAATTCTTACAACCTGATTCTGTGTTGCACCACCAATAGAAATCGATTGATCATTAGTAGTGTTGTTAGCGATATTGATCAGTTGACCATCACCCATCAGGTTGAGAATGTTAGCATTCTCATTGATGAAGTTAAAGGTGCCAGATGTTGTATTGATGTCTCCACCATCTACACTGATATCATCACTGATCAAGAAGTTTCCAGTAATTCTACCATCACCAATAACTACAAGGTTGCGATCGAGTTCGTTCTCTGGTTGTAGTCCAAGAGTTGTATTAATACCAACTCTACCACCATTTCTATAGGTAGATGTCTGTGGTGTTGTAACGTCAGAAGTTGCAACACGTAGAGTTGCCGCATTTTCAACATCATTGCTATCACCACCAACCATTAGAGCGGTGTCTTGTGCAAGGAATCCTTGAGTTGTGAGTGTAGATCCAGTTAGTGATTCTCTTTGATCAGAATTTAGGTTGAACTGATCATAACGGTTTGTTGTAACAGCACCATTAGAATCATAAGAAACTAACGTTCTACCACTGATGAATGCTGTTCCAACAACATCAAGGTTTGCTCTTGGATCGGTAAATGCAGCGTCAACATTTGCAGTTAAGACTGCACTATGACTGGTTCTTGCAACAGTGTTAACACCGATTCTAAAGTCTCCTCTTGCATCAGTATAAGTTCTGATAGATTCAGCACCAAGAACTCCAACTTCCTTCCAGTTAGAAGAAGAAACAAAGATGTCAGCACCTGTTCCCTGATCTGCCCAGTTGTATATAATACCAGTTGTTAATGGCGTGCTAATAGTGAATTGGAATGATGTTCCAGAAGGATTAAATCCAGTGGATACAATGTCCCAAGTTCCATTTACAACTGGGTTGCTGAAGTTAATAACTCTAATCTTAGCAAATGCAGTGACACCAGCAGAAGCATTGGTTACGGTTGGAATCCAGTTAACAGTTAGATTCTGAGAACCATTAGTTGTGATGCTCTGAATCTGACTTTCGATAGTCTTGAACTGGTTGGAGTAAATCCATCCGAGTGAACCACTTCTTCCAACAGAGCTTCCCTTGACCAGAACATCTCCTGGTTCTGGTTGATTACCAGGACCATATTCTACATTCTGAGAAGTATAGAATGTATTATCAAGTTGCCAAGGAACAATGTTAGATGGTTCACCAGCGAGGTAATTTGTTCTGAATGAATATGACTGTCCAGTTTCACCGCCTGGTTTTGGACGTGCGTTCAGAATGAATACAGCAGACTTAATTCTGTTCTGAGCGATAACAATGTCACCATCGCTAACAGTTCTCCATGAACCACGGAACAGTGTTGCATCGTCTCCCTGAGCAATGTTAGAAGCAACTCTAATTGCATCTCCTTCATTTGCTTCAACGTTGATTTCCAGTGGTCCATTGAATGTTGACTTACCTGCAACAGTGATTGTGCTGTTGAAGGTTACTGGAGAATCAAACGTTGTAACCAGTGCGCCGATATCCTCATCCTCGTCCTCAGAATCAAGAAGTTCTGCAGATTCAAGGAATGTCTCTTCGCCTGTAATAGCGTTGACTTTTTTGTTACCGATGTAGAGGTCACCATTGCTGTTCAGACCCGTGTAGAAGACGATACCACCGTCTTCACGCTTCGCTTGAGCATAGAAGTCCTGTTTGTCAGTTAGGACCACTTCCTGGCGCAGTGGGAAACCAGTTGAGTAGTTACCAGGACCGAAACCAAGGTATTCAAATGTGTGGTTACCAGATCTTGCAATTGAAGGACGACGCAGTTCGACGTAAAGCTTACGTTCAGTTGGGTACTCAGAATCACCAGAGATAGGAATTAGTCTATCTTCAGAACCAGAAGTTGCGTTACCTTCTTGTGCTCTAATTCTATTGTCGATGATATCACCGTTAGAATCAGTTGTAGTGTTTGTATAGAAGAACTTACTGAGTGCAGAAGTTCTAATAATGTCCTCAATACCTTCCTTAGTTTCACTACCCTTAGCATCGTTAACTGTAACTAAACCATGTACATAGTTGTCAGCAGCAGAGAATGTCTGAGGAACGTCAACAATAGATGTATCCTTAGTTCCAGTTAAACCATCATATTGGAACCAAAGAGGATCATTCTTGTAGTTCAGTGGGTAGAGTTGAGAGATAGGTTGAGAGAACTTGAAGTTTCTAAAGTTCTCACCTACACCAGATCCAGTTGGATATGGAGAGATGTTGCCGCGAATACAAGTTAGATAGTAGATGCCATCTTGCTGGTTAGGAATACGCTGTTGGAGCGTATCAATGTCAAAGATGTAGAATGTGTCATCAAACTGACCTTGATCTTCAATCTCAGCAACATAGTAAGTATTACCAGCATCATCAGTAATAGTGTCGCCAGGAGCAACAGTATAAACGTTAGCACCTTCTACTCTATAGAGATAGTTAGTTCTAAGTGACTTATCTTTTTTATCAGGATCACCGTATGAGTTAGGAACATCAAGAAGTTGACCGATGATATCGCCTTCTGCAAGAACAATTACGTTACCACCACCATCTGTGGTGGTTGCATTACCAGCGGGAGGGAATGACTGCTTGAATTGAACTGTTGAATTAATATCATACTCAATGATTCCTTCAACATTTTTCAGAACCAGTGTCTTCTGAGAACCAGTGATATCATCAAGAACTGCTTGAATATATGCGGTTCCGCTTGATTTATTAGTTCCTTGTGTTACTTCCCATGTAACTTTGTTTGCATCTGTGTTTTGTGTTGCATTACCAGTAAAGTTACCACCCTGAATAAATCCAACACTAACAACAGTGAAGATTTCATTCTTAACTGACTGATTGACAATTGTATGATCAAACAGAGTCATCTCAAGGAATTGATCTGTTTCACCAGCAGGAACAACTTTTCTTGCAGACTGAATAGTTGCAGCAATCTTAGAATCAAACTCAATTACATTTGGAGTTACATATGGATCATAAAGATTCTGCTGCTCTGGAAGCAAATCAACTACTGATGGGTCAATAGTTCTAATTTGATCTGAAATTAGTTCAGACTTGGTTAGACCAATCTGCTCACCAGCACCTGCAGGGTTATAGAATGATGCAACAGTATTTGGGTTACCTTGAATTGGTTTCAGAAGAACTCTTTGTGGAACAAGGCGACGCTTGTCGTCAGTTCTTGTCTTAATAACGAAACCATTGAGAGGATCACGAACTGTTTCGAGATAGGAAGGAATGACATAACGTAGTCTGTATACTCTATCTTCCTTGTCACGTTTATCTTCAATACGTAGATATCTTGTATCTAAAGTAGGATCAGTCTTGGTTTGATAATCATCTGCTTGTTCAGAACCGCCATGGAATCTGGAAAGAATACTATAGCGATTGTAGTTTGGAGAACCATTAGATGATTCATCAATAACATTAACATACCAGAGACCAGTGCTATTTGTTGCAGAAGTAAATTCTGGGTCAAATCTAATTGGAGACTCACGCTTATTAGCAAAGATGTAGAAATTAACACCAGTGCCAGAAACAAATGTCAATGCTCTATCACCAGACTCGGCATCAGCTGCTGTAGTATGAAGAGTAAATCTCTTATTAGAAACATATCTTACATAATAAAGAGTTTGTGTGGAAATAGACGCCGATGTTCCACTCAACTCTGGTAGAGAAGAACCTTGAATTCCTGATGCGATTCTAACAAATACTGTCTGAGATGTAGTGTTTGCAGATGGAACATCAAAAATGTGTGCGACTGAAGACTCAATTTCAGAAGCACCAACAACATTACACTTATATTGATGTAGATCGTAGTTGTTATCAAGAACAAAGGATGAAAGTTCAATTTGAACATTTGGATCTACAGAATCAGTCTCAGGAGAATACATGTAGATACCTGCTGCAGCATTCTCTGGAGAAGTTGCAAGCATTAATTTATTAACTGCTGTAGAATCGAATACACCAGGATACTCAGCAGAAGTTACAGAGCTGATTTCAATCTCAAGAGCGGGAGCACCAGTGCCACCAACTTGAGCATCTGAGATAACAACAATATCTCCTTGCTGATATCTTGATCCCCCATTAGCAATAGGATCTAAACCTGAAGCAATATCACCTAAAGTGATAGAACCATCAGCATTAACTACAAGATTAAAACGCAATCCTGTTCCAGATGCTAATGCAGTTCCATCGGTGTCAATCTTGGGTTGTGCAATCAAAGAACGATAGATTCCAGCAGCAGCTGCTCTGGTTGGATTAGAAGCACCTAAGTTTGTTCCTGCCGCTTCAGTTACAGTGATTACTTGATTGGAGAGTGCAAAGTTTTCTGGATAAAGATTTCTTCCTGGTGCAATAACATAATACTTGGTATTAGTATCAAAACCATTAGGAAGTCTAATAAGTCTCTTGTCTGGGTTAGTTCCTGGGACAGGTTTTGGAACAAGTCTTACAGGAGTACCAGTTTCCAGGTTGTGTGGGTTTGGATTGCCACCAATATTTCCAGTTGCAAGAGTAAACAAAGTTGCTCTTGCAGCAAGACCAGTAAGATCAGATGTAGCATCAACTCTGGTTACACTACTAAATGATGGAATGGTCTTGGATCCTAATGCTCCGCCAGTAATACCAGTAGTAACAAGTGCTGTTAATGTAGTAATTGTAGTAGCAATATCAGCGCATGGGGGAGTTACCAGAGCACCATTTGCATCATACTCAGGTGCTACTTCAAGATCAAGTGTTTGGGTCAGACCATGATTACCTTGAATAGCGATGGTCTCTTGACGCATTGCTTGAATAGCAAGATCTCTCGCAATATTGAATGCAGCAACAGATTCTGCCTCTTCACCCTGAACATGAGCACCAGTTAAATAGAGTTCTGCTGCTTCATATGCCTTGTTATTACCACCAAACTTAACGTTATAAGCAATCGCAGCGAGAGTATTCTCAACGTCGTCTATGCAAGCATCTTCGATAGTCTCGCCAGTCGATGCTAACAATCCTTGACCCAATTTAGTACCAGCATAGGCAGGATCATTAGCAACTCTATAAACTGCTTCTGCAGCAATGAAACGCTTATTAGCAATAATAGCATTATATGCATCGTCTTCTCTGCCACCAAGACTTGTATAACCTTCGTTAAGAATCAGGAAGATTTGTTCAAAGTATCCTTCAATTGTAGTTGCAATGTTCTGGCACTCAGGAAGAAGTTCTCCAGTGTTGGGGTCAATTTGAGAATCCTGAATAATACTATCATCAGATTGTGTTTGGATTGATGTCCAAGCACCATTGTTTGGCATGTCAAAGTAGACATATGCAGAACTCGTATCTCCTACTGCTTCGACTGTAGGACCACTATTCAGTTTAGCACCAGGAACACCCATCTCAAGTTGAGTGTCGCTAATGATTCTCTTAACAAAGGCATTTGCAGGAATATTAGCTTGATTTGCAACTGCTCCAGAATTCAACCTACCATTAGTAAAATCAGAAGGAGAATATTCAGCAATTGTCATACCAACCAAAATACCCTGCGTACTTGGTAGAGTAATGATTGCAGAACCGTCAGTTGTAGATACATCTCTTACGAGATAATCAAAGTTACGCATTGCTGCGATCATGATGTTCTTAACATAATCAAGTGCATCAATAGTTTCATTAAGTTCACCAGAAATATATGCGACCTGACCGCCGATATAATAACCCTCTGCTGCCTGAATCGAGTTGATGTTTCCACCCAGTCTCAAGTCATTAACAACAGCATCAACAAAGTATCCGATATCTCTTTCGCACTTGCTAATATTAATTGTTTCCTTAAATCCAAGATCAGGATATTTTTGTAAAATATACAAATATGCTTCAGATTGGATAAATGCTTTATTTGCTTCGATTAAGTTAGCGGCATCTTGAGCATAGTTGTCAACATTCGCAGATGCAGGAGTCAGTGTTTCAATACCAACATTCCATGACTTAAATCCACTTGGAGTTAGTTCAGCACTAAACTCATTAGGACCTGATGGTTCAGTTGGATATCTGTCAAGATTTACAAACAGTCTCTCTTCACTTTTTGCACCAATTCTGTATCCATTGATAGAAGTAGCAGGTCTGTTCTCTGGATCATCAATGTTATCTCCTGCCAGATAAATCTTTTCGTGATTAGTTCTGGAGTTAGATCCATCAACATCTAAAGTATACCACTGGTTGATAGCAATGTTATTCTGATTAATAGTCTCAGGTGGAACAATGTCAGTAACGTAACCACCCTTATCCTGGTTGAAGGAGAATCCTTTATAACCAATAGAGTGAAGTGAGGTGTTACCGAAGTTGGAGTTAGAGTTGGTGATCGACATGTCACCGCCAGACTCCATCAAGAAGTGATCGAAGAATCCAACAGCAAAGACCGAAACGTTCTGAATAAATGCATCATCCGAAGCACGGATGTGGAAGTTTCTCCAGTCATCCTTCCAGTATGCATCACCCTTAGTGTGATAAGGAATGGTAGCAAATGCATCTGTTAGTGATGCTTGGTTCCAAGTATTTGTAAGTCTGTCGTAACGAATGAACGCACGGTCGTCTTTCTGGAGTGAAACGCCCGTATACTGCGCCACAACCATTGATTTGAATCCAGTTGCCTTGGATCCATCTGCCCACATACCGCACTGACCCCAGGTAGAACGGATAGAACAGTTAAAGACATAAGGAGATGCGGACTCAACAGAGTCAATTTCCGCAAGAACTACCGCATTTGTAGAAACTCCACCAACTGCACCAGACAAATAAGTCTGACCAGATACAAGACCTAATCCTGCTGCGGTATTATATACTTCATATTCAAAGACTTTAGGATTGTTACCATCAATTGCAGTAACTTTCCAGGTTCCGTTAATTTCTTCGGAAAGTCCTGAATTAATAATAGCAACATACTGCCCTTCGAAGTAACCATGATCGATCTTAGTGGTTACTGTAATATTAGTGTATCCAAAGGATGCAACGAAAGATTTGTTACCAGTTCCGCTAATTGTCTGACTTAAAGTTACATTGTTTCCAGAAATACTTTCAATTCTTGTATTAGGAGGAATTGATACATTAACATCTGGAGATGTAATCTCGTAACCAACTGCAAGATTTTCAACATTGCTTACATTGTTAATAACTCTTGTAGAATTAATATTTCCAGTAAAAGTAGTAGAATCATCTACTCTAATATTCTCAATAGTTCTGCTATCAGACAGCGGACCAACGATTCTGTTTTCTTGAACCAGTGCTTCCAGTCCACCGTCATCGATAGTTGGTTGGAACTGCTGGAATGCTTTACCTACTTTATCATAGTAGTTATCAAGATCTTCTCTGTCTGCATACGTCATGATGCAGATCTTGTGGTGAGAATACTCAGGAATTGCTAAGTCAGTAGAACCTTTCTTAAAGTAAACTTTACCAACGCCAGCAGATGCATCATATAGAGGAGATTGTGCAGATAGGTCACCATCCTTGATAGTAAACTGCCACAGATAGCAACCACCAGTTAGATTAAAGACTGAAGTTCTTTCTTGTGTCGTGTCTGCAGGATCGGGAACATACAGAGGACGAACAACAGTTCTTCTGAGGTCATAACCAATTAGAGAACAACCTCTTGGAACAATACAACCACCAGTTGCAGCGTTAAATTTATAGAGAACGTTGTCTGGGTTTGCAAGATCGACAATGGAGTTATCCTGCCACTCTTCCAGTGCTCTATTGTAGTTGAAAGAAGGAAGAACACCTGTGACTTTAATAGATGCTAAATCGTCCAGATTTCCAACTGTAATAACATCAGTAAGAATTCTAATCAGTGTATCAATTGTTGCCTGGACATCTTGACATGCAGCAATATTACCAGAACCATTATAAGAAATGATTGCTGTGTTTGCACCAGCATATGCAGGACCTTCCGAAATTGTAAGATCTTTAGCAAACAACATATTGTTGATTGCTCTCTTTGCCCAGTAACCAATAGCATTGAATGCAGTTACAGATTCTGCTTCTTCTCCAAGCAGACCATTGCTGATTGGATTACCGAAACGATCGAAGTATGCCTTAGCATTAGTGATAGTATTTGCGTTACCTTCTGTGCCAAGGTCATCAACCAGACCATCAACAATATAACCAGCATCACGCTTACACTTAACTTCTCCAGCAGGAACAAGATCAGATGTAGTTTCATCGGGAAGGTTACCAAGATTCTCATCAGTAACAACTGTAGTGATGATAGCACCAAGAGTGCTAATCAGTGACTGAACGTCAGCACATGCAGCAGGGTTACCAGAAGGAAGGTTCTCTTGTGGGTTTGTGGTGCCATAAACGGCATCACCTTCAGTTAGAGTCAGATCTTTGTAGGTAAACAGTTGGTTGGTAACTGCCATCTGCATCTTAGCAATCGCTTCGTTGAATGCAGTAATAGATTCAGCAGTTTCACCCTGAAGACCATTAGCAATCCAGTTATTGCCAGTCTCATCAAAGTAATTTTGTGCCAGTTTTCTGGTGTAAACGTTACCACCTGCTTGGTGAACGTCAAGTGATAGTGCATCAATGAAGTATCCTACATCACGCTTGCACTTTGCTTCGCCATCAGGAACAATATCAGATGCTACTTCAGCAGGAAGAACATTGCTAAGAAGGAAATTGCCATTATTTGCTGCAAGATCTGAGTCATTCAATACTACAGAAACGAAAGCATAGAGGTTGTCAATAAATGACTGAACATCAGAACATGCGTTTTCATCTGTGTTAGGAACTGTTCCAGTGCCATCATTGTAAGTAGGATCACCAGCAGTTACAGTAAGATCCTGATACTCGCTACCAGGAGCAGATGTAGAGGTATATCTATTAGTAATAGCATCCTTCATTAGGTCAATTGCATGACCGAATGCTGTCAGCGAAGATGACTCTTCACCACGAAGACCAGCATCTACCCAATCAGTTCCTGCTTCGTTGAAGTAATTTTTAACAAACTTTCTTGTATACTTGTTACCACCACCCTGGTGAACATCAAGAGAAATAGCATCAATTAGGAAACCGATGTCACGAATGCACTTGTTAGCATAGTTATTAGGAAGTGGACTTGGTGGATTGATGCCATTCATGTAATCGAATGCATCTTGTGCGATCAGGTTTCTGTTATTCTGAAGGAGACGATATGCATCTTTGTAACGTGACCACTCGCCAGTCTGTGCATCCTGAGGATAATAGAAGTCAGGATGATCAACAGAGATTTTTGCAACTGCTCTGTCAATAATCTCTTCTCTATTCTTCTGAATTAGTCTGTAAGAATCCTTGTAGCGAGACCACTCGCCAGTTTGAGGATCACCAGGATAGTAGAAATCAGGATGGTCAACGGCAACTTGTGCTACAGCACGATCAATAACTTCTTGACGGTTTGCACGTAGAAGATTAGAAGCATCATAATAACGTCCTTCTACAGCAGTCTCTGTTACAAGACCAGGACGGTTGTCAATATAGTGATTACCAGGCATCAGCATAATGCTGAACTGGTCAAATCTATCGTTGTTTGCACCAGGCAGATACGAATATCTTGCAACCTCAATAAATGCCCTTTGGATTGTCTTGAAAGGACGTAGAGGCGAGTTGCCTCTATTGTCTAATTCATCAGTAGCATTGAAGTCGTCTGGCGATACGTATAGATACTTACCAGTCTTACTTGAATACAGGTTATCAAGTCTTGTTAAAGGCATAATTACCCAAGCCCAGTTGTCGTTTTCCTCAAGTTATTTATACGGCAGACGACCCCTTCTATAAGTTCAATCTATGTTCGAGTCTTGCTAATTGACCAAAACAGTTCCAAATAATATGTTTTTCTCCTGATCTAACTTTTGTAGACTTGTGAATAAAATATGGTCCACAAGGAAACATCAAAATACTGCCTCTTTTAGGTTTTACTTTGAGTTTATCGCTTAGAAACAGAGTATTTCCACCTTCAAAGTCATCATTCAAATACAGAATAAAAGCAATCTTTAATTCTAAATCTGTATGTGCTTTATCTACATGCCAAATATAGTGATCGTTTGTGTCGTAATGACGATACACAAAATTTGAAAGCATGTCATATTCAGTCATGATATTATAACTGGATAAAGGACAATCTTCATAGTATCGTCCTAATGCATCGTATGCAATTTTATAACATTGATTCTCAATATATTCTACTTCTGGTTCACCTTCAAACATTCTGAAGTAGTATGCATAGTTTTTACGACGTTCATTTCTCTCATTTTGAATGAGATTTCGTCCTTGCATTCTTTTTGTGCAAACATTGAAAATTTCATCAACGATTTCATCACTGACTGCATTTTCGTATTCGTAAATCCAATTTGTGTGTTTAATTAATTTCATATGTCGCTGAGAGGACTTGAACCTCCACGAATTACTTCACTGGAACCTAAACCCAGCGCGTCTACCAATTCCGCCACAACGACGAAGCTCCTCCACCTGGGCTCGAACCAGGGACATAGTGATTAACAGTCACTCGCTCTACCGACTGAGCTATAGAGGAATGTATTCGCTATTCGCAAATAGCGAATGGAGAATAGGAGACTCGAACTCCTGACAGCCTGCTTGCAAAGCAGGTGCTCTACCAACTGAGCTAATTCCCCGTGTGCCGTGTGATTGTGAGACTAAATCAGATTGGTTTGATAGATGCCCCACTGGATTCTATCATAAAATCTGAACCACGGCAATGTCATCTGTCTAGGAATCGAACCCAGTTTCCATGTGTGTTGTCCACCCGTCCTTACCAATAGACTACCAGATGTTGATGGAGTAATCGTAATATACCTCAAGGATATAACAGAGGATTACCCTCAAGCCCACGGTCGGACTTGAACCGACGACCTACGGTTTACAAAACCGTTGCTCTATCCAGCTGAGCTACGGAGGCGAGGCGGGATAGATGGGACTTGAACCCACGGCACCCTGCGTGACAGGCAGGTACTCTAACCAACTGAGCTACTACCCCTCAAAATGTCCCCAAATTTGCATTGTAAAACGAAATTCAGGGACATTGAATGAAACTGGAGTTACTAAATGTCTCTCATGTTTATCGTTGACAACCATAAGATTTTTTTGGGGAACAATGGCATTCATGATACCAGTTGTTTTAGTTTCTTCAGTCTCATACAAAAATATTCCACCAGCATTAGTATACCATACTTTATTTAAGTATATAGTAGCACCAAAAAAATGAGATTTATCTTCATGGATAGCAATTCCAGACATAGGTTGCCAAATGTAGAATTGGACCGTATGTTTAGAACATGGTGGAAAATGATGATTAATTTCAGATATAACTCTGGATTTTAAGTTTTCAGGAACGAGAGTAGAAATACAACTACCCTCGATGCCTTGGTTTAAATTTGGTTTCCATAGCAAACTGCTGGAAGACCAAACTTGGTGTGGTATTAGACTATGTAGGGTATCTAAGCAATCATTGTATAGATTGTCACTTAAAACATCTCTAATTAGTTTCACAATTCTTTTTTAAATTGAAAACGACCATACTTAGAACCCCAAAGATGTTCATTAGTTTGAACATCAAATCCTTTGTCTTCTACATGATACCAGTCTTGTCCTAATATGGCATTATTTTGAAGATAAGTTTGTTTATCTCCCCATTGGACAAAACACTGACAACCAGACTCAATACTACCAATAAATTGGTTTTCTTGTGGTTGCCAAGTGAATATTGTATCACATCCACGTTTGTATGTCAAGGGACTTCCTTGAATCAAATTAAGATTTTTGAATCCTAAAAACAATGACTTGTCTTTTGGTTCCAAATTTCTTACTGTAATTATACCACGTTTTTCAGTAATCTGCAAGATAAACTGACGATATGGAGTCTTTGTTTTATTAAAATACGCTTGCTCGCCATAAAACAACCCATGATTGTTTACAGCACGATGCTCAACAACAATATATGCATATTTTGATGGATATGAGAATGCTTGAATTTTGTTAGTAAACTTTCCTTCAAACCATTCATAAAATTTTTCAATCATCTCGTGGTAATAGTGATGGATTATCTAAAGGTAATTCAAACATCAAGGGATGCATTTCTTCTTCCATAAGATAAGAAGAAACTTTGTATAGTTCTTCCATGTCAAAGTCTCTACTTGCAAGTGCCTCAGTTTGAATTTGAGGCATTTCTTCTACACCTTTAGGAAGTTCATCAAACGTATAAGGCAGACCTTGTATAAAATACATACGCACCACACTCCCCTCAAGAAAAACATATTTTTGGGAGAGTTGATACGTTATAGTCATTGCTCTTTCCGTATATTTTATTTATAGGACCAGCGAGACTTGAACTCGCACGGCGTAATGCCAACGGATTTTAAGTCCGCAATGTCTACCAATTCCATCATGGTCCCAAAATCAGAAATAATTAAAGTTTATCCCACATCTAACTTTTTCATCAGTGCATGTAGAACCAGTGTGTTTAATGTTACCATCAAATAATACCATACGATTAGCAATACTGTCAACTACAGTGCCATCTTCAAACTTTGTATATCCATTATTTGTATTTACGTAGTAAATAGCAACTTTTGTATTATATTCGTTATCTAAATGGTATCCATATTCAGCAATTTTGTCTGCTCGTGGTAGAAGAAATCCCTTGATTCTAAAAATAGTAATTGGTGCAATTTTCTTAATAATAGGAATAATGTTTACACCATAATTACTATGAAATGCATAATCTCTATAAAAACTGTGCCCAAATTGATAGTTATACTTTTCTTCTATAATTGAGTGCGTAGGCGGTAATTTAGAGTTTGCAAAATACCAAGGAAAGTCGGCAGAAAGCATTAAATTGTAAATCTGCCGAAATTCTTCATCTGGAAGAAAATCATCAATTATTTGCATAACTCAAGTTTCTTCTTGAACATTTTAGCACGTTTTTTGGCAGAACGCAACGCCTGTGGTTTCAGGTGGCGTTTTTGCTCTTTTTTAGAGTGGTGCTGCCAGTTTGGGGTGGTCATTGGATCATTCCATTTTCCTTCATGTATTGTAGTGTATCCTTCATTGATCCAAGATGCAAGGACCCGAGTGCCACTTGTGGAAATGTCGCCTCAGACCCAAATTCAGCACGAAACTGTCTATCACTGAAATCTACACCAAGTAGATACTCATGATATTCGCCACCAAGTGATTTGAGCAGCATACCCATACGCTCGCATTCTTGTGATCCGTTGCTGTAAATAACTGCTGTTTCAGTCATGTTGCTCATGGAAAATAAGGAGTATTTTGCTTATGTTGCAGACCTCTATTATAACCCATTAGATAGACTTTTTTGACAATCTCATCAATATCTCTTTGGATTTCAAGTAGAGCAGAATCGATTTCAATTTGTTCATCCAATGTAATGTGTTCTTTGTTAGTCACGTTGTCTCCAGTCTTCAGGTTTGTCTTGTTTGAACCAATCTACAATTTCATCTGCAGATTGAAACCCCTTTCTGTGATTGGATGGGTCGGGGTCACCTAATCCCATCTTATTCATAAAATCATCCATACTACCTTCCTGCATATCTGGGTTGGCAGCAGCACGTCGTGCTTTCTTGAGCATTTCATTAGCAGTAGTGTTTGCTCTGCCAAGTTTATCTGCCCAAATCATGTCTTCGAGTTTTACTTCTTCCCCTTTAGCGATACACTTACAAATAAATTCTAATCTTAGTCTATATTGTGTAGAAAGCATATTACTCTTCCGACAGATAATGTTCTAACTGGTTAATTCTGGAGAATTCTTGATATGCTAATTCTGATCGAATATGAAGAATATCACGAATATCATCCATAATGAATGTAGGATCAACACCCTCATCAAGATATTTGTCAATCGATTCTTTTAAATATCGATATCTATGCCACTCAGGACTGTATGGTTTGTAATGCATAATGAAGAATCATTCAATAGTTATTTAGAGTCTCAATGACCCTTGAACCCCTGACAGAGTTATTTTACTGGGTTTCTCAGGATTTGTCAAGCTCGACTTTTTTGACGATTTTTTGACGGAGAAAATTTTTCGACTTTTAGGTAATCAGTTTAGGAAAATCGATTTACCATTCATCTTGAGAGCACCTTTCGCTTTGATGTCAAGTGTGGTAGAATCGAAGGCACTCTTACCTACAAACCTTGCGTTAAAGTATGATGCACCTTTAATATCAAGAGATCCTTTCTGTGATGCTCCAATATCAATTTTATATGCAGGATCTTGCTGACCCTTGGCAGAAGTGGATCTACCCAAGACCTTTGTCTCTTTAGTTCCACCTACAGACTCATAACTCTTTCCTTTAACATCTGTTGCAATGCCACCTTTTGATGCTTTGAACAAAAGGTGTCCAGTCTCAGACTCAACGGTGTAATCTCCCCTTGTCTTTAAACTATATTTTCCTTGCACAACATGATTAATATCACCTGTAGTATTAATAGATGCTGATGCTCCTACTTTGTCTTTCTGACTGACCTCAAATTCACCACTTCCTTCAACATAGAATCCACCACTCGTAGTAAATCTTGTGAATGATGAGTCCACATTTACATCAGTTGCTACTGCAGTAATTTTACCTTGACCTTCACCAGACTCAAGGTTGATATTTTCTCCTGCTCTTAAGATCAAGTTGTTGATGGCATTAATAGTGATGTTGTCACCTTTGAGTCCTACATCACCACCCTGTGATTCGATAGCAACGTCGCCCTCAACGTAAATTGAATATGCTGGGGTAGATTTTACATCTCCTGTAGCAGCACTGCCCTCTTTTTCAGATTCTTCGTCGTTACCTTTGACATGTAGATTATATGAACCAGTAGACTCGTGGTGATTATTTGAGTGGATAATTACTTTACCACCACATCCCGATTGTCCTGGTTTGCCAGTTGCAAGAACAATGTTTCCATTAATATCAAAATGGAACATTGACTGACCATTTGATAGAATAAATCCAGTGGTTCCATCACTATTAGTATAGGAACCCATTGTCCATCCATGCTTGGTCGCAATAACATGGAAGTCAGCATTACAAAACTGACCTTCCTCTAATTCTGCGGAACCTTCTGGTCTTGCAGCACCTTTATTCTGTAGTTTTTTCTGATTCGCACTTGGTTGGTGCGTAGTAGCATTTTTTATTGACATTATGGGCAATCCACGTAGGAACCTGTTCCAATCTTAGCGTAACCCTTACGCTCAAGTTCATTACTATCTAGGCATACCATATTAGGCAAGAATCTTGCGCCAGCACCACCGCCACCAAAAATAGTAATTTCTGGCATTGAAGTGTAACGTTTAGTCCTATCAGTATTTCTGATGCTCACAACAAATCCTCTTTCATCGATGATTGCTTCTGCTAAATTGCGCTCACCATTAACAAGAACTGTAGGTGGTAGAACATAACCAGAACCAGGAGATAACATAGTGTAGGAATCAACAACACATGACAAGTTATTAGCATCAGCTGAATTAGGTACATAGTTTACACCTTGTCTTGTCACTCTAACTTCAGTGACAAATCCTTTGTCATCTAATAGAGCGACCGCACCAGCTCCATATCCTCCTCCAGTAATAATAACTGCAGGTGCTTTTTGATATGGTCCTCCAGGTGTTTTAATTGGAATCTCAATGATCGATCCGTTCTCGTCTGTAATAGGATTGCCAGCGACTGGTTTGGTTGGAATAAAGTCTTCACCATCATCAGGATCTTCGACCTCATTGTCTCCTCCCTCTGCGTCTTCAAGAATAGAGAAGTTGGTGCTTGCACCTTTTCCTGCAAGGATCAAAGTAACTGTTTCTGTACCTTCTACTTCAGTATCATCTTCAATACCAATAACAAAAGCAGCAACGTTATTAACTACTTTGAAAGTTCCTGTCAGACTATTAGAAACAAAATCACTTTCAGTTACATTAGCACCAACCAAATAGAAAGTAGCCTCAGTATCATCAGGAATGTTTTGAGTCGTTACGGTTACAAGAACATCCTCACCTTCCTGATAGAATTTTTTATCAGTAGTAACACTCCAACTTTGAACTATAGTGACAGGTTGATCTGATAAAACTGGTAACTCGGAATCAATTAGAACATCAGTTGATGCTTCAAGGTCGAATGTAGTGACAACTCCGTCTTCATCTGTAACATCTACACTGGATGTAGCAGTAAAAATTAATAGTTCTGGTACACTCTCTATAGTATCATCAACAGCAATAACAGCAGTAACTGTTGCTTGATTATTATTGATGGTGAAAGTTCCTGTCAAAGAACCATTGATGTCACTTTCAGTAATGGAAGGACCGCTTAAAACATATTCAAATTCTGTTCCATCAGGAACATTAGCACTAACAATATTGTATATGACTGTATCTCCTTCTTCGTAAATAGATGCATCTGTATATACATCAACGTATGGAGAATCATCATCAGGTAATGTTACAGGATCTTCCTCATCATCCTCTGGGAAGTCTGGGGTTGCAGGTATATCAGTAGTATCATCTTCATCTTCCTCATCTTCTTCATCTTCTGGTGGATCAACATCAGGAATCTCATAATCAATAGTAGAATCATCGTCATCATCATCTGGAGTTACATTGGAAGGAGGTGTAGTGGGATCGTCATAAACTCCACCAACAAATGTAATTGCTGTGTCTTGTTTTGATGGAACTTGTTTAGACTCATCACAAACAAACAAGGATTGATCTCCAATACCAGATTCAATTGCTTTTAAAAGTTTATCAAGATCATCTTGACCATCATTTGTTCCACAGTCTGTGCATTTTTCTTGAATAGGTTCGCAGTTTTGCTTTGGTCCTGTGCAAGTAATGCCAAGCAACTTCATAAACTTATTGATAATTCCACCAATAAAGTTCAAAGGTGCTGCAATAGCATCAAGGATTGCTTGAATAGGTGCAAGAATTTTCGCAATTAATGCATCAAACTGTGCTAAAATCTCATTTAGAATGCCATCAATTAAAGTATCAATAAAACATGCAGCATTATTAAAAACATCAGTTAAGAATCCCATAATGAGATCCGTGATAAACTTGGCGATAAGATCTGTGAGGTCTGCAATACTACACCCCAAGTCTTTAAATATTTCATCAAAGATTTCTTTAACTTTCTTAAGTTTGTTACTTCTTTCTTTGATTGGTTTAAATGCTTCCTCTGGATCCGCAAGGGGTCCAGTGTTTCCTACAACTACTTCTGTTGTTAATAATTGTTGGTTCAAGAAATCAATTGCACCACGCAATGATTTAACAACCTCTGTCTTTCCCCTTGCAATAAAACTTTTAACAAGTCTAACAACACGACCGATGTGATAACGTGCCTGTCCTACTCCATCATAAAGTAATCCATTGATCTTACTGACATAGAAGTCACCAATCTGTCCTCCCGATGCTTGATTGGCGGCAAGCAGGTCACCCATGATTCTGGTGAGACCATTCTTTAAATTATTTTCTTGACCACAGTTAGGGTTGGCAATAACAACGCAACTCTTACCACCAGTGGGATTTGTTTCTGAGTGCTTTGCATATGCTGCTAAGAGAACTGGTGGTGATCCACCTTTCTTGTCTGCTTTGTCAGCATCAACTACACCTTTGTCAGTATTTCCACCAGACTTATTCTTGCCACTCTGTGTCTCAGTAGATCTATTTTGTTGAGGATTAGTCTTTGGATCTTTAACTGCCTTAAAATTTAGAGGTGCAGAAGGATTATCGTCGTCGTTAGATTCTTTAGTAGCACCTTTAACACCGCCAACAGATCCCATGATGATTGGTTTCTGTTTGTCATTATCAAGATAGAATCCTACAACAAAACAACCACGTTGAAGTCCAGGAGATGCGCCGCCAGTTCCACCTTCAATAAAAGGTGTAGTCACAGGCATCATGACATGCGCCCAAGGTAACTCCGCTGTAGGAGTTGCATTATCACCAGTCTTTAGATGTTGACCGATAATACGCACACGATATCTACCAGACCTTTTGGGGTCATCTTTTTTATTGGTCTCTACCTGACCGATCCACCAAGAGAATCCGTCAGAACCAATTTGATGTATAGGATATAGCGATGCTAAAGACTGGTCCATATTTTAATAAGTCCTACTCCTATTTAACCTTGGAATCATATTCTTTGATGCCTAAAGTGTCACGAACTAATTCTAACTTAGTAAAGAACTCAGGATCTCCATTTTCTTTCACGAAAGCATAGTTATGTGATAGAGCAGAGATCAAGTAAGTTCCACTCGTTTCTTCATCATATGGTTGCTCTTCTCTTAATTTTTCTGCTACCATATTGGGCAACATAATTTTTATCTTGTCGCCAACTTTAAGATCTGAGTTGCCACAGATATCAATCTGAACTTTGTGAGTGTCCATCAAATATCTTCTGCCGATAGATTGTGCAGTGTAATACTTTGCATAGTCTGGGAATTGTGCATCTCCATCTTCCTCTGGATTAGCAATCTCTTCCTCGCTATACCATGCTTCATGATCCAATAGAATACTCATGACTCTACTTGGTTTCTTTGCTAAGTCTTTTTGAAACTTACCTAATTTTGTTTGACTACCAAGATGAGACATATTATTAAATGTCTTTGACATATCGTAAGTATATTCTTCATATTTTTGAGCAGAGATATCAAAATAACACATGTGTGTAGAGAAAATACCGTTGTTTAACTTATCACCGATGTCAATCTCATCATCAAAAACATAACTCTCAATGTTATAAAACACTTGATCAGGTTGCATACCTGCAGATGGACGTGAATAGTATGTTGCTACTGGTGCTGTGCCACCAAAAGAATCCGTACCATCAGAACAAAGTTTATCCATTGACTGGAAAATAAAACCTTCTTTATTTTCAAAGAATAGATATCCTGCTGTTCCTGATGCTGACTTTTTGTTGTCACCACCTAATTCAGATTCACTGTTAGTACCACCATTGTCACCACCTTTCTGGAACTTAGTTGACTTAGCAACAGTCTTATACATCAAAGACTGTATAAGTGCGTGACACTTTTTGCCGTTGGGAAATACACTAACCTTGAATTGAGATTCTTCTGAATATAATTTTTTCTTTGTCTTCAGTATATTTTTAAGCACATCTTGGACTACTGCTTCTGGATTTGCTTTGTATTTTTCAGTTACTCTCGCAGTATTATTTTCAATACCTTCCTTGGATGTCAAGACCAGAGTATAATACTGCATGTTTCTTTCAATAGATCTATTGACAACCTTATCAACATGCATCTCATATTCAACTTCATCGTCTTTTACATTGTTTAGTTTGACCACAACTTTTTCTCCCCCTTGAATAGGAAGATTTCCAATAAAGTTCTGACCACTATCAATCATTAGCATGTTACCAGTAATAAATGGTTGATAGATGTCCTCATAATATGAAAACATACCAACTGCTTTTGTCACATCATATTCATCGCCATCAACAGAAGTGATGGCAACTTTAATAGGTTTAAATTGCTTTGCTGAGTTAGACATTATGGTGTAGGAGTAGCAGGGTTTGCAGCGTTAGGATTTCTCACTGGAAGATTGGCACCACCGTTTCCATTACTGGAAGATTGACTTCTTCTTGCTAAGGCAGCAGCTGCCCTCTTATCATCTGATCGTGGTATAACAATAGCAGGTAAAGTTGTCGGAGTTTGTGGTGCTGCTGGCGGGGGGTTTGGTGTTTGTGGTGTCGATGTGGGAGATGCGGGTGGTGTAACAGGTGGGGTTGTTGGTGTAGTTACTTGACCACCAACAGTAAAGTATGAGTCTGCAAGACCAGCACCGTCAGCAGGTTGACCTGCTGATCTATAATATTCCCAATGTAAGTGTGCTCCTGTCGAACCACCCCCTCCAGGATTTCCAGGAACACCACCAACTTTACCAACCAACGTTCCAGGATAAACTGTTTCACCATTACTCACATTAACTGAGCTTAGGTGAACATATCTTGATTCTGTTCCGTCATCATGTTTAACAGTAACAATACCAGAGACTTCAGATCCTGTTGTAGGAGGAGCAACTTCTATTACTTTTCCTCCTTTCTTTAATCCAATAGGTTCACCTTCTGGAATAGCATAATCAATACCCCAATGCATTTTTTGAGTTCCATGGATAGGATGTCTTTGCATACCATATCCACGACTTGCTCTGTATTGACCAACAGATCCTCCACCTGAAACCATTCCACCTGCACTAATACCTGTGGCGTTTCCTCCAGTAGATGCATTAACTGCATTACCTGTTCCAGTTTTACCGTTGCCTTTGCCTGTTCCTGGTGGTCCAACCATCATTGATGCTTGTGCAGGAGCTCCACCAAAGATTGCTGTAATAAGATTTACAGGAAGTCCAAATGCAGCAGCTGCTGGAGTGAATAGTCTTGTTAATACTGGGCGAAATAATTTAGCAACACCACCCATATTGTTGATAACATTACCAACAGTAGACATAAGTAAAGCACCTGCTGCCATAGTAGGCAACTGCAATACTTTGGCGAAAGGATCTGCTTTCTTTACATTCTCTTGATTAGTCTTTACTGCATCTGCTAATTTATTTTGTGGGATAACTGCTTTATCCCCCGCACCAATTTGAGTTGGATTATCAAGAACACCACCTGATGCCATTTTAATTGGAGGTGTCTTTTTTATAACACCACCACTTGCCATTTTTGTAGGAGATGACTCTAACCTTGGAGTGAATCCACCTTGACCATACATTCCTCCACGTTCACCAGGACTTCTACGTGCCCATGGTGTAGAAGAGTTCATCGGTTGTGGTCCAATGGGTCTGGTGTATTGTGTACGTGGTCTAATACCACCACCTAAACCACGGCGTCCTCTCCTTCTTCTACCAAATAATCCACCAAGGATGCCGCCGCCACGACCACGACGACCACCTCCACGTCTACGACGACCACCAAGATCAAGCATATCCATGCCAAAGTCAAGCAGTCCACCAAACATTCCTTTTAAGGTAGATCCATCTCTTCGATTATCAATATCAGTGCTGCCAGCAGATCTATCTCTACCTTCTGCTGCAAGTTCTGCTCTTGCTTGCTTTGCATCAGCAGCTTCTTGTTTCTGCTGTTCTAATTGCTGCTGAGCAATCTTTACTTGCTCTTCTTCAATTTTGTTGTTCTTTGAAAAGAACTTACGAAAACTACTTACATTCTTACTAAGAGTGACTACTGTTTTTGGTGTCTGATCTTTCTGCTCTACAGATTTAAGATCACTAATCTTTTTCTCAAGGAGACTAATCTTCTCAACGATACCAGTAGCAAATGATCCTAAGATACCACCATCTTGGACTGCTCTTGGTGCCTGTGGTGCTTCTCCAGGTGGTGTTTGCTTCCCTACTGGTTGTGCTCGCAGTAGTGCTTCAAATCTTTTCTTCTTGTCTAATGCTGGATCATCTTGATCAGCAGGATCCATCTGGAAGAAACCTTTAGTTCTTCTTCTCAGATCTCCGCCAAACTCAGCAGCGAGTGCTTTCTTTCCAATGAAACCAAATCCTTGAGAATTTAGATCTGATTGTCTCTGCTGTAGATCTTTTAGTTGCTGCTTCTCTTCGTCTGTCTTATCTTCTTTATTGTTTAGTTCAGCAATCTGTTCACTTAGTCTCTGCTTCTCACCATCACGCTTGCGTCTTGCTTGTGCTGCCATCGTGAGAGCACTACCAATCTTCTCGCCAATAGCACCAGCGAGGTTTCCATATTGGGGTGCTTCGTAACTCTCGGTGCCTGCTGCCATGCTCGACTTTTTTTGCTAAAAATTGGCGGAAAAAATTTTTCTGAATTTATGTAATCGAATAGTGAATTTGGAATCACCTATGTATTTATCAGTTTACATGCAACCTTGCTCTCTTTAATTCTTGTAGACTGGTTCTCTGTCCAGTCTTATCAAAATATAATTTTGCAATACCTTCCCCAGTGGCAACACTTTTCTGATATCCAATAGGAACAGTTGTTCCCTCAATAATAATAGGTTGAATTGCCACACCATTATTCATATCTTGCTGAAGATTTGCAGGCATAGGTGGTGCTGTAATTTGAGGAGTATTTAAAGGAGCATTTGGATTACCTCCGAGTGCAGTAATAGCTGAGGTAATTTGATCCATGGAGAGAGTAGAAGTTGGTGCTGCCTGTGGATTCTCTGGTCCTACATGAGTTTCTGGACTTTCTGCTGCAGGTGGTCCTGAAGATGGAGCAGGTGGTGGAAGTGCTGGTTGTGCTCCTCCCTTGTATTCACTGATGTTATTGATGATGTCTTGAGCATATCCAAAACGATTACCTTCTTCGGAGTATCCTTCGTATGCTTTAACAAATTTTTTATGATCTTCTACATTGTCACCTTTCATCATTACAAGACCATTGTTATATTGATTGCCTTCTACAATAGTATACTCAAGTTGTGCCATTAAATCTCCAACTTGATAACCATTAGAAGATGCCCACTGTTTATATGTCAACCATCTTGCACCCGAGGCAGCATCTTCTCTCCACTGTGCAATACCCCATGCCTTACCACTATCTCCATTAGCAGCAGGATCCAACCCAGATTCTTGTAGTAAGTTACCAACCATATAAGCAGCACCTGAATCAGAAAATCCTTTTGACTTATAGAAATTGAATGCTAATTTTGCTCTTTCTTTTCTACTTGATGGAACATTAACTGGAGTAACTGGAGCACCTGTTATAGTTTCTGCTGCCTGTGCGCCGCCGCCACCACCACCAGCATCTCCAGACTTTTTCGTTCCAGGAATTTCTATGTTAAGTTTTTGTCCGACAGATTTAACAGCATCAATACCTTTACCAACAACCTGAGAAACATTAAACTTTGCAATACCAAACAATCTTTCAAGTGTTCCAATCTCTTGTTGAATATATGGTTTAGCATTACCTTGAATCAAATCAGTAACATTCTGTGTAATACCAAGAATAAATGGCAATGAAGAAAGACCTGTGTTCTCAACAGAGGAAACTTCCTCAACAACTTTCTTTCCAAGATTAGAACCAAGACTGAATACACTTTCTGGTCCTGCTTCCCCTGCTATGACACCCCCAGATGCTAACTTCTGTGGTGCTGCTGGTTCTGGATCAGGAGAACCTAAACCACCAGACTGATCAGCATATGATGTCGGTGCTCCTGCTGCCTGTGCCTCTTCTGGGGTCGCTCCAGTGGGTTCTGGTGGTGCTCCACCAGTGACAGCATCATAGATAGCACCACCAACTAAGTCACCAACGATACCACCAGCGATGGTGCCAACACCAGGGATAGGAATCAGTGTGCCTAATGCACTACCAAGTGTAGCACCGATTGCTTTAGCAGCTGCTCTACCTACAGGTTCTCCCATTGCAAGAGACACAACAAAGTCAATCAGTCCACCAACAATAGGAATACGCTTGAAGATTGGACGCAAGAAACCTAACACTGCTTTTGGTGCCAGGGCAGTTGCTGCTTTAGTTACTACAGTTTGAGCACCTCTAACTACTGCTCGCTGAGCAAGTTTTTTACCACCAAGTTTTATTGCTGTTCTTGTTACGAATCGTCTCGCACCACGTCTACCGACTCTACCTGCTAATCTTTCTGCACCCTCAGCACCAGCATCTAATAGATAATCATCTCCTGTAATGAAATCCAAAGCACGATCCAACATGCTTCTGTCATCACGATCATCATCCTCTTCATCATCATCGTCGCGACGATTGTCAATATCCAATGTGTCTGCCATTGGATCTCTTTCTTCGGCAGTAGTTTCTACCTCAAGAATCTCAGCATCACCTTGCTGCTCTCTATTAAATGCTATGAAATCTTTCTGAATTTCAGTAGACTTTTTCTTCAGATCATTGTTCTCTTTGATCTCTTCGGTAGCTTCCTTAACTTCTACCTGTTGAATTTCATTTGCTACCTTAGATTGTTCTGATTTATTTTTCTTGAGATCAATAAGTTCATCTAATCTTGCTGCTACTCTATCAAATGCACCAGCAATACCAGATCTCTGTGGTCCTTGAACAGGTGGAGCGAGCGGTCCCTGCTCATTCATAAAAGGTTGCACACTCGCAGTGAACCTTTGACTCCTACTCAGTGCAGGATCTTGTGTGTCATCAGGACTTGCAGAAAAATATCCTTTAGTTCTATTTACTAAGTCACCACCAAACTGATTGGTTAATGCCTTACCCAAATAAAACATTGGTCTCTTCTTGAGACCTTTGTCAGCACGACGTGCTTTTGCTGCCATGGAGAATGACTCTCCAACTTTAGCACCAAGAAACTCAGCAAGACTCTCACCCTGACCAGTGGGTGCGACCTCAATGACTTTATATTTTACTTTCTTTGGTTTGACTTTACTCTCACTTGGAAGAGGTTTCTCAGGTTCATTAACAATAGATTCTACAAGAGGATCCAGCAGGTTCTCATCGAACCCTTTCTCCATGCGGTCGATGAGTTCCTGTAAATTCTTTTTTCTTTTAGGATCAACCTCAGGCATTTTGTTGTGCTTTGATTTTTTCTTCTTGTTCTTTAATCCACTGGTTCAGAAGAGAGACATAAACTGTTCTCTCCCATGGCATCATACCTTCAATCTCTGTCAAAGAATATTTATGGTGCTGCATGAGAGAGAAGTTTGTTCTATAATAGTTCTCAAGAGTATTATAGAACATGCTTATCCGAAAAAAGATTGCAAACCCTCCAACGTATATGTCGATTCAACACCAGTGTTTGGATTAGTTACCTTGAACTCGTGGCGAAGTACAGGCATGGTTGTAAAAAATTTTCTTACAGATTCAAATTGTTTCTGTGTAAGTGACTCTACAAACTGAATCTTTTCTTCCATTGTAGTAGTGCTATCATCATATACTTCTTCACCTTCATAGATTTGATCAATACATTTAGCAACTGTCTCAAATACTTTTTCAGGATCATCTAAATCAGTTCCCATTAGTGTCAAGTCAACAAACTCATCCAGTCCAGGATACTTCATGATCATACCAACAGTATCAGTCAGTTTAATTTTTTTATCATGATCCTCAGGAATAGTAACCTTCACATTTGAGATGTCAAGTTTATAATCTACTCTGGTCTCGTTGTCATCCAGACAAGTAATCTTCATGTCAACGTCTTCACCAACAGATGCTGCTCTAATCTTCAGGAACAAGAACTCCAAGTCAAACGTTGCAAGGTCTTCGATTTTGATTCTTGTTAAGACACAGTTCTTGACAATAGATTTAACAGCTTCCTTTACTTCTTTCCTATCATCACTCTCTGTTGCGAGGAGCAGAATTTTCTCTTCCTTTACAAGGAAAGGACGATATTTGATTTTCTTTTGTGTCGATGGCAACTCAGTTTCATAAGTTGGTGTAGCAAGTGATGGTAATGCCATAATATTTCAATTGTTATTGTGTTAAAAGATTGTTAAAAGTCTTCGCGCTTTGTGGATAGTTTTGAATATTATTATAAGTGATGGTATGCTTAGAATAATAAAAGTTTGCTGTTACTTTAGTTGCCTGAGATGTTCCTGCAGACAAAGGAACAGCATCAATAGCATATGGAAAACAATCAAGTAATGTATAAGACATTGCTGCTCTTTCATTAGAAGCATTGCTTCCTTTCTCAGTCTTGGTAATGATACATTTTGCCATGTATTCTTCTGGATAGTTTAACCTAACGGTTCTTTCAGAAAGAATAGCATTACCTTCTCCTGCTGCATCCTTAACGCTGGACAAGTTTGAATTTGTAGACGTAGTAGATTCAATAAGTGTACCTTTTACATCATATTCACCAAAGATATGTCCATACCACAAGTTTAAAAACTTTAATGGTGTTAAATCGGCATCACAAATCCACCCCAATTGGAAATCAGTATATAATCTGGTATGTGCATAGTTTACTTGACCTTCGCCAAGTAATCTACCAGTAGTTTGACCAGTCATAGCAGAGACGTTTGGAAGTTGTGCTTCTTCGCAAAAGTATTTGATGACCATGCCTTTATCAGACACAGATCCACCAAAACTCAATCCTCCTGCCAGTCCTTCCTGATCACCAACACCTGCTGTTCCACCCGACTTTAAATTAAATCCAAAGTTATTTAATTTATCAACCAGACTGGTGCTCTCATTATTAACGGTAGGGAACATCCACTCAACATCATAATTGTTGCTATACGAGATACCGCCATGAGCGATAATCGTATTCATGAAGTTCTTGATTGACACGCTAAATAATTGTGGTGGTATATTTATATTTATGGCTTATTCAGGAATCTATAAACCTAAACATCCACAGAAATATAGAGGGAACCCAACCCGTATAATTTTTAGAAGTCTGTGGGAACGAAAGTTTATGTATTTCTGTGATATGAATGCCTCCATAGTTGAGTGGGGTAGCGAGGAAGTTATCATTCCTTATCGTTGTCCAACGGACGGACGAATCCACCGCTACTATCCTGACTTCTACATCAAAGTTGTGTCTAAGTCAGGCATGATCAGTAAATATCTGATCGAAGTTAAACCCAAGAAACAAACACAAGCACCGAATGAAAATCCAAAACGTAAGACTGCCTCTTGGAAGAGGGAAGTCCTAACCTACGCTAAGAACCGCGCTAAGTGGTCCGCAGCTGAGGACTTCTGTGAGGACAGGCAGATGAAATTTTTAATCCTCACCGAAGAACACTTAGGAGTCTAACAATGGCACAAGGATTTAAGTCTGTTCAGCGCACCAAGACTTATACCAGAACCAACACTCTGTTTGAAAAAGTAGCTAATGCAGCAGGAGGAGAGAAGCAATCTCTCTCATGGTATAGATCTGCAGTAAAGCAAGCAGCATCAAGTTACAAGAAAGACTTGAGTAAGTTCGTAAGAGACGAGCGACAAACTAACCAAGATGAGAATACCCTTCGTCGCTTCGCAAAGGAAGGGCACTTGTTTATGTTTGAATACAAAGCGAAGATGAAACACTTGCCATACTACGACAAGAATCCTCTTGTATACGTGGTAAAAGCATCGCCAAGCGAATTTGTTGGCGCAAATCTACACTACATGAATCCAAAGAAAAGGATCCAGGCAGTGCAAAACCTTTTGAAGGGTAGGATTGACATTCCCAAGATATGTTTCCATAAATACCTACAGGATCATGTTGATGGTCTCCTTCTGGACATTGCTGCCGACGAATGGGACACCGCTATACTATTACCAACTGAAGACTTTGTAAAAAATATTGGTTCTACTCAGTTCCCTTACGATAAAGAACTCGTCTGGGAAGAGACAGCAGAATCTTTCTACGATAAGATCAAAGGTAGCAGAGTAATCAAAGGTTACGGAACTAAACAGTCTAAGGAGATGGCGCAGTAATGCCTAATGCAAACAGTCCTAACAAACCAGGAAGCGGTGCAAAGAATAATTCCTCTGGTGCTAAAGCAGCACAGACTTCTGATGCTGCAGCAGATAAAGCAGAAGCAAAAACTGTAAAGTATTCTTTTAAAGGTGATCGTGGTGCTGCTGCTCCCACTGGTAGACTATCATACCCGCATGATAAAGTCTACACAGATCATACTGACTATGTGATGTTCACCTTTGTCAAATACAATCCTCCATTTGCTACTCTTAGTAGCAACGAATATACCGACAAAGATGGCAAGCGCACCGACACCACTGGCACCGAAGCACTAAACATTTACAACAATAGCATCGCTGATTTTAAAGATGCAGGACTTCCTAAAATTGTAATGTATATGCCAGAGGATATTGGTGCATCATATGGTGCTAACTGGGGAGGCAAAGGTTTCACTAATACTGGCGCAGACATGTTGCGTCAGGCAGGAGCAATCCTGAATAGTGGGAGTGCCATTGATAGTATGGGAACTACACTACAAAACATGGGGAATGCAATGACCAGAGGTCAATCACTGATTGCTTCTGGTATTGCTGGTGCAATGAATGCTTTGCCTGGTAAGATTGGTGGTTCAGTTGATACCAATGATGTTCTTGGTGGTATCGGCGGTGTAATTCTCAATCCTAATGCTGAACTATTGTTCTCTGGTTTTGATCTAAGAAACTTTGGATTAAGTTTCAAGATGGCACCTCGTTCCGAGACAGAAGCGAAAACAATTCGTGACATCTGCACCACATTTAAACGTGCATCACTACCTAACTTTGGTGCCTCTCCTGGTAATACTATTGCTAATTTATTTAAAAAGGAAGGAGGAACCGCAGAAGCAAATGATAACAGAAACTATATTGGTGTTCCCAACCTGTGTATTGTTGAATTCATGAAGGGAGGATCTCCACATCCATACTTAAGTCAATTCAAACCATGTGCAATTAAAGAAGTCAACATTACTTACACACCTGACGGTCAGTATACTACATATAGAGATGGTTCTCCAGTGGCAACTGGTCTACAACTCAGTTTCCTTGAGAGCAAACTTGTATACAGCAACGAAATCTCATACGGAGGAGCTTCTTACTGATGCCATACTTTAGATACCTACCAGACATTAAGTATGATACTAAACCTATCAGTTATCCTTTCTCGGAATCTGATTTTGTTGTGGCAAAGAACTTCTTTCGTAGGTTCAAACTATCAGATGAGTTCCAACAATATGCTGTGTTCTTTAGACAGTATCAAGTAGGAGACTTTGAAAAACCATGGCAAATTGCTAATCAATTCTATGGAAATCCAAACTATGATTGGATTATACTTTTGACAAATAATATTGTGAATCCATTGTTTGATTGGCCAATGGATTCATATACTTTTAGAAAGTATCTTGAAGGAAAGTATGATGATCCATATGGAACTATCAAACACTACGAAACCTATGAGCATAAAGATTCTGCTGGCGTGGTAGTGCAGCAGGCAGGTTTGATTGTAGATGAAGAGTTCTATAATGGTTCAACAAAATTTTATGACTCTGGAACAGGAACTGTGACATCAGTAAATGGGGTAACACTTTGCAAACCAGTGACTGTATTTGAATGGGAAGAGGCACAACAGGAAAAGTCCAGAGAGATCTTTGTCCTCAAACCTACCTACCTTGATGGATTCATCAGTCAGTTCAGACAAGCGAACAAATATAAAGATTCAACTGACTTCATCTCTACTAAATTGAAGAAGACTGGAGTCTGATCGAATTTTTTGCATAAAAAATGGCGGGAAAAATTTTCCCCGCCAATGAAATCAGTCTTCCAAATTTGAAATGATACGCTTACACTCTTTCAAGTTTTGCTTACAGAAAGCACGAACATAACTGTTAGTGTCTGTACTCATGGTGTAGTGAGCGTGAGTATGTATTACTTCAATCATCGCCAAGAACCCAACACACAGGGCTACGAAGTGGCATATAGGACTTGTGGCACAGCATGTCAGGTTCTTTTTGATGTTCATCAATCTTCAGCAGCAAGACGTGCGAAGTAAGACAGAGCATCGTCGTCCTCTACCACAGGTTCTGCTTGACGTGCAGGAGCAGCAGAGACAGGAGCAGGTTCATACTCCTCATCCTCGAAGGTAGGAGCAGCAGATGCCTTGGGTTTGCCGATGCCAAGAACACTGTTCAGGCGATCTTCCAGAGCATCATAGGACTTGAACTCAGAAGGAGCAGTGAATGCTTCCAGCGAATGCTGCTGTTGATAGATGGTCTCCAGTTCGTCATCATCAGCACTTAGTGCGGAGGGAGAATCAAACTCAGACGAATCGTAGTTCCAGTAACCAGCAACGGTCTTGATCTTCAGTTTGAAGTTAGCACCTTCCCAGAAGTCAAAGACGTTGACAGGAGTCTCGTCTTGGAACTCAGGTTGCATGGCAGCAAGAATCTTGTCGTGGATCTTCTTACCAAACTTGTAGAGGAAGATCTTACCTTCGTTCTCAGGATGCTTAGGATCCTTCACGACATAGACATTGCTGTAGTAGGAGAGTTTGCGCTTTTGCTTGCGAGCAATTTCTTTATCGGACTCAACACCACTGTTCCACAGACCATTGTTGTGGGCACAGACAGGGCACTTGTCACCCTGAGTGGTGAGGCAGTTATCAATCAACCACCCACCAGGACCTTGGAAGGCATGGGAGTAGACTTTTGCCCAGGGGAGAGACTCTCCTTCGGGTGCAGGCAGGAAACGGAGGACTGCATAACCGTTACCTGAAGCGTCAAGTTCTGGTTTCCACAGGCGTTCGTCGGCACCGCCTTCGGTGCTGGACTTAGTGAGTTCCTTCTGCAGGAAGTCAAAGTTTGCCTGAGACTTGCGCTTAAGATCTGCGAATGACAT